GATAAATCGACGTGACGGTTTTGCCGGGGCGGTGAATGATAATGTTGCCATTCACCACGATTACCCACTGGCCGTTGGTATCCAGTTGCAGTTTCTCGACGCTGATTTGATCGTTACCGAGGTGCGCTTTGACTTTGCGCTCCAGCATGATCGTCCAGCTTTTTTGTTCGGGGCGCCCCGCAGCTACGGGAGTTTTTGGTGCTGCGTCATCGTCGCGCCCGGAAACGTCTTCTACAAAAGTGCGGCTCATGATTGTTTTCCTTTCAATGCAGAGTTTTGAGGGATTGGCCGAAGTCCAAAACGTTTGTGAGTTCGTCAAACGTTAGGGAACCGTCCGATTTAAGTGTGCGGTACAAATCGTCTTCGACCAGCACGATCAGGTCTGCGCATTCCGCAAACCGACCAGAGATTTGCGAGTTTGCATGCAGCACGCGGCGGTCTTCGATTTGACCAGACACGGCTACAATCTTTTCGCGTTCTTCGGGCGCCAACACTGAAAGGGCAGGCACTCGATACACGTACACATAGGATTTCATAACTGCCCCTCCAATGTTTGCGTTAGGTCACTCGGACGGAATCAGATTGAGAGTTTTCAGATTCCGCTCGAAATCTGCCAGCATCATTTTGATGCCAGCCGGTTTGCTGTCTTTGCTTGGCATTTGCCCGCGCTCCAACATCGAAACGTTGGTTTGCGACAGGCCGATCAGTTCGCCCGCTTTCGCCTGACTCAAACCAGCTTTCACCCGAAGCTTTTTGAATTCGGGACCGAGTTTGCGTGCAGTGGCGAGAATTTCTTTGCGTTCGGCACTTTCGGGTTTCGACGCTTCCCGAATATGTTTGGGCGCTTGACGCGGACGGCGACGTTCTGGTTCATCTTCGTCGTCTTCATCGTCATCGGTTTGCGCAGCCTTCGCTTTGCCCGTGGTCGAAAAAGGTTTGCGTTCCTTTTCCTGTTCGTTCAAATAGTCGGCCAGCCGCGAAGCCGTCCAACCTTCCACGGCGCCGGTCGCAACCGCTTCGTTACCCGGATGGGAAGCGCTGAATTCGTAACCGCTGATTGGATCGCCAATCGACCACATGCAACGGAATTCGTGAATCGGTGCATCGCCGCGTGTCATCTTGCGCAGTTCGTCAAACACTTCGGTGACGTTTTGCGAATTGGCTGGACCGGTGTAAGCAGTCGGCGCCACAAGATTTGGGTAATCGCGCACAACCATACGCGATGCCCGCATGACCGCTTCGACGTGCTGAATCGAAACCGACCACTTGTTTGCAACGTCGATGATCGACTCACCGTTTTGCATTGCTGCCTGAATCGACAGCGCACGCAGCGCAGCAAACATTTCGGCGTTGTCCGCCATCGAACGGATTTCTTCTGGCGAAAGATCGCGAGTGTTTTCCATCACTTCATCCCCACGTTGAGTTTTGCGAAGCCGTAATTGCGTTGCAAGTCGGACAGTTCGCGGTACATTTCTTTGTAAACTTTTTGACGCCATTCTTCATAGTCGTCTTTTGGTTCTTCGGCTTCCAGTACCGAAACCATGTGGCACAGCGGCGTAACAAACTGGTTCATTACCCAGTCACGCGGATCGCCCACCCCGGCACGGCGCAGTGGCGCGTACATTTCGAAGCTGAAAGAAAGCAGGCCATCGGTGTTGCCAAACGTTCGGCGGATTCGCATGATCGAAGAAAACGTGCGAATGAGTCGCCCCATGTGTTGGCGGTGTTCGTCGGAAGTATCAACTGCCGGATGAATCTTGCGACGCACCCGGCGCACAAAACGTTGCACCACTTCCTCACGGAAAAATACCGAGGCTCCATCGCAACCATCCGAATCGTTGGGATTGTTGCGGAAGTCATCCCAAGTTTTCAGAATGGTTGGAACAAACATCTTCAACTCGATTTTATAAACTGGTGCAACGAGGTCCATAATTATTCCCTTGGGTGTTTGCGCTGGTCAACGCCAGACAGAAGACGATTGAAACGATTCTTTTCGATTTCGCGCAAACGGTCAGTCACCGTTTCTTCGAAAACGTCCATTGCATCCTTGACGTGTTCAAACACTTTGTCATAGGCGGCGGTCATCTTCGGATCGAAGCGACCAACACGCGGCGGCAGGAAAACAGGAATGTCCAGATCGTGAATGATCTTTGCCTGACTGTTCAGGTCAAGCTGCATCCAGTCACGACGAACTTTGTTTGGGTTGATGAAACTTGCTGCCAGAGCGTTGTAGTCGATTTGGGTGTTCATGATGCTTTTTCGCCTTCGTCAATTAATGTTTCTCCCCGTTATGGTAAGAGCCACAAGAATGCGCGACTGCTACTTTCCGTTTGCGCATTTTGCAGGGTGAAGCTTTTCGGTCAGCTTATATTGCCAACTCGAAATGATCGGCCACACGTCGGTTCAGGCCGATAAAACGGTGCTGCACTTCCGGATGGCCAATGTCGGTGCCGTGTAGCGCGACACTATCGTAAAGCCCACCGATTTGTTTGGCGATGTTTGCGTACTCGGATCGTTTCACCGGGAACCAATCGCCGTTGACTGCCTGCATGTAAACTTGTTCGGCACAACCGACCAGCGAAGCATTGACGCCGTTGCTGGAATACAGCATGGCGTAAAACTGTTCGGTTTCCGGCAGGTTGTCACCAACGTTCAGCGGAACCGTTGGGATGTTTACCGTGGTGATTGCGTAGCGGTTTTTCTCGGCCAGATGGGCCAGAGTGTTGAGGGAGTCCATGACTTTCTTGCTGGTGATGATTACATATTCCATGTTAGCTACGCTCGATTTTAACGGTGTTGTCTACAAAGATGTTTGGAGAGCCGACAAACAGTTTCGGCCCGAAGAAGTTTGCGAAATCCCAAAGCTGCATTTTCAGCGTTGGGTCATCCGGATTCAGAGTGGCCTTTTCCTTCTGGCGAGGCGTGCTGGCGTTGAACTCCACCATTTCAGCATTCGCCAATTTATCCCAGCACTCATTTCCGAAATCGGTCAGCACAAACAAAACGCGGTCGTTCAGGTTGACTTCAATGGCTTGCGGTGTGGTCACGGAATTGGTCATTGGTTGATTCCTTATTGCCGATTAATTGTGATGATACCTTTCGCTTCTAGGTCATCAAGTTCGTCCCGCAAAACATCGCGGATTCGTTCTTCCTGCTTGGAACGTTTGCGCAACTTTTTCAGTTCGTCGCGCTCGGCGTTTCGTTTGCGCATTACGCGGTCATGGACAACCATCGACAGAACCCAACCGAGGGAACTACCGGCCCCGCCTGCAATGGCGCTGTAGATCGTAAACATATGATCGCCGGTCCGCACAGCATTTGCGGCAACTGCACCGACGAGGGTAATGGTGCCGATTTCACAAACCGACATTCCAAACCCAAACAGCGCGGCCATGCGCTTGTGCCCAGCCTGAACGTTTTTGTTTTGATACCCACGCAAAAACGTTGTGGTGAACGTGGTGGCGAAAATGATTCCGTACCCACCAATCAGCCCGAATAAATCCGCTTTAGTCATAGTATCCCCGGCTGACATTGAAATGCGTTTCCATCAGGAACGCCTGCATGTAACGGTCCAAACGTTTTAGGGCTTCGTCCAGCGACAGCCATTTGCGTTTGCGCAGGTGTTCTTCTTCCCACACGGACGCATCAGTTTCATACGACGCGACAAACATTTCGACGTTTTGCACTTCGTCCTGTTTCACAAAACGATAGTCGCCCAAACGTTCACGCGGTGTACACAACACGCCCGCTTCTTCCCGAACTTCCTTTGCTGCCGACGCACGCGAACTCATGTTTGGTTCAACGCCGCCCTTTGGAAAGTTCCACTGCGCCCCCGGCTTAACTGCCTTGATTAAGAGATATTCAATCTCCTTTTGCTCGTTACGACGGAATACGATGCAGCCAGAGCAATTACGAATACGCATTTCTTCAATCCATTATTTGTTGAGGTACAGCGGTTTTACAGTGTTGCGATTTACATGCCGTAGAACGGGCGCTCTAAGGAGTCGGGATGCCAGACGGGCGGGTTGTGTTGTTTGCACTTGCCGGGAAAGCGCCAGTCTTCGACAACGTTTTCCACAATCGGGTAAAGCGTTGGGCCAAACTCCCACGACAGAGTTTTGCTGCCGTCTTCCTGAATCTCGGTGCGGTCACTGCCGCCCCAAACGGAAAGGTAGTCCAGCATAAACATTTGTTTGTCGAGGCCGGTGTTTTCTTCCAGCGACTTCGGAATGTTTACAAACAGACGGCCGGAACCTGCGGTGTGTTGCTGCATGAAATACTTAATCACGATTTGGTCCTCAATGAAGTTTGGAGTTGTCCACTTTGTTTACGAGGTACTGCGTCAGTTCGTCGGGTTTGTCGATACCCAGCGTTTCCGCAACCGACCTGAATTCTTCTTCCGTGACCAGAATGGCCCCGGCATCGCGCAGGTCTTGCAGAGTGCAAATAGCGAATTCGTCTTCGCTCAGCAGGTCGATCACCAACAGTTCGTGACGCTTGAACAGGAGATTGCGAACAGCCTGATAAACGTCTGGCGTGTTCAAATCCGGCAGCGTGCTTTTGTCGAAACAGAAACGGCCTTCGGTTTTGTACAGTTCTGCAAACGTTTCAACCACGGCGCTAATGCGCACCACTTGTTTGTCAGTAAAGGTCATTTTCGTATTCCCTCTAAACTTCCGTTAAGTCGTAAGCGTAAAAACGTGGGCACAGTCTCCCAACGTGTTCATTGTACCACAGTGGCACATGATGGCAACTGGCTACCCTTACGGCTTACTGGAGGTTTCCAGCGCCAAAAACGGAAATGCCCCACCGGAAACTAATCAGGCGGGGCATTCCATTGCGTTACTGCTCGGTCAAACTGTTTGCATCAAACTGGTAAAGCGGAGTCAGAAACTCGGTCACGGTATCCCGCCAAGCCTGCGACGTTGCTCCCAAACCAGAGGTCACGGTAAAACCATTTTGCTTCACGCGAAACCAAAGCGCCGCGCCCGAATTGTCCGGACTCGAAATCCGCGCTTCCGGGTGTTGCGTGCGTTCGTCCATTTTGCGTTGAACCAGAATGGCGTCTTTCGGAAATTTCTCGACAAGCAATGCGCACGCCTTGTCGCGAGCTTCCACCATATCGCAAATGTTCATGCGCTACCCCTTTGCAAACATTTCTGCCATGCGTTTGTTCATCTGTTCCTGAATGTGTTCCGGAGTGAACGACGCGGCGATTGTCGAATCAATCTGTTCTTGGAACGCTTCCAGTTTCGATGCAAACACTTTGTCGATAACCGGCGTGACCGATTCGATAATCAGTTCCTCGGTCGCCTGCTCGATTTGCGCGTTGATTAATCGTTTCAACAAGTCATGCAGCGGACTGTTGTGGAACGGATTAATCATGGAGCCACGTCGATTCCAACCGTCAGCGAATGCGGCAATCTGGTCAAGTTGTGCTTTCAACTTTTCCATGATCGCAACTTTCACAACGTCGTCGGAAATGTTTTTCTGCACAGCGGTTCCGATTTCCAACATCAGTTCCGGATTGGACTCAACGATGGCCCGCAACAACGCGGTATCGACTTTGAGGGAAAGGGGCCTCATTGGCCCGATTCCTTTTTCGCTGCATCACGCGATTCGAACCGCTTTTGCAGATCGGTAGCGGTATCGGCCAGTTTGGTGAAAAACTTTTCGACACCTTGCCACAACATCGCCAAGGCAACGCCCAGCCCGATGATGAACGCGGCGAAGTATTCCCACTTTTTGTTTTTGAACACCAGCGTGCGGCCGGAGTTCCACGAAAAGTAGACGCCGAATGCGACCCACGCCAACAGCAGCACAACCAGCATTTTGTAAATCATTCGAAGTCTTCCTCGCCGTCAACGTCTTCGCCGTCTTCGATCAGAATGTGCGGAATGAAACGCTCATTGCAGATGCCCAGTACCGGCGAATCGAATTCGCGAATGCACAGCGTTGCAGCCGTAGCATTGCGCATGGTGTTGTAGTTGGTGGCTTCATCCGGCACCATAAACATGCCGATGATGAAATTGTGGCGACCGTTTACCTTGAACGGTTCCGCGTACATTTGAAACACGCGGTCGTCGCCAGCGTATGCGCCATCGGTCGAAAACTCATGCGAACCATCCGCTTTGAAGATTTCGATGTTGTTGGACATACGGCCGATTTTCGGTTTGCCAACAAACGGCTCGCCTTTCTCGATGAAACGATCTTGCGACAGGTAGGTCGGCAGCAACGGAACTTCCGCGTAACGAAGTTTGAAATCTTCGTCGGTTTCAAACAAGTGGGTCACGAATGCCCAAATGCCTTTGTTGCTGATAAACCAGCGCCACGCCGGTTCCAAGAAGGTGACGTGACCCGCCCAGTCTTGCCACTTTTCCATCGCCTGCGGGCAGTGTTTGGAAAACGATTCGATGATTTCTTCCCACGGCACCAACGCAAACATTACCGCGAAGTGATCGTCGCCCGCGCAGAACGGATTGTGTTTATTGTTGTAGTCGAAGTCGATTTCGGTGGTATCGACGTAACGGATTTCGTTTCCGCATTCGTCACCGATAACCTGCGCCAGAACTTCACAGGTCGCCACGTCTTCAAACGAATTGTTGTCGCAGATGATGCCGACCTTGCCCGGCACTTCGCCCATGTTTTCGAAAAGCGAAGTCAGCAGCGGGTAGAAGCTGTTCAACTGCATTTCGCCGTCGCCGGTAATGCGTTCGCAGATTTGATTCTGCAACAGCGCCGATTCGAAAAGCATGGTCGGCGTGTCGCCGTTGAATTCGTAAATGCCTTCGACCTTATCGGTTTCCGGATTGAACACGGCGTCGAAACGGCCGTAGATGGACTGGCGCGCCGAACCGGAATCGTGATAGGTAAACTTCGCGTAGTCGATGAAACTCGGATGTTTGCGCAGGAAGTTGCAGCCCATGTATTCCAGCACGGTCGCATTGCCGCGAGCAAACAGTTTGCCCAGCGCTTCAACCAGCATGGCATACGACAGTTCGAAAACGGTTTCGATTTCAGCGCACGCACTGATACCCAGTTCGTAAACCGGCATGTTTTCGGAGTGGGCCAGCGGGAACGCGAAATAGTCTTTCACGTCTTGTTGGAAATCGGCGTCAGCAGCCGCTTGACCGTTTTTCGGTTCGTGGCGATACAGCGCTTGGGTGTATGGCAGTTCCGCCATCATGGTTTCATTCAGGCTGAAACCGATATTGTGGTATTCACAACGCATTAGGAAATTCCTTGTAAACGAAAAAGGTTAACCGCCGAAACCGGAGCCGCCGTGCGAACTGGCGCGGGCGCTAGAACCTCCGCTCATGATACCGGAAGCGCGAGACTGAATTGCCGAACGCGCAGCGGGCGGTGCGCTCGAAGGCGAAGAACGCCATTGCGAAACGCGGGTGTTTACGTTTTGACGATATTGCGGACTGGAACGCACAGCACTACGGTTGTTGTTCAACAGCGCCGCGTTGTAAGCGCTGCCCGCGTAGTTGCGTTTCTTGCGGCGTTCGTCTTCGTCGTAATGTTGCGTGGACAGTGGCCGGTTTGCTTGTTGGTATTGCTGATAGCCGCCCGAACTGTTCATTGCTTTTGCCAGCAGATACCCGCCCGCCATACCGGCAGCCGCTGCGCCAACCATCGGCCAAACGGAATCGTTGTTTTTGCCGTTGGCTTCTTCGCGCACGACGTGCAAAACCTTGTTGCCGTTTTCGTCATACGAGAAGTAAACGTCTTTGACGGTCGGGTCTTTCGATTGCAGTTCTTTCAGTGTGTCGGCCAAATCTTTTTCGTCAGCAGCCAACTGTTCGCGGGTTTGGGAACCCGCAGTGTCGTCCACATACGCTTTTTCTTCTTCGGCACTCGGCGAACCGTCATCACAACCTACCAGTGCGGTCGCGGCCAGTGCTGCCAACACAATAAGTTTTTTGCTCATTTATTACTGATCCTTGATTGAAGTTTGCAAATGTAAACGCACAGCGTCCGTCGCCCATTCGCCAAGCATTGGGTGCGCTACACACGGGCCGAATCCGTTAGCGTCTTCCGGTTTATGGAAAGACATTACTTGCCCGACAATGTAGCGAATGCTGGCTTCAAGGCCGACAGGTTTGGTCGGTGGATTGGTGACACCTTCGTTCCGAACGTAACCCATTCGCTCGAAGCGAGAATACATTTCATCCAAATCAACTTTTGCACCGATGCGGTCGCCAGCCGAAATGTACCGCGCAAGCCAGCGGCCCATATCCAGATGATCGAAATCCATCCGGAAGTCTTTGAGCACGGCTTGCATTTCGGTATCGGCTTCCGCTTCCTGTAACGCTTTACGCTCTTGAGCCGCTGCGTATTCGGGAGTTTTTTCGTATGCCTCCCGTTTCTCACGCTGAACGCGCTCTACTGTAGCTTTACAGTTTTCTTTATCGTCACCGGGCAGCGCCGGGAACAGCGTGCCATTCATGCACACGTACAGAATGGTTTCGCTGAAATCGAAAGCGGGTGCGAAGTCTTGCAGGAACCGAGCAAATTCGGCCAGCCCTTCCACGCCAACCGAAATCAGGCCAAGGTCCGACCATTCGAATACGACCGACCCATCGTTTCGAAATTGCGGATTGTACACACGGGAGCGGCCGAAATCGTTTTCAAAACTTTTCAGGTTGAACGCATGCCATGCGCCCACGACGTGGCACTGTTGTTTGGTAGGAACGTAACCAACTTCGGTCGATTGCGATGCAGCTTTGATTGCGTTGCTCATATCAAATCCCCTATTTGCAATTCAGCAGCTTCTGTGTGGGAGAACCCGAGAAATGTTTTGCGCCAATGCCCAAGTGGTCCGACGAAACCGGCGTCTTCTTGCCAATCGCAACGCGCACCGACAACCATACCGCGCAACAGCGGAATGTCCCAAGTGCGTTTTACCTCTACGTCGATTACCGCTTCGTTTGGATCGCCGTACAGGAAAGTAACATAACGCACAGTGACTTCGACCGTACCATTCTGAGACAACGTGCGCGGCGGGATTGCAGACAACACGATGTAGATCGAACCGTATTTGATTTTGAGTTCGTCGGCGTGGTCCAAAACAATGCGTTGCAACGTCGGATAGTCGAGATTGGTCAGCAGCACTGAATCAAGGCGCTTATACATTTCCTCGTATAGACAAACTTGGGAAATGCGCTGGTTCTGGAAAAACTTTCGAAGCCACTTCACGGCGCAATTACCGGGCCGTTTATGATTTCTTCGATGCTTTTCTCACGCAACGAACGTCTAGGCATCAGTCGCCAAAACACGAGGTTGTCGTGCATAGCTGCCCAGCTTTTCTCAAGGCCGGTACACAGTGTTTCGTAAAACTGCGAATCGGTCCCGAAGAAACACTCGTTGCCTTCGTCGAGGCAGATGTTGAAAGTGTTTTCCTCGCCGGGGTAAACGATTTCTTCCAGCAGCGGGTGGCCCGCAAACGCCCACTGTTCCATGCACGCGATGAATTGCTGTTCTTTGCTTTTGCGCACCAGATACAGCATTTCGATTTCAGCGCTGGGGTCGCCGCCTGCCGGGTACACCAGTTTGCCTGCGCGCAGTTTCAGACGACCAAAAACCTTTTGCGAATCGTCGGCGCAGAAACGCAGGATGGCCTTTGGTGCAGCGCCGAAGTCGAAAACATCAGACTTCATTTGTTCCAACTGCACCATGGAAAGCAGCGGGCGCGCATACGGAGATTCTGCGCATTCATCGTCACGAACGCGGATAGCACCGGGAATAACGAGTTTCATTGCATGTGTTCCTTATCCATAGCGCGAATTTTACGATTGATGATTTCGCCTTCGACCAGAAAGCGTGTCGGCACCGCCAAAAAGATTGCGAGCAAACAGCCCGCAGTCATCAGTTTGGCAAACCACTGGTGCGACCATGCCGGGAAACCTCCCCAGCCCATGAAAGACATAAACGCCCAAAGCACCACCGGCCAAACGAAAGCGATTGACGCAACGGCGAACCACGCAACGATTCGAATTTGCTGATCGGTAAACTTAGCCATTGAAGATTACCCGCTCAATGGTCGCGGTGAATGGGAAGCTGTTTGGTCTATCCGGCATTTCAGCACGGGCAATCTCCACCAGCGAAACTTTATTTTCTTGCGAAACGGTAAACCAGTCAGCATGGCTAAACAAGAAGAACCCTTCGGGACGCTTTGCTTCCGGGCGCAGTGGGCGCACCATTGCCAGAAACTGAGTCGGTTCGAGAATGTTGCGCAGACCAAACTTTGTTGGCGCGGTCGTATCGCGGGGCCGCATGACAAACACTTTAAACAGGCGGAAGCCCCATTTGAAAACGTCGCCGTGCTGTGCGTCTGCCGGGATGAATTCGTGAACGTCTGAGCCGAGTTCGCCTTTGATTTCCTTGCCGGAATCTTTGACCATCTGCACAGCTTTTTCGTAATCGGCAACGAAGCCCGGATACATGCCGCCGACGTAGCCAACCGTGTCGATATCTTCGCGTAGTTGGTTTTTCACCACGCGATCAAGGTTCCGTCTGACCAGATGTTCAACCATTTCCGCACCGGCTTCGGTGTAGTAGGCCGATTCGATATCGCCGCCTTCAACATAGCGGGTCATCAAGTGAACGTCGGCATTGCCGTGCAGATCGAAACCAAAATAACGCACGATTCCGAAATCGCCTTCCTCGCCATCGACCACCACGAAGTCGTCGAGGTTGGCTTCGAGACTGTTTGCCCATTTTGCGATAATATCATTCAGGGCGCTATCGAGTTCCAAATGGATGTGTTGCATTTTCTTTCCTTAGTGTGAGTGCGCTTTGCGGAGTGCGCGTTTGCTAATGAATTTGTCGTGAACGTAAATCGAGGCCACCATGCCCAGCGCTGCCGACGTACCGGAAACGAATGCGTACCAGTAGTCGCCTTGGATGATGATTTTGGCGTTGAGGCCGACCAGCAAAACATCAAACACGTTCATTGCATACGAAGTAATGCCCGTGCTCCAATACATGGAGTGTATAACGTTTTTGTGTTGAATGCCTTTGAGGAAGATCGAGACGAACGTGGTGCAAAACGCGATCAGGTACAGGGTCATTCTTTTGCAGCCAGTTGGTCAATGTCGATACCGATAGCGGCGAGTGCGGTTTTCATTTCTTCAAACATCTGCTTACGGCCGCGCACTTCGCGTTTATCGACAACGAAATCGTGATTGGTCGGAACCGGAATCACCGGAGGCAACTTGAGCTTTACATTTTTGCCCGAGCCTTCGGGTTTGAGCTTGACCATGGCCGAATAAACTTTGTCGGCCAGAACGCGACGGTTGATCGGCGTATCGTTGTAGTCGCCGAAATCTTCAACCGCTTGCGCACCGGCATCTTTCATTTCGCTGGTGATTTGCCATTTGTACGGTTGGTTGTAAATAGTTTGCAGCATGGTTTCGCTTTGGTCAGCGAATTGGGTCAGCATGCTATGGATGGTGTGAGCCTTTTCCATAAAGTCGCCGCTGATAACTTTCAGCATTGCTTCCGCTTTGGTTTCGACCGCCTTTTCGAAATTGTGCCAGTCGCCGCGCTGCATGCGTTCGGCCAACATACGGCCACTGAATTCGGAAATCATCGCTTCGAATTCGGCGTGGATTACCTGAATGCCGTTGATGGTAATACTGACTTTCATTTCCTGATTGTTGAAGCCGGGCGTCTTGCACAGTTGGTCAAACAGATCGGTCGGAACGTAACCGAGAAGAATGTGCGAGAACCAATCACCGCGACCGCCATCAGGGTGGCGCGTGTCTTTAAATTTCAACGTTTCGTAAGCTGGGTGTGGGGTTTCGCCGTCTTGGACACTGCGCTCGACGAAGTTTTTGTTTTCTGCCATTTGAATCACTCCATTGAAAAGGCCGCTGGTTCTCCCAAACACAACGGCCATCGGGTTTAAAGTTTAAACGTTGGGTCTGTAGTTCAACGTGTTGCTAACTTTTGCATAGCGGCGCCGACTGCTCGTTGGCAATCTTCTTTACGCCAGTGCCAGCGTGAGAGATTGCGCGGCAACGGACTCCCCGTCACTTCGTCAATCTCAAACGTTCCATCATCGTGAATTTTCAACTTCCGTTTTACTGTTCCACTCTTTGCCTCAGTGTTGACGTGGCAAACGATGTGGCTCCCCGATTCCGAGCGCACGACCGTACTCGAACAAAGAATTTGTCGAGGTTGGCCCGCAAGGAAAACAGTTTGTCCTGCTTTTGGAAGTTCCATGTAACGCTCCAGTGTTGACGCTTTCTACACGTCGTCGTGATGTGTGAACGACACTTCGATTTCGATTGCTACAGCGGCCACTTCATAATCGTCATCATCACGCATAGTTGTGAATGAAACCTTTGAATCGCGTTTGACGATTGTAATGTCGCCTTCTTCTTTTTCGAACGCGTCGATTTCGTTTTGTAGTGCTTGGCTTGCGTCTTCAATGAGGCCGGAGAGGCCGATGGACATTGCGTTTTTGATTGGTTTCTGGTCGTGTGTACCTCCTAGAAACATGAACGTGCAGGGTTCGATGTTTGTGTAGTTTGAAAAGGTTTTCTTGTAGACCGGTAGTGCGCGATCAACGTATGCCATAATGTCTCACTTGCAAATGTCGTCAGAATTCATCAAACGACCTGCGGTGTATTCCAGTTTTATGATTTGCCCGACAGAAACGTTTGGACATTTGCCGGAAGCCTGAAACCACGGTGCGCGGAAACGGGCCGTGCCTTTTGAATCGGCAAGTTCGAACGTAATTAGCGTGTGCCAAGTCGAACGCGTTACGTTCACGACGCGATAGTCTGTCCCAGCGGCAGAATACTCGGCTGACTGTACTTCCGGCGTTTCAAGCTTTTCCAGCCGACCGTCCATTGACGCAACCGTGCAAAACAATACAAACTGGCTGAACGCAAACAAAATGGCCATGATTTTCGTGGACGTTGACATATTCGTTTCCTTACGGACAAAGGGAATCAGGTTCTTCAATCTTTTCGTAATAGCCAGTCGGGAAACTATCCGCGTACCGGCGCGCCACGAAATGCGCTTTGACCAACGAGCCAATCGGCAACAAGTCGATGGTCTGGCAAGGTTTTTCAAAATCGGCCCAAAGGTCAGGCTTGCCTCGACGTGCATAACCGGTTGGTGCGCGTTCCTTTTCTCCGGGCTTTACCAATAGCACCATTACGCTGCCGTTATTCGGGTTATTGATGATTTTGCGAACTTCGTATTCGCGTATTTCATCGACAACTACTTTGCCTTTCCAGTTTTTGCGGTGCCAGTCCTCGTAAAAGGTGTAGGCGATGCAGCCCAGTCCGACCACGGCAACAATCAAAACGAGGTGCCACGCCTTTATTTCTGATTCGGGGCGAAGTCCCAACCGTTCGTTTCGTTCTTCTTCGCGTGCCATCTTCGCTGTATGATTTAGGAAGTTGGTGAGCGCCAGCATAGCGACCACCAACATCATCAGCAAAAAGAAACTTGCCGATCCGTCATTCATGCAGGCGCTTCCGTTTTCGCAACGGCGCCCGACACAACGCGGCTAATACCGACACGAACAAACCCCGGCGTCTTTTTGATTTGCGCCAAGCAGTCGGCGTAGGTGCTGCCTTCCGCTTCCAGTTGTTTGCGGCCACCCTTTTTCAAAAACACTTCAAACGATACTTTCATGGTAACGCCCCTTTGGTTAAATCTTTTTGAATTTGTCGAACAGGTTGCCGAGGGTCGCTTCAAACACGTACAGCGTCTCGGTTTCGATTTCCAGAACGGTTGCAGTGACCACACTGACTTTGGTATCGCGCAGGAAGCCTTCGAGGTTTTCCTGATCCATGGTTACAGAACGCAGGATGCAGTCACCGACGTGCGCAAACAGTTTGAAGTTTTCGAGGTCCAAGCTTTCGTCGGCCAACGGGATTGGCGACAGCGGCGTCATTTCCATTTCGCCAAACATCGCTTCACCGTTGAATGTTTTGCGTTTCGCGATTGCACTGACCACAGTGTCGGTCGTGCGTGCCCGTGGCAACAGTTTGCAGAATTCGTTGTCCGGAATCTCGATTACTTCCGTACCGCCACCGATGGTCAGCATGTGCGACAGTCCACCAAAGCGAACGGTCGAAGCTGGGCTGATATAGTCCATGTGCAAATTCGGCGGCAAAGTCATCGTGTGATCTTTGTTGATCGAATACGCGGTGCCAACCACGTCACAGGTAACGAAACCGTTGTGGTGCAACTGGCGATCTTCGAAATGCTGTTTGGTCAATTGCACGGCCGCTTGCAGGATTTCGTTTGCGTGGGTCCGGCGATGTTTGTGCAGGAAACCCATCGGCCCAACGATTTCGGCCAGCGTCGATTCAACCGTTACTGCGTCGGCAATGCCGTGTGTGAAGCGGTAGGTATCCATCAAATCGGAATCCGCTTTGCCACGGCTGGCGATTTCCAAAGTTTCCGATTCGCCGTAGCAGGTATGCTCGCCCCATTTGCTCAGGTCAACGAAACCGGCGCCGATACAGGTGGCGACATTGAAGCTATGGTTTTCGTCCATCAGCAGGTTTTGCTGAACACCTTCAAACATATCTTTGTGAATGAGGGTGTTCGGAAAGATGATTGGCAAGTGCTGAACGAATTTATCGCTTTCCGGATCGGCTTTGGAGTCTGAAACTTCAACCACAATATATTTCATCGACATTTACTTCGTTCCTTCTGTAAGTTTTTTGATTGCGTCGATACGCGACTTCGGCATGAGCATACTGACTTCACGACCATTGTTTTCCGGATTGTTTGGGTCTTCGATAACCCGCACCGGAACGTGAACCATGACTGTAGCATCGACAACGGCACACGCCTTGCAACTCAGGCTGCCACTAGGCACGCCATACCAGTCGGGGAATTGCGTACCGTTTGCAAAGTTTCCAATGCGGTCGAGTTCATCGTCACGCCGCGCTTGTGCAGTAACAACGTGAATTTTTTGGAACTGGCGATTTATGCTCCGAATGGAACGCATCAGCGGCCCGGAACGTTTTGCCTTTTTTCGGTTGTGGTGCCATCCCAGCAAACCTACCGACAGCGCATCAAGTGGACTACCGATGAATCCACCCGCAGCGGGCCGCACGATTTTGCCATTCAGAAACAGGTGCAGAGTTTCCCGCACGCCTTCCCGCCACGTATCGCAAACAAAGAACTTGCCTTTGCGTTTACAAGTAATCAGGCGCACGGCGCAGCCTTTCCCATCCCAAACAGTCTGACCGGCGCGGGGCTGTTTACGCATCTTGCTTCTCCGAATACTTTTGCGCTTTCATGAATTCGTGATGGTGGATATTCAGCGTCAGCACCAGTGCTTCAATTGGCCCACCTTCCAGCGAACTGCCCAGCGCACGGATTTCGCCAACTGGACAAATGTTTATGCAGGCAGCCCGGAAAGTTCGCAGACGGTGGAAGGCAGCGCGCAGGTTTTCCGCATACGTCAGCGCCATCAGTTCGGGTTCGCCTTTGATTGCCAGCACGACGAAAACGTTTTGCTGGTATTCTTCTTTGGCCGGACCGATACCATTCGCCAGAACCAAATCCTGATAGCGGTAGGCAATCGGGTAATACTTGTCGAATTCCAAAGCGTAGGCCACGGAAAACGCCGGGGTTTCCTGCAAGCTGATTGGGCGCATGCGTTTGTTTGCACGCGGGGCCAGCAGGCGCTGTTCGAATTTCAGTTTGCCTTCGACCGTGTTTTCCAAATGGGTCAAGTCGAAAACATCCGGCAGTGGGATTACGTCGCCTTCTTTGCGGGCGTCGTGCATATTGATTTGCGCGGCGAAATTGCCCAGCACGGCGCGGTCGTCTTCCAATGCACGCAATACCGGCGTAGTTTCCGCTTGAATGCGGGCACGCAAAGTCTGCACACTGTGCGTCATGCGATAAGCCGTATCTTGCACAATGGAGTAGGCCAGCGCGAAACCAGCGTAGGCCGCTTCGCGAATGGTTGGGTCTTCGAAATTGATTTCACCCGGCTCACCGAAAACGTGACCTTTCGGAATCTGCATTTCGTCGGCGTAGACGTGCTCGAAAAACTGGCGTGCGGTCGGTTTGCTCATTTCAGAATACCTGTCCATTCAAGACAATCGGTTTGGTTGCACAGCGCTTTCTGTAGAATCGAAAGGTGTACGTTTGCTTCGTCGAAGTAGTCCTGATCCGCTGGCCGTGGCGAACGTTCTGGAAACTCGACAACTTCTTCAAGCAATGCGCCGACGTGTTTCATGATTCGGCGGTACAGTTCACTTTGTTTGAAGGTGTTGAAATCGCTAACGGTCATGCTGCGCAAGTTGCACACGACTTCGTATTCGTCCGGCGAAAACAGGCCGTGGTTCAGGGCGTGCATTGCCACTTGCAACTTTTTGTCTTTGGCAATCGCCGCTGCCATCTGCGCGAAACGGACAATGTACTGCACGTCTTTTGACGAAACATTTTCCGGTGAATCAAACGCACCGCTTTTCATGTAGACGCGTTTCGCGTGGCCGACAGTGGAATCGAAAAGAACGCGTTGCGAGTAGTAGTGATCGACCACTGCACGCAAAGTCGAATAGGCCAGCGCGTCTTGCGCATACTGCAACGGGCTGTAAACCATTTCGTAAATGCCCAGCTTGGAATTGCAAGCCAGTGCAAACGTGCGGCGAACATCGTGCCCACGGAAATCGACACCGCCGCGCTTTACGTGAATGCCGGTCGAAGTATCTTGCAGCGCTTTACGCCACGGCAATTGGTGATACATGAAAGCAATGTCGTGATCGCTTTCTTTGGTGGCGAGGCCCCAAGCGCGAGAACTGCATTCCGAAACAATGAGCATGCGCACACCGAATTCGGCTTCAACTTCACCAACCAGTTTTTGTAATGTTTGCTGATCCATCACCGTTCCTTAACATCTTCGGTCAGGTACAATTCGATTTCGTCCAACGACCTGCGCACTTCATTGCGAGAGCCGTGGGAAAGGGCCGTGCGCGCTTCTTCCAGCAAAGGCAGAACGCGGGCGCACACAACTTTCTGTATTTGAGGTGCCATCTGTTTGGCACCACTGTGTACGCCGTAACGACCGGCCGCGTAACACGATGCCACCAAAATAGCCAAACCGACAATTTGGAAAAAGTCCATTTGGTTAATCCTCGATTGGGGCGATGGTATTGCGGATGCGGCACAGCTTGTTGCGGGCGTCTTTGACCTTGCCGGAATACAGCAGGTCGATTGCCGATTTCAGTTCCGGAAGAATCAACGCACGCTCAAACCGCAACGTGGAAAGTTCTTTCATATCGGCAGCGTCGCGGGCACGGGTACGCATGATAAAGAAGTGCAGCGACAAAACCAGTACAAGGAAAATGGCAATAAGGGTCCAGATAACGGTGGAGTTGTTCAGCAGGAAAGAAAGGATCATTTGTTTATACCTCGAAGTCGTGACGTTTGTTTAGGTCGTCTTTGAGTTGGCGTGCATGCTCAAGGGCGTGCATTGGTTTGCCTTGCTCCAAAGACTCAATGATTTTGTCGAGCGGAGGATTGAATCCATCACGCAACAGTTTGATTAGGCCGCGTTTGAATTCCAGTTTGTCGAAGCTGCCTCCAGCCATTACTTTGTAAACACAGTAGACGATGAACATGCCCAGCAAGAATTCGTAACCGTTCATTCGTGATTGTACCTTTCGTATTTCTTGGCAAACTCTGCGTTCGTCATGCTTGCGAATTCCCGTGCAATTTGACGTTCGATAGAGGTGGCGATTAGTTTGCGCTGCGCTGGTTCCGAAACCGAAACGATTGCTTCCTGCACGACCCGGCGCACGATTGCACCGAGCCTTATTCTGTTTGGAGATTCGCGCATGCTATCAACCCGTGTGGAAAATGTAGGTACGGAAACAGAGGTACGCGCCAACCTTACCGGGCTTGCAATCGACCCACATGAAATTGTGGCGGTCGCCGCATTCCCGTGAATTGTTTTTCTTGAGGAAATCCTGAATGCGTTTTTCGATTGCCTTGTTGCCCTTCTGTACAACTGGCGCCAGATCGCGGGACAGGTCTGCAACTTGCCGAGGCACCGGCCCGCCGTGCAAATCTTTGTCCGGACCGCTGATCCGATACGATTGGTTGAAACACTTGTACGCCTTTTGCGGGAACTTCAAGATTTGCGCGGTCATTGTGAAATCCCCTCAACCTTCGGAATGTCGATAAACAGTTTGGCGCCCCGCTCCAGCGGAATGATTTTGTACGGCCACGTTCCGGCCGATTGACAGTTGAAACCTTCCACGCCTTTTTCGTCGGTCAGGAAACAGTAGTGTGCGCTAATGGTGTACGACTGTTCGATTTCGTCGTCTGCGCGAATGTGATGCACCAGTACCCACGGGTAGGTTTCTTCCTCGGGCATTTCGAAAACAACTGCATGCGTTACGTTGCGGCCATGCGCTGCCGGTTTACCCACAACGTAATTGGCGAAAGCGATATCGCGGAGCACCATCGACAGTGGCGCCATAAACAGCGGATGTTTCTCAGAGCCAAAACATTTCATCTTTGCCATTTCAATTCTCCTTAACGTATCCGGATGCCCAAACCATTTCCGGCATTTCCATAACGGGTGGAATACAAGCCTCAGCCCCGCGCTCTTTCAACGTTTGACGGTAAGTGTCGTCGCCGGTGAACACGAAACCCAATTCCAGATAGAGCACGATTGCTTCGTGATTGTCGGGCGCAACAATCAAACGAAACTCACGGTTCTGACATTCCGCTTTGATGTGCAGCAACAGTTGGCGCATGAACCCACGGCGCCGAAACTTTTCAACTGTTGACACGTCCTCAAGCGAATAGAACTGGCCTTCGTCGCGAACTTCCGCGTGCGATGCCCACTTGCCGTCTGCAAACAAAACGTAGGCAGTGGAACACTCGCCGTCAAACTGTTTGATTTGCGACTTGATCTTGGTTTCAGTCACGTTCCAAACGTTCCATTGCGCGCTTGTAAAGTTTGTGTGCGATGATCGGATCGGTAAACAGCCAGTCCCACTCGACTGCCGAATACGACGACGCCATAAACACCGCGTCCTTTCTCGGAATGAAACCAAACAACGCACCGGTCAAAACCATTTGTTTGAGCAGCCACTGCATTTTCGAATGGTCTTCGGTGTAACGCGCATACGGTTCTTCGTTTCGCATGTTGCGCACGCGACGGCAGTGAATGCGGAAACCGAAACCGCGAAACAGTTCTGACTCCAAAAGCTGGCGCCGGAAAACATCTTCGCCGTACAGGTATTCGTTTGGCTTGGCGCTGCACGACGGATACCCACGACGGCGACCGATAGTTGATGCAACCATTGCGTAGGCCATGACCTTCAAAGTCGCATCCAACATTTGCGGCGTCATCACGCTGGCCTGATCGCGTGCCGTCCAATCGAATGCGTATTCGCAATTCTCGAAACGGTCCGTATCGAAGTTGACCATTTGCTGGCCGAGCATTTCACCGACCAGCAACAAAATCATTTCGGCAATCTTTGGCGGGGCAGCGGTCAGGCCATCCGCGCTTTTCATCAGGTCGAAAAGTTCGACCACACGCGGGCTTACCGGCACCTCGGGCTTTTTCAGGATTTCGGCAAACTGTTCGGGCGTCAGGTTGGCGTAATCGGTATCGGTGCGCATTTCTTCAATGATTCTGAAAACGGCACCGGCAACGGATTGTGCTTCCTGCGACGGCAAACGAACACCGCGTTTCGGTTGAACTGGCTCATGCAACTTTTTCATTACGATTTCTCCACGCCAGCGCCTGCAAACACATAGGCCATTTCGTTTCTGGTTAGGATTGGCAGAAACGCGTCATACAGTCCAAGCATCCAACTTGCAAACTTTTTGTCGGTCAGGTTGTCCGAGTTTGCGGAACCTTTGTGGGTGGAGTGCAGTACCCAGCGCAAATGTTTTACAGCGTGTTCCCGTGCTTCGCCATCTTTCGGCAACAGGAAACCGAAAGGCAGCGCTTCGCTTGGGACAATAGCGGACACGGCAGGCGGTTGCTGTTTGCCACTGTTTGCCATTTCCAGCGCTTCGGCTTCGGTAATCCCCAAACTGATTCGGGCGTTTTCCTGTTCGCGGGTCAGTTTAAACACTGGGCCTTCCGCGTCTACCCGCTTTTTCAGTTCTTGCACAACAGGCGCAAACAAACCGAGCGTCAAGTAAACCTGCGCGACGTACTGCGCGTCACCGCTGATAGAAAGTTTGCGGGTGTCTACCGTCTCAACACTTTTGCCGAGGGTTTCCAGTTGGGTCAGTTCGTAACCTTCGATTTTCAAAGTCATGCTTGCGGTTCCTTTTGCTCAGGGATATAGGGTTTGACGTGCCAAACAAAAACGCCGCCCCAGTAAAACATATCGTTGCTGCAATTGTCCGGAACACATTCGAGCCATTGCACAAACTCGCGCCACATATGCCGTGGCAGGTTCCGCCATTTGATTTCGCTAAACGCTTCGTGTTTCCACATTGCGTAGATGAACAACAGGTGCCAGCTAATAACGGCGGCGGTAGCGTGGAGAATCGGCCAGATGATCGAACGCCAAAACAATGCAACCAAAATCAACAACAGCACCAGTGCTTCATTCATTTTTCGGATTCCTTATCAACGCCTAAATGTTTGAACGATTCTTCGGGCAGGTCGAAGTCATCGTCTTCGTCTTCATCACAAATATTGTCGGTGACTTTTTCACGCGGCTGCTTTTCCCGAAACGCTTGGGCACGCAATGTCCAATCGAACGGGCTGCGCCAAATGTAGTGCGCGTGGGTAACGGTCGTGCTGTTGTATCCATCGGCCATGAAACCAAACCAGCGCGACAAAATCACAGTCGGCAAACGATGCCAGTGCAGTTGCCCCAAACGTTTGTGTTTGTACGCGGCGTAAATGCTAACGCCGATTACCGACAACGCGCAGACCAAACTCCAGAAGATTGCCCAGCAGGTAATCACCACGGGTTTGACCAAATGTTTGTACAGCAGGAATCCGGCAACAACCATCACCAGAAACGCCTTTGCTTTACCCATGCCGGATTCCGTAGACATTTCAACTGTCCAAGTCATTGACGGAAGCCAAGCAAACAAAAGTTGGAAAAGCTTTTCGAAAAAGTCGTGCATGATGCGTACCTCAGAGAATGGGGCGACCGAAGCCGCCCCGAAAATGTTTGCAGTTATGCGTCTTCGTATTCAGCGCGTTCTTCGTCGGTCATGGCATCCCACGGGCCGACGTAGCCGATTTCTTTTTCCATCGCTTCCATGTTTGGATTGCGGCGTTCTTCCTCGGTCAAATCTTTCAGGCCGACGTGGCGCCACGAATTGGTTTTGTCAGTTTGCAGGAATGCGAAATACTTGTCGCTAACGTCCATCATCATGACGCCGTATTCCGACAAACAATCCGACAATTCATCATACAAGCGGGAACGGATACCAGTCTGGCAAAGTTCACGCACCATGCTTTTACGCATTTGCCAGCGGGTCAAATTGTTGCGTTTGCCGATAACCGCAATCATCAACGCGGCGTACTCAATCACTTCGTCCGGTTTGACCTGCATGCGCGGGCCGGAACGGGAAATTGGGCGGACAGTCACGCCAGTTTTCTTGCGACCCCGTTTCGGCTTTTCGCCAATGTCGATTTTGGCGAGTATGGTTTCGACGGTTGGTTGAACGTTTTCAGTAGTCATTACAGTAGTTCCCATTAAGGTTTTAAGTTTTCGTGTGGCTGGGAGTAGCCAAGGTGTTTGCAGCGTGGGTCGGTTTTCAGTTCCGACAAACTTTTGTATTGCGTGCGCTAATGAGCGGCTTTGGTTGGGCGCCCGAAGACGCCCGGTGTTGCGGTGTTACGATTTGTTTGCTGCCAACAGTTGGTCACTGTATGCGCGCAGCACTCGCTTTTCTTCTTCCGAAAGGTTGTCAATGATATTGTCGATATCGTCTTCGCCTAGACCGATGTTGCGGGTCAGTGCGCTAACAATTCCGGCCAGCTTGCTTTTGTGTCGCACGGCCTCGCCTTCGATTGCGGCAAGAACTCCACCGAGCAAACAAACTTGCAGTTTTGCGGGTAGCTCATTGAACTGCATATTCTGCATTCCTTTCTTTCAGCAAACGTTCATAGATTGCACGGTCGTACTGGCGGACCTGAACAATTTGCGGGTAGTAGTTTTTGTGTCCTTCGCGCAACCACGAACGATCACGACCGTGGTGATAGGTGCGAACCCATTCCTGCACAAAGGCATTGTCTTTGTTGCGGTATTGCAGAACGACCAAATGTTTGGCTTCGGTCAACGACCGGGCACGAACGTCCACCACTAAAAAGCGGCAGGCATTTTCATCCTTGAAATGGACGGATATCTCGAAAGTGAAGCGGTCCAAAAGTTGCGAAGCTTCCGAGTATTCCTGTTTCGGTTTACGTGCCATTCTATGTGTCCCCAAACTTCCAGTAAGTCGTAAGTGTTGGCCGCAGAGCACAGTCTCTCCACAGCATGGACATTATCCCACAAACGGCAGTAGGCCGAAAGCCCTAAGACTTACGACCTACTGGATGTTTCCACCGTCCGATTTTAGGAATTGGCGCGCTTCGGCAAATCAGTTACGACCAGATACAGATGGTTGTCGTCGGCTGGACATTGGGATTCGCACGCGACCAGCACGCGGTACAGGCCGGTCTTTTCGGAATCCTTGGATTCGTAGTGATGCGCAAACATTTCAGACAGCGACGATTCCAGATTGGTTTCCATCGGCGCAATCATTTCGCGTTCTTCAACGGTCATAAACGTTTCGACCGACACTACCCAACGTTCCACACCTTCCGGTTTGAGGATCGGCGGTTGGCCGTCTACGGAATGTCCGGTTGCCCGTTTGAAAACCTTGCCCGCGATTTCCTGAACTTTGGAATCGGGTATGCCCGCCTTCGGCATGGGCAACTGCTCAACTGCAAACAATTGCGAGTCTTCTGGATGGCGTACCGTGTTGGCTTCGGCCTGAGTCAGTTCGCGAACTACAACGTGCTCGTGATTGTTTTTGGCAAATTTGATGTACTGAACAATTGCCGAATACAGCAGATTGTAATCAGGTTTGTTTGCCCACAATTCTTTTTCGGCGTCGGTCATGACTTCGTGCATGGAAATGAATTGCAGTGCATGCCCGCTGCAATTGCAGTCTGCCAGTCGCCCAACAATGTCAATTCCGAAACCACGCGCTTCGGAAATAGTGCGGCGCTGCGTGGTTGGAGATTCGGACGAAATACGTTCGGCGATTTCTTCCGGCGTTTCGTCTTCATCCAGCATATCGTCGTCATCGAGTTCGCTGTAGTCGGTGCCGGAAGTCAGATCGGATTCGTCTTCGTCGTCCTCTTTGTCTTCGAGGTCTTCACGAATGAAATAGACGTTTGCGTAATGACGCGAAGCCAGAGTAAGAACGGTGAGCACTTGCGACAAACGATAGATTTCGTCGTGGCCTTGCGAAGCTTCCAACATTTCGTCGGTCAGCTTCAAACCGTTTTTGCCCCAGCGCTGGTTTTCCACTTTGTCGTTTACCTGATTCATGCGGTAAGCGAAGTGGGCGATGCGCTCGGTGACAATGCGTAGCAAATAGTTTGCGAGTTTGGGAACCAGCGTGATGGTGCCGGTGTTGTCTTCTTTTGCCAGTTTGGTAAGCGCACGGATTACCTGCGCGCCTTCACCACGGGCGAGAAAACCTTCGTAAGAACGGCCCAGCACGTTGAGCAAAAGTTTGCCCGGTGCTTCGTCCAGCAATACTTCGGCGTGGAACGGATCGGTGCAGCGAATGCGAATCTGAGTAGTCACAACAAAATCTCCATATCAATTAACGGAAGCCCCACTGGCCCCCGAATTCTTTTTCTTCTTCATCTTCCGCTTTCTTGACACGATCACGGAACAGATCGTCGCCAGTGTGCGAATAGATATCGACCGGCTCGCAACCGTGCATTTCGTACTGCCCGTGAGACATTAGCAGATCACGAATTGCGACTTCGACTTTCCATTCGTCCGCAATCAGCGGCAGAACCTGCGCCAACATTTGCACGCCACCCGGAATGACTTTGTGGCAAACGGTGCCTTTCATTTCGCCAGTTTCCCAACTGAAATAACGGCGTTGGAATTCCCAACCTTGCGGATTGTAATGGAGCAGGCAGGCATCGGGGAAACGCTGGCTGATTTCGTGCAACAGGAATTGTTGCCAAACCAGTTGCTGGGCGTGGTCAGCAAAACGCAAATCAGCGCGTGCCCAATCCAACGGCTGGCACGCTTCGCGCCGCATGTTTTGTTTGGACACCTTGGCCCGGTGTTCCGGTTTGATTGTCAGGTTGTAGCGAATTGCAATGTAGTCACCCATTGCTTTCTCCATCGGGCGCAGTGGCGTCCAGAAACTTTGTGAGGTCGTCGCGCAATTTGATAATGCTAGCGCGGTCGGTATCCATGCTGGCTTGGTGGTTTACAAAACTGGCATGCAGCATATGCGCACCAGAGTTATCTACCGACAACCGAAACAACCCAGCAGTTTTGGTGCATTGGGGCCGGTGAAAATTGTTTAACACGGTCCAGCTTCGGTTTGCGTCGGCCATTGCTTAATCCTCCGGGTGGAAGTACGCAAAGTCTTGCCGTTCGCGGTGACGTTCGGCCATTGCATCCAGTTCGGCGCCGCGCTGCATATCGTCGTCTTCGTCGTCTTCGCCGGTGCCCGGAATGTCGCCGCAATCATCTTCGGCGCAGTCTTCGCATTCGACTTGTTCGATGTAGGTGCCGTGGCGGCAGGTCAGCATTTCGCCGTCCGCGCAACCTTGAGCATCGCGCAGGTCACAGAAGTTGCAGTCTTCTTCGTTGAGGTTTACACCGTGTGGGCAGGTTGCCATTATTCAGAATCCTTTTTCAGCTTGAGAGTGCGGCCTGTACGTTTCGGCGTCGGTGGTGAAGTTTTGTAATCAGCGATTGCGCCTTGAACCACGGTATCAAGAACCTGCGCAGCGTCATCAGTCTTTACAGCTTTCGCTTTGCGTGGCTTGTGCTTGATCGGGCGCAGCACTTTGGTTTTCTCGGAAGACCAGACGAACCACGGGCGGTCGCCTTCCCGTTTGTTCATTTCGTCAATGTACTGCTTTGCTTGCTTATCGCCCGACAGGCAGCCCATGACTTCCTTTTTGGATTCCGGGTCTGCCAAATATTGACGGTAGATGATTTGCATTTGTTACGCCTTCAATTCAGAAACGCCGAGGTAGTCGAGCCAGTTGTGGAAGTAGCGTTTCAGTTCACCCGAACGTTCGTGTTTGTTGTAGTGGTAGAGCATGAAATCTTTCTGGTTCTGTTCTTTGTCTGCAATCAGCAGCAAGCGCAGTTCCGGGTACAGGTGGCCGACTTTTTGATGGATATCGTGTTGATTCCAGTGGTCGGTTTCCGGTTTGCACAAATACGCATTCGCTGCCCAGCGGTAATCGACAGCCATGCGGAAAACTTGAACGTCGATCATATCGTCAGTAGCCAAACGTTCGGAGTTTGCTTTGTAGTCGGCGGGCGCTTGCAGCAACGGATGCAAACAAAACGCTGCCTTCACCGAATCACTGGCACCGAAGCGATCCAGAATTTGCAAACCTTCGGTGATGTGGTTCATCAACGGCACGCCGCTGCGTTCTGCACAACGGTCGCCGTAATGTTCAGCGATCAGCGTTAGGGCGTGGGCCAGTTTATCGGCGTTTGGCAATTCGTTCATTTCGATTCTCCGTGAAAGGTTGGGTTTGGTCGGTGTTCGCATACGCCGTCAACAACGGAAAAGTCGTGACACGAATCGCACCAGCGTTTCAGTTGAACGTTTTTCTTCATCCAATCGCGAATAGCTTCGTTGAGCAAACGGTTTGCAACTTGCATCCCCGCTTCAAAGTCTGGAATATGCCCGTTGATTGCGACGGGGCGGTGTTGTTCCAGAAACGGATATTTGTTGAACAGGATCAAGGCAGGCCACGCCTGTGCGCCGGGCTGGTAGCCGATTGCGATATACTCACCATCGAAAACCAACGGTTCGGAAAACGCAGAAAGCCGCACGCCCATTTCAATGGTGGTCTGTCTGCGCACACCTTTCTTCCAAACCAAACAGCGCCGCATGAAATCGTTCATTTTGGCAGCGGTCGGAATGTGTGGAGGCATTGGGCAGAACGGGATCGGTGCCGGTTTGTTTTGCGGAATGTAATCGTGTTCTTCCAGCGGGCGACCGAGAAACAGAACAGCGCAGTCCAAACACAAGCCGCGTGACCGATCACCGAATTCGATTTTGGCGATGGTTTCCGGTTGCAGCACTTGCGTGATTGGACGGTGGACGTATGGATGTTTGCAGTAGTGGCAGTGATTCATTGTTGTCTCTTTGGTTGCTGCAAACCTTGCGGGCCTTGCGGTCCCACTGGCCCTGTGTAATGGCGGGCGTATTGTCCGGTTCGCATTTTGTGAAAGAATTCGTCCATGATCCGCTGGTCTGATTTGAGCATTTCGAGACGGATGTTTTTACCGTCCGAATGAATGCAATGGTTTACCCAAATCAGAACAGGGAACATGAGCGGCGCCAACATGCAGATTAGTGGCAACCAATCCATACGATTACAGCGCGGTCAGGTCTACGGTAACAGAAAGCTTCTGTACGATTTCCGCAGCTTCATTCAGGCGCGCATTGTCAAAACGCAAAACACGCGACTGCGAACCATCGTTGTTGCCGTAGGTGTTGATGCGCGTTTTGTTTGGAGCATCGACAAACAAATGCACCGGACCTTGCGGCATCACGTCACGCAGAACGAGCATGAGGTTTTCGGTGCCGCAGAAAATAGTGCGGTTTGGGTCAATGCCGAGCGAATGTACGTTTTCGTTATCCATCAGAACGCGGGTCAGGTTATGCGCACTGCATTCTTCGGAAACGATTACCGCGATTACGTCGGCGTGACGATTGGTATCCACCAGTACGCCATGCAGGAGGCTGTTGGTGCGACCGGAACCAGTGTCGCCCATGAAAATGTTGTACAACGATTTGAATTGAACAGGGACCATTGGTGAATCTCCTTTTTATAAAGCGGGCAAACCGGGAAGTTCGTAACCCATGATGAATTTGAAGAACGATGCCGAAGGCAAAACGCCGCCTTCGAGATACGTTTTGTAACCAGACGGCCAACGCCAGCCTTTGTACTGGAATTCAGCCGAACCGTTTTTCGAACCATCCCAGCGGTTGGTGCTCCAACCTTTCATATTGCGTTTGGTGGCCCGACGTTCTTCGATTGCCAACTGTTTGAGGAACGCTTCTTTTTCAAACGTTTCCAATTTCATGCGCACTGGAAACGGCAAAGAGCCGCCAAGCTCAGTAGACTTTTCGATAGACTCACGCCAGAACCCAGCGGTTTTCGGTTGGGTTTGGCAGCCGAAGTTTAAGCGGCCCCACGCCCGCTGGCCGGTGTACTGTTTGGGCGCCGGGTACACTTCGATCAACCGGCCTTTCGGAACGGACGACAGGTGCCCTTGCTGAATCGAAATGAAATCGTCGTTCTGTCCGATAATAAGATTTTGCAATTGCACCATCTGCCCGGTGCCGACAACAATGCCTTTCAGCTTCGTGCCTTCGATCTTGATAACGGAACACATTACGCGCTTTCCGTCTTTGAACAGCACGGGCATTCGGGTAACGTCACGCTCGGTTGCCTGAAAGTAAATCTGGTCAGCCGGTCGCAACATTTCAGGCTGGCCCATTTCTGGAATGAGCAAAGTCGATTGCACTTTCGCCTTCTTTTTCAGACGCACAGTGTTGTCACGGCGCCAATGCAAAGCGGCACGAACCGGTTCGGCAGTCACCAGCTTTTCAACGTCGTCGAAAAACTCCAGCAGGGTGCCGCCTTTGGTCAACAGCTTTTTGATTTCGAAAAGCGCAGTGGTCGCGTCATGCAGCGTGCCTTCAAGCTGTTCGACTTTTTCAGCATCGGAATTTTCAAACTCAATGAGTCGGCGCGGCTTCATAAACAGGAACCTTTTGGTATTCGAGAGAAAGACGTAAACGTTCTACGCCGTTTTCGTCGGTGTACAATTTCCAGTTGCGGTCTTCGTCCCGCATACCGGCTGGCGTGCGTTTGCCAAACGGGCCGCTACGCTTTAGGTACTTTACAGCATTCCACAACACGTCTGTCAGCGTGGCGTTTTCCGGGTCAGGGAATTCGCGCATGAGCTTTTCGGTCAACACGCCGTCGAGCAACCATGACGAATAGACTTCGATTTGCACTTTGCGTCTACTGTCTGCTTTGCGCCGGGCTTCTTTCAGAGCGTTGTCCTGCACGATGTAGTACGACAGTGCTTCACCGTAAACCGAAACGTAATGTCGGGACAGGAAAATGTGGGTAAACATTTTCGAATCGGTAAACATCGGCGTGGTCAGGTGACGCGAAGGCTTGACGATTGGTGTTGCAACGGGCAACAGGATTTCACCCTTTCCCATTTCTGCGTTTCCTTTTCCTGTACGGGATGCCAGCGGCCCGGCAAAGAATTTTGTACAAGGTGTCGCCGTCTTTCAGCAAACCCGCGTCGTACAGTTCTTGCTGGTGCCGCAAAAGCAAAACCTGAAACGTGTCGATTGCGTGGTCACGGTCGCTTTCGCGTTCACGTTTGATTCGCTCAAGTTCATGCTTCGTTTCACGATCTACAATGCGCGCCCACGAAACATCGGCAGGCACGCTTTCGCTTTTTTGCAGGCCACTAGATACGCCACCCATACCGAGTCGCATAGCGTGCCGCATCATCATTCCGCCAAATGATCCGCCCATTGTTCACCAACCTTTTCGATTTTGGGTTCGGGGATGATTACCGAAATGATTGGACACGCTTCGGCCACGTCTTGCAGTGCAATGGCTTTGAAAGTTTGCGAACGCGTGTTGAACCAGTTGCGGCGTTCTACCTGTACTTCAACCAGATCGGGCGCATCCACGATCAGGTGCAGGTCAACGTAATCCGCTTTGTCGGTTTGCGCAGTTTCAAAACACTCGGTCAGTTCTTCCAGAGTTTGCGCCCACTGGAACGTCAGATCAAACTTCGCGTGATCTTGCCGCTGTTTCAACCGGTGAACCAGATTTTCCATCAGTGGGTTTTGCGTAAACAGAATAATGCGTTGTTCGGCCACTTTGCGGAACTGGATCGTGGTGTCAAGGAACGCGTCGAGGTGTTGGTTCCCGTGCTTGCCGTCCTGCACTACCAAAATGTTGAAACGCTGCACCGGAAACTTGCGCGGCTTTACCACAGGCTGGCGCGGCACATACTTTTTGTATTCTGATTCGGTATCAGGTTCGGGACTTTTGGCCACCATGCGTAGAGTAGTGGTTGGCATTCCGTTTTCCAGCATGCGGTTCAGCGTGGCGTTGCCGGTTGGGATTCTCCAGCGTGACAAAACGTCTTTACCTTGCTGCGAGTTCACAAACAGTTGCCACATGCGGACGTGCGTTTTCAGGCGGCGGTCGCGGTCGCCTTCTTTCGGGCTGTTGTCAAACAGGAACAAACGCCCGCCGTCAGAGTGACGGAAGATTTTGGTAGAGACGATACCTTTCGAACGTTCGATCAGAAAGGCAACTACGCCGTCGATTTGCAGATAGGTCAGGCCGTCCGTTTCGCACGTAACCAGATGCACGCGGCAACCGGGATACACTTTGCCGAAAAAGGTTTGCATCCGCGCTGCGTTGAGGCGAGCGAGTTGATGTTGCGGAGTCATTTGAGATTCCATTTTTACTTTGTCCTATACCGATAAACCAAAACCATTGCCGAAACGAACAGCGCGGTGTAACCGCAAACATTCGACGGCGTAGCGGGGGAGTGTTGCAGCATTACGGCTGCGAGGCCAGCGACACAGGCCCAAAACAGCCAACGAATGTTTACAGTCATTTTCATCCCTACCCTTTGAGTTGAGCTACTTTGCGTTGCGCAATTTCCAATTCACGCTCAGCAGCCGCCAGTTCAGATTTTCGTTTGGCGGCTTCTTTTGCTTCGTGTCCGGCTTTCGCCCATTCGATTACGGTACGGACACACTCGCAATCGTTTTCGATTTTCAACCACTCTCGCGGAATGTCGAAACCGTAACGGTCGGTATCGCCGCCGCCCGTGTAGGTTTCAAGTTCGAGGGAAACCCCGTCGCCCATTTCCCAGTTTTCGATATCGTCGATGGTGTGGTCAACGCCATTCCACCACCAGTATTTTTCGGGGTGGCGATGTTCTTTTGGAATCATCGCGCCGGGAGCGTCGTACTTGCCGCCCGGAAACAGAATGCCGACGATCAGCTTGACGCGGTTCTTCAACCACTCTTTGTCGAGGAACGGCTGCAACTCCTCTTCCAGTTCGACAATACGCGCTTTCAATTCGCGGATTTCGTCAGCAGAAGAATAGCTGGTGCCTTTTTCGTTTGGTTGCTTATCCATTTCCGTCTCCTTACAGAAGGTCGCGTTTCTTGAGTGCCTTTTCCCAACACTCCGCGACGTGTTTGGTGTTAAACATACCTTCACGAACCAGATCGCAGATTTCGTCAAAGGTATCGACCACGTTTTCTTCGTTGTAGCGCTGGAACACGTCGAGCCTGCCGTCAGCACGCGGGCGAATTTGCATATCGGATTTCGCGCCGGTGTTCATTTCGAACTGGAAACCAACTGCGTCTTTGGTCAGTTCGATATTGATGCCTTCTTCCAGCGCATCAAGAATCGCTTGATGAATTTGCATTCTGTAACTCCGAAACTTTGAGTTTACGCACGGCGGCGAAAGCGGCTTTGCGTGCTTGGTTTTCGATGGCCTCGTCCAGCGCTTCCTGATAATACTTGGCGTAAGCGGTGGCGTAACGCTTTTCGATTTCCGGATCAATCTTTTCCTCGGTCATAGCTTCGAGGACAAGCGACTCGACTTTCTTGCGGATTTGCGCACGCACCGGCCCGAGGTTTGCGCCCCAGCGTTTGTTGTCGGAAAGCAGGGACGAAACGCAATGGCCGTATTCTTCGTTGATTGCTTCCTGCATACGCGCTTCGGCTTTCTTGGCGATTGCCGATTCGTCAATGGTAACAGTGGCATTAACTTGCATTTGATTCGTCCTCGTCTTCTTGGTAAAGGAATGCGTGATCGTGATTCAGTTGCGCCGGATCGGGATTGAAATTCGGATCATGACCCGGATCGCTTTCTTTCGGGTTGTCGCGAATGTCTACGGAAGCGTGGTCCAGATAGCGCAGGTTTTGTTCCATGCGCTGATTGGTGATAATCAACGAGCCTTGCATATCTTGGTGCGCAAGGGACAGGCCGTGCTTTTTGAAAACCCGGCGCAGGTCTTTACGGAACGCACGGGCTTTCACGTTTTCGGGAAGGTTGAAAATGCGGTCGCGTTCTTCCTGTTCCCGTTTCATTTTGGCGTGCCATTCGTCGTCGCCGCTGTGCAGTCGCATTACTCACCCTCACGCAATTCGCGAACAACGATTTTCATAACTTGATCTTCGTTGAACTTGTTGTCGTAAATCATTTCCTGCAACGTCTCACCGGCGCGGATCAAAACGTCAGAGAGCTTGTCCGGCAGGAAGTTGTCTGCGGCATCGTGGCTCGGATACGACCGATTCAGTTCGATGGTTTCAAACGGATTGCCCAAGTCGATTTCCACTTCGACTACAAACATTTTCTGTTCGTTCCGGCTCATGTGTCACTGCCTTTGCTTTGTTTGCCCAATTGGATTTCGCGCAGGTACTCGCTGTAAGACACGTTCTCCAAAACTTTGTCTACTGCATACGCGGGAATCTTGTGACAGTTGTGCGTGTTGACCGTGCTGTAGATTGCAAACTTTTCACCAAACGGAAACATCACCGCGTCATGCTCGCGCAGTTCCTGATTGATTTCGTCGTACCAGCTTTCGGGCGCTTCTTTGCGCCCACCCAATTGACGGATTTGTTCGCGATTGATTATGACCCGCCATTTTGGGGCGCGGCCCAACAGCACGGCCAGCAGAATTGCGACTTGTTCGGGAGTGCGACGCAGCATTTAACGGCTCCCTACAATTTGCAATTCCATTTGCGACGATACGACTTGGAAGTGCCCGAGACGTGCGCGCATAAGATCGTCGGCCTGTGCCAATGCAACGGCACGCGAAGGGAAATACATTGCTTCGCCCCAATGTTTGGTCAACGCCACGTCAGTTGGTTTGATGATTGAAACGTACAGCATGGTCGCGGAATGGCGCAGCATGTACAGGTCGAGAGAGGTGAAAGTTTCGTCACCCATTTGCATTTTCCTTTTCGTTTGCTTCCTGATACTCTTTTTGCAATTGCGCGTACCAGTCCATGTGATTGTCGAAGTCGAGTTCTTCCAAAGGCGTGTAGCGGAACAGCCGGGTAGTCGAACCGCCTTCGCGGTCGTACCGGTCTTCGATTTCCCACGTCAGCAAACCCGGCTGGAAATGCGTAAGCAGCGGTGTCAACGCTTCGCCAATTGCATAACGTTTGAGCAGCAACTTGTCGCAAATTTCCCAAACGTCATCCAGCATGTTTACGATTGGGTCTTGGTCTTCGTGGGGACGCAGCTTGTTTGCGTCAAGCCAAGCAATCAAAACGTCGTCGTCGATTTGCAGAAAGGTTTGGATTTCGGAAACGGACAGAACAGCAGTGAATTCTGCACCGTCTGTTTCGTTGTCTGGACGAAACAGAATCTGTTCCAGCAGAGCTTGCAACTGTTTGGGTTTCGAAGTGATTACCTGAAACATGATTATTCCTTTTCGCTGTGAACGCCGACGATCATGTGGTCGCCAAGTTCGAATTTAGTTTCGTCTTTGGTAGCGAGCCAATAGTCGATCAGCGCGCTCAGGTTGTCCACGACCGAACCACACAAACTATCTTTGGAAATGGTTGTGCAGCCGTTTGCCAGTTCTACAACGTGCGGCGTGCAGAGTTCGCAAAGCTGGTCGTAAACGTCTTCGTAATGGGACGACGCTTTCATATCAGCGGAGGCGCCAGCCTTCACGTCCATTTTCAGGAACGGCAATTGGCGTTTGAGCGCGTTCAGTTCTTTCTGCAAACTATCAAACGCTTCCAGCGTGATACCTTCGCCATCCTTCGACCCGATAAAGTTGGTGCCGAAAATGTAGGCGGCGACGGTGTGAAGCAAAACCAGTTTCGCTTCGTTTTCTGGACGGGCCATCATTGCACGAATGCGGCCTTGCGCGGAATGCGGTGTCATGAGGCTGGCCATTTAAATATCTCCAATGCAGATTGCGCACTTTTCGTCGTGCAGCTTTTTACGCAGGCGGAAAATCACGCCGTTTGCGTGAAGCAATTCCTGTTGCAGCAAGGAGCGTTCGCGCTCCAATGCGTCAACCTTCCAAACTAAAACGGTGATCGTGTAGACACAGCCGACCACGAAAATAATTGCGAAGCCCAGCATGAACGCTAGAAACATCAACTCAGGATTATTAAACATTGTTTGCCCCATTAGGAAGTGTAGGGGCCAACCTTGGCCCTAAGTGTTTGTCATTCTGACTGCCTTATATTTTCGGTGACAGGCCGACCGTGGCCTTAATGCTTGTCCGGTTTACGTTTTAAACACGCGAACCTTTGCGGCGGTACATGGCTTGGTTGCGGGTATTGCGGCGAGTAAACGTTGCAACCTCGCCCGCTTCGATTTCGACACGGAACATCCGGCCCAGTGCTTGACGGTCACGCACGTTTAGCTGTTCGCGGAAATTCGGAACAACGTCGTCAATGATAAACTCCGTGCCGGGTGCCAGCTTGACCGCTGCGCGCACGGCTTCCACGCAAACAACTTCGATGGTGCTGGTGGATTGTTGTGGGTCCGCTTTGATAACAGCTTCCATGATGAAATCTTCCGGACTCAGGCCGCGCTCTTTTGCGCCTTCGAGAATTACCAACAGTGCATCTTCGCTGAATTCAAAAACAGCTTTCATTGTATTGCGTCCTCTTGTTTAGAATTTGATTTTGCGCACGCTGCACATGCGGCGTGGTGATTCGTTGACGAAGCGGACTGCCTTGCGGAATTGTTTGGCGCCCGCTTCATTGGTCAGCACGATATCGCCAACGCGCAGTTCGATTTCGTCAACCTTGCGCCCGCCGACGACTTGCATATCCTCGTCAACAAAGAAAATCTTTTGCGGACCTTTTTCGGAATCCGTCGGGTGATCTTGCAGGGTGACGACGTGACTGTACGCGCCTGCAAACTTCATTTCACGCAGTTCCTCAAGCGTCTGGCAGAAGGTTTTCTCCAGAACCGCAAACAGTTCCTGCGCGTTAAACATTTTGATGATTGGAGGCTTCGGAGTTTTCGTAACCTTCGCAGCCCCGGCGTTGCGGTTGCTCAGACGCACGACCGACTTGAGCACTTCGATATCGTAACCGAGTTTGCCCAAACGTATTTCCAGCAATTCGACAAACATTGCATCGCTAGGCCAGAACGTCAGCAGGTCGAAAAACTGCGCGTGCGTATACGACGTGGTTGGTGCCGTCCGGTGTTTCAGGTCGGCAATGATCCGTGGCATTGCCGTGTCGAGAATGCCTTGCCACTGCGGACGCGGAATGCGGGTCCGGTAATCAGCGGCGCGGGTTTTGTTTGCCTGCGGAACCGGCGCAGTGCTTTTGGTGAAAATCACTTCACCTTCAAGGAAGCTGATTTTCAGTTGCGCGGTTTTCATCAGGTCGCGCATCATGTTTTTGAAACGGCCTTCTTCGGTTTCGCCGTAGCGAAGAAAGAGTGCTGCGCGATTTTCGAAGTCGGCCTGTGGAATGCGGTACTCAGGATGGCCGTTGTGTTCGAAGTCAGTGACAAACGAATCACGCATGCGTTCAATTTGTGGGGCGTATTGAACCTTAGAGCGAGAAACTTTTTCCATTTGGGGAAATATCCTTGGCGTGGTGTGGCCCGTACAGCGAGTACATTTGTTTGCATTCGGATTCCGCAATGAGCGCCCGTTTGCGCCAATCGCGAAGTTGGAGTGACTGAATAATCAGAATGATAATCAGGGCAGCCGTGCCCATTGTCAGCAGTCCTACCAGCGCGAAAACGTTTGAATAAACAAAAACGTCCATGGCGGAATCCCCGTAGGAAAGCGGCCCTTGCGAGCCGCAAAAATGTTTGCAGTTACTTCCGGTTGTTGGTGGCGCCCAGCTTGCGCAGTACGGCCAACATCTGCGCTTTGGTTTTCAGTTCGACCGGCAGCGTGTGGAGGCTGTTCTTCGCGCCTTTCGGCAGCTTATCGGTTTCCATTACGAAACGGTGTTGCGAACTGTCGTCGTAATGAATCACGATTGCGACTTTGGTGCCGTCCATATACGTGCGCTTGAGCGTAAACTTGTCGGCGAAGTCTTCGACCTTTTTCGCTTTGTAGAACGTGAAGCCGTAGAGGTTTGCCAACTGTTTGATTTCGGCAATCAACAGTTCGTCTTTCATTTTCGCTTTCACGTCAGCGGTCACTTGAACCGAGGCGGTCACGCCGTTTTCTTTCGCCCGTTCCAACAGTTTGATTCGGGTGGCGGTCGTCACCAACTGTTTGCGCATGCGCACCAGTTCCGCCTCGTCCAGCGAATCCCACTTGAGCGAATCGGCTTTGGTTTTCGGCGCAGGCAAAGGTTTCGCCGTTTGGTTGTTCGAACGGTTCGCCAGCTTGCCGTCATTAACCGCGTCGAAGTTTGCAGAACCAGCGGCTTTCGGTTTGCCTTTCGCCTTCGGTTTCGGCGTGGTCATGCGCGGTTGTTTGCCGGTTTCCGCTTCGACCTTCGCTTTCGAAGCGCGGCGCGCTTTGGTTTTGGGTTGTGCTGCGGCGGCTGCGGCGAGTTCGGCCTTTTTCTCGGCGACGTGGGTGTACAGGTCGCCAATGGTTTTGCATTCGTGCTCGATGTTGTCGGGCATATCAAACTCGAATTCTTCTTCGATTTGCATCACGATTTCAACGAGGTCGAGTTCGTCAGCGCCGGTCGCCGTGAGTTCGGTCGCCATTGTGAATTTCGAAACTGGCTCACCGAGTTGATCGGCAAAGACGCGAACAATCTGTTGCTGGTCTTCGTTCAGTTCTTCCACCGGAGGTTTGCCCATAATGCCGTTTGCCAGATTCTTGAAATCGTCCGGGCTGGTTTTGATTTTCGGGATTGGCTTCGCGGCCAGTTCAGCTTTGGTCGGACGGGCTGCACGTTTGACGGCTGGCTTTTTCTTCACGACTTTGACCGCGCCTTTTGGCGCATCTTTCAGTTCGCCGTTTTCGATAACCTTGGCGGTCTTTTTCACGGCTGGCTTTTTCGCAGCCGGGGTTTTCTTGGCGCCAACTTGTTCGGCTACCGGGTCTTTTTCGATTGCAGTGGAGTCCATCTTGAATCCCTCTTTGATCCATTTGATTGCGTTGCGCATACCGACAACGATTGCGTTTTGAACAGTGAACGGCGACACGCGGAAATTGATTTCGCGATCCCGCCCGTCAACCGTGACCGATTCCAGAACGAATTCCTGTTCGGTGCCGATACGCTTAAACTTGAAACGAATGTCGCTGTGCTGTTCGTTGATCTTGAAAACAGCTTTTGCGTAGTACGGTTGTTCTACGCGGGTGTCACTGAAAAAGCGGTACGCTTCAATAAACTGAAACGCGATGCCTTTAGCGTGGCATTTCTTGACCGCTGCCTGTACCAACTTTTTCAGGGTTTCGTCACAGGCGCGGCGATCTTGTTCGGCTTCCGCTTTGGAGCGTTCGACCGCTGGCAACTGCGCGTGCAAACTTTCGAAAATGCGGTTGAGAATGGCCGGGCCGATTTCGGTCAGGTCGCCAGCCAACGGCGGCATATCTTCGGCGTCGGTGTCGATTTGCATTTCAACATCCGAACCGAGGCTATAGGATAGGTCGTAGATATCGAAACAGGCGCGGCCATTTTTCTGCTCGCCGGTTGCGTAGCCGACGATGGTAAACGTTTGTGGGATATTCTGAATATGGGCAAAGCCAATGGCCGTGAACCGGGTTTCCTTGTTGGCTTTGTTTGTGGTCATATCAAAGCGCAGATTGGTTTTGTAAATGCGGTCAAGGCCGGTATGTTTGAGCGCTTGATTCCAGCGCAGATGCCAATCGTCGCGGGCTTGTTTGCGTTGGCCTTTGGTCATTGGAGTTTGCATTATCGGGTTTTCCTTTCCAGTTTTGATTGGCAGTGTGTGCAGCGTTGAACGTTGGGAATGGCAAGGCGCCGCCCTTCGTCAATAAAATCGCCACAATCAATGCACCACGTTTGTTCTTCGGCACCTTGCGACTTTGCGAGTTCGTCGCGTGCATTCTGGATGCCTTCGGCGATTTCGTTTTCGGCCTCTAGTTCGCCGTCGCCTTCTTTGGCCCAGCCGATAGCCATTTGTTTGCACCTCATACGAAAAAAGGCGACTCCCTCGAATCGCCTTGAATTTTCGTTGCTGTTACGCTGCCTTTTGTTTGCGTGGAGCCTTGGCTACACAAACAACGTCTTTGGCAGGTTTGATGACCTTGGAGATATGAGCGCCTTTCGACTTGGCGGCTTCAAACTCTTTAATGTCTTTCAGGGTCACGCCTTTGTACTCGTAAACCGAACCGCTGTGGAAAGCAACGGTCAACACTTTGCGGGCTTTGTCATACGATGCCGCCGAAATGTTGGTGCTGGTGCCGATTTCCAGATTGCGCACGCCTTCTTTGACCGGGGCGGCAGCGACTTTCGGAGTAGCTTTCGGCGCGGCCTTCGAAACCATTTGTTCGTCGGCAGGCTTCACGCGCAGATTGCCACGATTGTTGCGCTCGATGCTGGCGAAAGGAATGATGGTGCCTTTGTCAGTGGTCGCAACACGCATGCCGCTGGATTTCTCGGTGCCGATACGAACTACGGTTTCTTTGGTGCGACCGATCAAAACAATTTGGTCGCGAACTTCGCTGGCTTTCAGCGCGACGGCTTCCGATTTGTTTGCAGCCGATTTCGGATTGATTGCATCCGAAATGGTGGACAGCTTCGACGGTTCACGCTTGGCACCGGCAGGCGCCTTTTTGCCAGCGGTTGGTTTCACCGGTTCGGCGGAAACTTCGGCAGCTTTTGCCTTTTGCGCTTTTGCCCAAGCGCTCAGTTCGCGCCAAGTAACGCCGTTGCCCATATCGGTGCCCAGCGAGAACAGCGCTTCACCGCCATTCTTTTTCGCTTCGCGGTTCAGGCGAGCCAGTTGAGCAACAGCAACGGTCAGCATGGCAACGGTGGTGTGGGTTGCAGTAGTCATGATGTATTCCTTTTTACGGTTCACTGAAAAAATGTTTGTGTGTTTGGTCGTTTAGTTCAACCAGACTAGCGACTCCCTGAATCGCTAGACGGGTTTATCTATTCGTCCCACGGATGACCTTTCGGCGTCACCGTGAATTCACGTTCGTTGCGGAACAAACGTTTTTCTTCCGACACTTCGTGCCAGTCAATCAACGCCGCTTGTTGTTCGGGCGTTCCCGCAAACCGGAACAATGGAATCCATTCGTCCGTTTCCGTCTGGAACTCAAACGGAGCCGCTGCCCATTCCGGCGAGAGCGTCGAAATGTTTGCAGCGATGTGGCTGGTCTGCATTGGAATCAGATGCCGCTGGCCGTCTTCCGTAGTAAGCCAGAACCGGAGGAAAGGCGAATCACGCAGCGCCAGTTCATTGTCGATTTGTTCGACGGTGTAAACAGTGCCGCGCTTCGGTTGCTTGCTCATGTATTCCCCTTGTTCCGTTAACTTCCACTAAGTCGTAAGTGTCAGGGTGTCAGGCACGCTGCGCCGAACACAGTGTCAATATACCACGAAATCGCCAGAACGGTACGATTTAGGCTTACGGCTTAATGGACGTTTCCGGAACGATCAGGAACCGTAGGACGTGCGGCTGGTGGCGTCCGCGAAGCACTGGCGCACGCTGTGGATTGCGTCGGCCTTGTTTAGCACGCGCTGGGCAAACGTCCCGAGGGATTCCGTCTGCCAGTCCCGGCCATCCTCTGCAAACATTTCTGTTAGGGCGTCTCGGAACAACAGCACGACTTCGACAACGCCGTCGTGTTTGTCGCCGCTGATTTGGTGCGTCAGTTGGGAGACGGCAAGGCCGAGCGCTTTCGGAGTCGCCAGCATTACGGCGCGTTTCATTTCCGCCTCGGAAAACGCAAACATTTCGAGAGGGATTTCAGACCCGAGAAAATTCACGCCCGGATAGTTTGCGTCGGGGCGAATGCCGTGCAACTGAATCTGAATGCACCACGCGAAATGCTGCGGGGAAATTTCGGTGAAGCGTCGGTCAGTAAATGTTTGGCGCATTGTATTGCTCCTGTTCATGTGCGGATACCAGCGACCCACAATCGTCGGATTTAACGCAGTGTCCACCGGTCCAAGAACAGGCGTACCCGTTGCGGCTGGTGCCATACGGTGCGGCATTGATTTGCAGACGCAGCGGACAATCGGAATTTGTGTGGCCGGGGTGGTTTGAGTGCAAACCTTTTTCGGGATGAATCATCAGTGACACGCTCCAGAGAGAATTGCGATGGATTCAATTAGTTTGTAGACGGACAGCGCCAGCAGAATGTAGAACGGCCACGGCAACCGAATGTTTTCGTACTGGAAACCAGCCTGCACAAAAACCGGGTTGCTTTCATGTACAGCCCGGTCCCGTTTGTTTATGCGGGCGACCTGCCACTTCATCAGGCAATGGAACGCAATGCCGATGATGCTCAAAACCAAAATGATCCAGTTCACAGCGAATCTCCTTATATCCTTGCTGCTTTCTTCAATGTCGAACGCGGGAAACCTTTGTTTGCGTCGTGGTACAAAAACTCGTTGAGGTCGAGTGAGTTGTCTGCAAACCCGACGATTTCGTAAACCAGCGTGCCGTCTTGCGCGTAGCAAATCTGGTGGCCGGTGGTTGGTTCAAACACACGCGCAAACTTTTCACCGTCACCAACCAACGGTTTGAGGACAACGAATCGCGGGGCGCTGCGAACGGTGACGGCTGGCTCAACAGTGACGCCCACGTCAGCAAAATAAACCGCGTCGTATTCAACAGTCGCTGCGGCCATCATGCTAGTGAGTTCTGCCGCTGTGAGTTCGCGGTCCTTGTGTTGAATTTTCAATTGATGCAATTGCGTGGCGTCGATGATGAATGTCGAACCGTCCGCGTAGTGGAACCAAAAACCGTACAGGCCCCGTTTCATGTTTACCTCCAGAGTGAATCAATCACTCGCTTTCTTCTTCGTGCTTACCGAGGCGACCGCCTACTGCATTTTTGCGCACGGGAAATATTGGACTGTTTGGAGTCAGATGCAAACGCGCCTGCCCTTCGGTAAAGCAATAGTCGAAAGCAATTGCAAGCGGTTCGGTCGAACCTTCGGCCACGAAATTGTCATAGCCTGCTTTCGCATCGAAGTTCATCCAGCTTCGGCTTTCGCGATCTTCCGGACTGCGGATCAATGCAATGGAAGGTGCGCGGCGAGGATCGAAAACAACTTCGACCGAAACCGCGTTTGGTTCAAACGACAGGCTGCGCCGTTCTTCCTTGCAAACGTTTACGAGCATTTGCGCTTCAACCACTTCGGTTTTCGAGAAGTGGTAGTCCAGCACGGACAACTGCATTGCGTCGATAACGAAAACTGGCTTGCGCTGCAACGCGTAAATCCAATAGCCGAGAATCGGTTTTTGTTTTGCCATGATTCAGTCTCCGGTACTGCGACGAATGCCGCCGCGTTTTTGTTTGGGTTGGGTGATCCAGCAGTCTAGGCGCCAGCAAAGAAACGCGCCAAACATCAAGAGAGCCAGAACCATTAGTTTGTGAGGCCAGTCGATCAGCAACAATTCCATACCGCCGCGCTGGTACATTGCGAAGGCGACGACAGCAGGAATCAACAGCAAGGGTAGCACGTAAAACAGAAACGAACTGAGTCTCACTTTTTCTTTACCTTGGGTAGTTTTCTTTTCTTGCGGGTTGGAACTTTCGGCCTATCGGAAGGCATGCCGGAATTCAGCATATCGTTCCCTTCCTCAAGGTCCATCGAAACGTTAAACACAACGTCACGGTTTACAGCGGGCGACTTACCGCGACGTGCGGAATCCGCCAGCGATTTTACGGGAGGTGGTGCTACCGGCTTTTTGCGCTTGGCCGGTTTCACCAAAATAGTTTGCGGCCTTGGAACGTCGATACGTCCAGCCAGACGCAGCATGTTGCGAACGGCGACCAGTGCCAGCGTTGCCGCGTTTTCCAAACTGATTGCGTCGATTGTTTCGGCGTTCTTACCTTCAATCAAGCGCAGCGCGCCGTCCAAGTCCTTTTTGCTTTTTGCAAAGAGAGTGTCGTTATTCATAAAGCCTCACGCCATTTCGACGTAATCACAAAGGTCGTGATCCGCCATCAGTTCAACTTGCTTGTACATACGCAGCGCGGTCACAGCGGTATGCGTTGCACCGGGATATTCCTGAACTACGATTTCGTCGTAGTCATCACGCGATTTGAATTCACTGCCATTGCGTTCCATGCGACACCCCCAAACTATTTTGAAAGGACTGGCTTCATCATAACGAATCGTAAAACAAAATGCGTGTGTCGAACAAACCGGCCAAACTTTGCTTCACGTTCAATCGTCTGCAACAGTTTGTCGGCGAATTGATAAACAAGCGCGTTGTCCACTTCGGTGAGTTGACGGCTTGGCTTGTTTCGAAAAAGAGTGCGGAACCGTTCTGCTCGTTCCGCTAAGCGATAGGCGCGCATTTCGTACAGCGCCTCGGCCAACCTTTCGATTTCTTTCCAATCGAAATTGATTGCAGTCACGACGTTGGGGTCAGCCTTCCAGAATTGTTTGAGGCTGTCATATCCGCTAACGCCGGTAATCTCTTTGAGCACACGCGGAAAGAGGCGCAACGTGCGCGCCTCCACCGTTGCAGAAAACCGGCCGCTGGCGATAACACTAACAATCTTTTCCATCGCAAACTCCAGCGGCTCGATTCGATTAGTAGGTGATTGAAGAACGGCGCTGGCGGAACGGATGCGGGAAATGCTCTTTCAGCAATTCGTCGTTGTAGTAACCCAGCATGTTTAAGTAGCAGCGGTAGCCGATAGCTTCCGCTTCGTCTTGGTTTTCTTCACCGAAGTAAAAATCTTCGTAACGCAGCGCGACGATATCGGTATGGTCACATTCGGTAATCAGAATTTCGTAACCTTCCGGACCGTAGACGTAACCTTTGATATGGTCGGCGTCGTCGGAGTCGATGCCGGTGTATTCGGAATTGAGACGATCTTTGTTTTCGCGGCGAGTTTCCGCCCACTCCACGAACGACATATACTGGCCGTCGTCACGATGGAGCACGTCCAAGAAATCGAAGCTGGATGGGATTCGTGTGATTTGCACGTAACCCGGAACCCGTTGACGATGGCGGTTAAACATTTCGGCAACCGGCTGCAAACAGAATGCAGCGCGCAGCACATTGAAGTAATCGCCAACCATGGTGCAAACTGGCGTGGTGATTTGCGCGTTGTTTTGGTCGCGAATCAAAACGATCCACGCACCGAAACGTTTGTCGGAATCGTCAAACATATTGGCGATATCCTCAAGGCCGCGCTCATTGCGAGGCAAGGCGTATTCGGAAAGCAGAAGGTTTGCATACGATTGGTTGCTGACGGTGGTGGCGAGTTGCAGATACTTTTTCATGTTTGCGGTTCCCTGAACTGAGTAGAGGCGCCCGAAGGCGCCCCTGTTGTGTCACTGAAATGGAAATGTTGCGGTTTTAACCTTCGAGGAATTCTTCGATTTCCGAAGCGTCCACGTTATCGTTGATGCGCTCAACGATATCTTCTTTGGTCATGGAGTCATCAGCGTTGAGGCCGAAATAGTTTGCGAAAGCGATCAGGTTGCCCGGTTCGCATTCCATCAGAGCGGCGGTGTAATCCGGCTCGCCTACCAACATGCTGGAAATTGCAGATTCCAGCGATTCGACCATTGGCCCAACCTCGGCCGCGTCTTCTTTGGTGGCAACGGCGATAGTCACCAACGCAAGATCGGAACTGAACACGGTGTTGGTCGAAACGATTTCGACCGGGGCGCCCAGCGATTCAGGCAGCGAATCAGCAAACGACGAAAACGCGGTCTGCAAATTGTTTGCGATTTCTTCGGTCATGGTGCCCGGTTTCGGCTGTTCGGAATCCGGAGCCAGTTCGCCTTCCGAATCGTCTTCCGAATCGTCTTCGTCATCCAGATCGTCTTCGTCGTCTTCGTCTTCCAGTTCGAAGCTAGGGTCGAAGCCGTGGTTGTCCCAGTCGCTGGCCGGGCCGACGTAAACTTCCAGTTCCAGAACGATATCAGAACCGACAGTCAGACGGCCCAAATCTGCGAGTTCGAAAATGGAGTCGCGCAGCGATTCGATGATTACGCCTTGCGATTCGAAAATGGTCGGAATCATTTTCGGCGCAGGCAGTGCCGGAATGTTTTCGCACGCTTCGACAAACGCGTTGTTCATTTTCAGTTGTTCGTAGTTGCCGTAGTCGATTACGGCGCGACCGAGTTGCACGATTTCGTCGCGGTTGAAAAACTTGTCGAGCGACAGAAACTCGGGGACGTAAACAGCGCGAACATTTTCGTCGGCGTTTTCGTCCGGGTGCGGCGTGTACACGCCAGCGATTGCGGTCAGTACCGGCGAATCGGTGCCAGTGAACCGGCGAATGGCATTCAGGTTTTGCGCAACTACCGACAGCGATTCGGCTGGCAAAATGTTTACAACTTCGCCGTCCACCTTGAGGCGCACCAACTGGATTTCACCGTCGTAACCATCCGGCTCGAAAGTGCCTTTTTCCAGATCGTCGCGCAGAACGGAATACAGAATGCCGGATTCGTCTTCGTCCTGTTCGAATTCGCCCGCTTCTTCGAGGTCTTCACGCAGGTTTTCGACCAGCGATTCGTCGGCGTCCGGAACCAGTTGCGCAGCGTCGAAGTATGCAACAAACATGACGGCTTCGTCATTGTTGTTTAGGGTCGCGATCATGTATTCGTTTTCGCCACCCGGAGCGTCGGCACCGTCACCGAAATTCGGATTCAGTTGCGCACGGCTGCCGACAACTGCGGCGTATTTGTAGAGCACGCCGTCTTTTGGCAGTTCGTCACCGAGCGCAGTACCGAGGGCGCTGTTTGCAGAAACGAGGACGGAAACGCGACGGCCAGTTTGGAATTGTTGCATGGTGCTTCTCCTAATGAAATTGTTTGTAGCGGTGCGCCCCGGTTAAGAGGCGCGGTAGTTGTTTACAGTTTGAATTGCGGCAGGCTCAATTGAACCAACGCAGCTTCAACCTTTTTCGGTTTGTGCTTCGCGAGAATGGCGTCGGCCATTTCCTTTTTGGTCGGGGCCGGTGCGCCGAGTGCGACACGCTTGGTTTTTGGAACCACGTTGAAGTGCGCGCAGAGCGTATTCAGTTGCGTGGCTTTCAGGTTCGAAACCAAAACGTCGGCGGGCGTTTGCGCTTTCGGGGCAGAGTGGTTTTCGTCATCGGCATTTACGAAATCACCGCCTTCTTTGAGGTGGTCGTTTTCAGTGATCCAAACATCCAACACCGGAATCGGAAGCTCAGCCGCCAAACAACGCGCCAGTTTTTGTTTGTGTTCTTGCAGGCGCTCATAGTCTTCGTCGCCGATTGCGTCGCTGGCCTTCACCAGTTTGGCGAGCACCGGAATGTTCATAGCCTCCGAAGTTTCTTCGGCAAACAGATTCAAATAGAACAGCGGGAATTCCATGAGTTCTTCGAACAGGTCGTCTTCGACGTTCGGTTCATCGTCGTCTTCGAAGGACTCGACTTCTTCGCCGTTGTACTCCAACCACGCTTGCAACTTCACGGCCGGAACTTGGTCGAGCAATTTGCTGACCAGCTTACGAGCAAACTTTTTCTCCTTTTTCGGAGTGTCGCTGTTGAGGAAACGCTCAACTTTTTTCTCGTTGAACGGAACCGCTTGATCGGTGGCGAGTGCTGCCAACATCCCAATCGGGTAGTCCAGCAAAGCGTCAAACAGTTTGGCGCGAAGGGCGCGAGCGTTTGGTGCGATGCCTTCGGAGCACGGTTCGATTTCGACCGAACCGTTAACAATGTGGTCGATCAGAATTTTCAGGCGGGCGCCTTCATGATTGGCAACCATGCTGAAAGTCGAAACAATGCCCAATTCACCGAGGGCGCTGGCCGCGTTATCCAGTGCGATGCGGCAATCGCTCAGCGCTTGCTTACGAACGGATTCGATAGCGGTTTGGATTTTGCATTTTTCGTTAGTCATTGCGTTGTTCCTTTCCGAAATGTTTGCAACATGAGCGGGCTGGGTTGCCCTTAACTTCCGCTAAGTCGTAAGTGGGAATCGCTGGGGTGCGGAACCCCCAGCATATACATGATAGCAAACCCCACCGTTGTTGGAAACCCCTTAGCCTTACGACCTACAGGAAGTTACCCGTTTTCGCTTTCCCGTTTCAGTTCCTCAAGGCGGCGCAGTTCGCGTGCCATTTGCGGGCGAATCGTTTTGGTGCCGATCAGGGACAGGCCGCATTCAACGCGGCGGATTTTTTGCGCAGTGGTGCCGATCAGCGCAGCCAGTTGTTCACGTTTCAGGTTGAGCGCTTTGCGGCGTGCGGCAAGTGCGGCACCTTTCCGCAATTCCTCTTGCCGTCGTACCAACCACTTCGGGGCGTCTGCCTGCGCTTGCGAACGCAAAACGTTTGGAGCTTTGCGCTTTTCCAAACGACGACGGGCCGCTTCGCGACCGGCTGCAACATCCGATTCCATTTCTGGATCAGGGTGACGATCCTGCCGGTCGAATTCCGAAACGTCCAAGTTTTCGAATTCGGTCGGATCGTATGGCGTGTCGCCGGGGCTTTCCGAAATGTAGTGGCGCAGCTTATCCAGAATACGCGGATCAACGCCGTCGAGTTTGTCGGTCAACGGCAGAATATCGCGAGCCAGAAATTCATTGCGTGCGGTGATTTGTCGGTGCAGGTTGTACGCGTCTTTCGAAACGGTCGGATCAGTCGCAACCTGCACGTTCCACTGAATCAGATTCTGCACAGTGATTTCGGCGTCGTTTGGATCGAACGGCAGATGGGCAATCACGCAAAGATTTTGGACTACCTCGGCAAACGGCTTTTGCTTTTTCAACACCTCCAGTTGCGCCCGCATTGCGCGAGCATTCAGAAATTCTATGCTTTCTCTAGAGTTTACGTCGGCCCAATTGTTTACCGGAGTTTCGGCCGGAGTGTAGGAGCGGTATTGGGCACCCAATCCCTCCAAACAATTTGAGACGTAGGACAGCGGCCCTTTCACCGAAACGATTTCACCATTTGCCAATACAACGCGATAGATATAATCGCTCATTCCAGTTCACCTTTCTTTTTGCAAGTTTTTCGGGGTTGGGGAGTAATGGGTTCTCCGCGCTTATCCCACTTTTCGTTTTCGTCCAGCACTTTAGCCAAACGGTTTGCTGCACGGTAATCGCGAGCCGTGTCTAGTCGGGCACGCATCCGCAAGTCAGCTTGTTCGGCAAGCTTGGTGTCATCCAATTCCTTTTGCAGTGCGTCACGCTCTTTGCGGACAGCGCGCAGTTCTTTGGAAGCGCTGCGCCATTTGCACGCAAACAAAATCAAAGCAAGGGACAACATCGGGGCCGTGCCGATTGTGATTGCTCGGGCGATTTCTACAACTTTCGACCATTCCATTATCCATTCAACCTGTCCAGTTTGTCGGAGATTAGTCGCATTTCCTGTTTGGTCCGTTCGATGTTTACGAGGGACTCAAGCAGCGCCGCATTCATTTCGGCCTTTTCTACAATCAGTTTTTGATTGGCATCGCGCAGCATTTTGATATGCTGATCTTTAATCTCCATCATCTTTTGGTGATGGCGGGTTTTAGTCACGATGGTCAAAACCAACGACAGCACCAACACGACCTGCAAAATGGTTACGATAGTTTGAGGCAGCATTATTAGACTTCCTTGAGTAGTTTGCGCTTGTGCGAGGCGAATGCCGACGACAGCTTTTCGATTTCACAGGCGCGCAGATGATAGGCGATGTTGCCGTTTTCGAGGAACTGGGTTTCAACATCGACCGGGTGAAGTTGGTCGGCCAGCCAATCCAAACATTCTTGAATCTCGGATTGACGGCGGCTCAGCATGAATTGGTGATCGACAACCGAACGCTGGTCAAGGGTTTGGTTAAACATGATAACCAGCGTTACGTCGGTCGAATGGATTTCTTCGTCAGAGATTTTCCAGATGAAGCGGCGCATGCGACCAGCCGGTTGCGAACACTCGGCCATTTCCACGTTGCCTTTGAATTTCATGCCGTTGAATTGCGGGTTGTGTTTTACCGCAAACAGGAAATCTTCGTTGGACATTTGCGCGTCCACCAGCGCGGCGATAAAGATCATTTACAGATTCCTCCAAACAGTTTTGAATGTCCAATGGCTGACAGTTCAACCAGACTGGCGACTTTCACAAATCGCCAGACGGGTTTATCTGTTTACTTCGGCATCACCGGGCGAATTGTTTTGCCCAGCTTGCTCATGATTTGCACCGGAATATGTTTGCCGGTTCCGCGCACGCAACCATTTTCGTTCACGGTCATCGGTGCGGGGCTGGTGTAGATGCAGCAATTGTTTGGCAGCGTGTCCATGTTGTTTGGCATGGCGGTAATTGCCTGTTCAATTGTTTTGCCAGTGCCCCAGTAGTGGTTTGTGTCGTCCAGAATCAACAGGTATTCATGCACCGGCAAAACAAGCGAACCCGCATCCGTCAACTTTCCGAATCGGTCGGGTTCGGCCAAAACGTTGAGTTGTTTGTCAACGGCGCTGCCTCCCCACATCCAGCCAAACTCAAACGACCCGGCGCGGGTGCCGTTCATGTTTCGGAAAACAAGGGCGGTCGGATGTTCTGACAGTTCGGTCGGCGTGGCTTCGTCCACCGCTTCCATTTCGACAGCGCTTTGCGTTCCCGGCTGCGCAACTGTTTGCGTTTCTTCACCGTAGGCCACCAGCGCAAACGCTTCGCGCACGGTCATGATTTTGTTGTCGTTACCATCGGTGAAATACGGCGGCACGCTGGCGCAATCATCAAGGAACGAAATCACGCTGTACGGCGCCCAGCGGGAAACACGCCCGTCACTGCAAACAACTCGGTGACGGAATCCGGAATCGTTCCAACCGGCTTCAACTTCGGTCGTTTCGATTTTGTATTTCAGGTCGGCAGTCGAGCCACCTTGGACTGGGGATTCGTCAGGCAGCGAATCTACAAACTCGACGCCGTGCGCGATCAACTCGACCGGGCGAATGCCATTGATCGAAGCGTTTTCGCCAATGTAGACCCGCAGGTTTTGCGCAGGGTGACGCGCTTCGTGTTCCGGGTCAATATGCGCGTAAACAAACGTGCGACCAGTTTTGCGAATCTCGACGCCGTGTTCTTTAAGCGAAATGTTTGCGAGTGCGATGTTTGTGGTCACGGGTTCTTTTCCTGTTTTGATCGAAGCGAATTGTTCGCCGTACAGCACCAGTTCTTCGACGGTCAGGTCGGCGGTCTTTTTGCCGTGCGCGTATTCGCGAACAGCTTTGTCTTGTTCCAGAATGTGCGGGTCCATGTGATGGAAAACAAAACCACGGCCACGCGGGACAATTTCAACGCGGTGTTTGGCACGCAGGATATCGTTTGCAGCGACGATGCTTTTAGTGGACATTGTGTGGCTCCTTGTCGAATCGAAATGTTTGCAGTTAGCGGAATTTAGTTGGGCGAGTCATCCAGCCTGCCGCAATCGGCAACCAGCAAATGACGCCGTACCACACGGCCAACAAAACAGCGGCCCCACGCATTTTCCAACTGGCATTTTTCAACCAGTCGAATTGGTACTCGACGCTTTCACGCTCGGTCTTGTACCAGAACCAAACAGCGAGGCTGACAACAGCGCAGCCCAGCAACAGGTAAACAATAACGGCCCAAAGGAGGATGGTCAGAATAATCATGGTCAGTTTTCCAAACAGTTAGTCGCGAACAATCGGGGTGACGTACTGGCCCTTAAACGCTTTGGCGCCGTCGATACGAGCGCGACCCAAAGCATCACCGTTTTCGTTGTACCACACGTAAACACCTTGGCCGGGGAATTCTTCTTCCAGCAATTCACCGTTAACGCACATTCCGTCGTAACGTGGATCATCGCAGTGGTAAATGTGCGTGCTGAATGGGCAGGTCGGTTTTTGGTCAGGCATGGTCAGTTTTCCAAACAGTTAGCGGGTGATTGCGTTGCGGAAACGGCGCTGGGCATCCTGCACTTTTTTCTGGTGCGCAGAATCAGCCTGCACAAACACAGCGTCCCATTCCCACGATTTTGTTGCAGCGACTTTCTTGGTTTTTACTTGAGTGGCGTACATGATATGAGTTCCGAAAAATCTGAATTGTTTGCAGTTTACGAGTTTGAGTCGGGGCCGAAGCCCCGTGGCGAATGTTTACCCGCCGAAGTATGCAGCGATTGCGCGGCGTTCGATTGTGCGCTGTGACGGTTGCGCGCAGTGGAAGAACCCGCTGTTGATTCGGTATTGCGCGGTCAGCGTGCCGGTTGTGTCGTGCGCGCTTTCCCAAAGTTTCGACCATTCCCACGCGGCATCAACTAGCGCTGCGCTTCTCGGACAGAACCCGTCTTCAACCAGCGATTCGATCAGGTCCGAAACGCGGTAGGTTAAATCGTCGGCGCAATCTACAAACAATTCGTCGGCGGTGTGGTCAATGTAAACGCTCGGCTTCTTGCTCATGCTCAAACTTCCTCTAACTCGTAAGTGTAATGTTCCGGGCTAGGCTTCTCCCCAGTATTGACATTATCCCATAGCCGTCTTCGGTTTGAAATGACTTACCCTTACGGACTAAGGGAGGTTTCCCGACGCGTTTTTCCAGAATCCAGAAACGAAGAAAGGGCGGCACTAGGGCCACCCTTTCGGTTCTTCGTCAGCCTTTCGGCATTTCCAGCAACAGCTTCGGGGTCAACCGCCGCAAAACCCGAACCACGTTTGCGCAGAGCAAAGACAGTTCGTGAGTGTGTTGCGATTCAACCGTGTAACGTTCTTTCAACGCTTCACGAATGATTGGCACCACGGTATGCGATTGTTTGCCCGTTGGTATCTTGAGCAGAATCAACAAATGCGTAAACAGTTCGAAAACTGAATCCGACTTCTTTCCGGAACGCACTGCCAGTTGCGCCAGTGCGTTTAGGTCCGGGTCAATGGCGAGTAGGCCGACCGGGTTCTTGATTCGAAAACCGATAGGCTTTTCGTCGCTGCGATCCGGTCCCCAAACAGCATCGGTGAATACTTGGCGATCCTGCAAATGTTTGCAAGTGTCTTCGTCGGACAAAAGCCCCACGTCGGTCCCGCAAACAGAAACGGATTTGTAATGCCATTCCGCAACGTGCGCCGGAAGTTTGAGCATGGTGTTACCCTTTCAGGAAGGCCAGCAAAACGGCCTGTTCGTTTTGGCAGCGATCTTCGACCGACTTCTGAACCGCAATGCTGCTTTTCTTGAAGTAGGTGGGAACGCTGCGCTTTTTGAATTGCTGCGCTTTGATAATCAGTTGTTCGTCGGTATCAGACGGAAGCCAAGAACAATTCAGCAGAACCGAAGTGTTTGGACCGTACTGCACTGCCGTCGAGTAAACCATTTCGCGAACGGCTTGGTGGCGTTTACCGAGATTCCACCCGGCCTTTTCAAGCGTTGCGGCTTGGGGCTCGTAATGGGTTTTCCGAATGAACGCCGCTTGTGCTGCCGCGAATTCATCAGCGCGTTTGCTGGCAACGCTTTTGTAAACCGCGTTGAAAGCAGTGGTGCCCGGAGTGTAACCATTGAACTCGGTAAACGGTTTCCCGAATTCCGATTTCAAGAACGCAGCCATGGTGCCAGCGTTGGTGCTCAGTTGGTGCTTCCCGTAGGAAACGCCGCCGTTGTCACCTTTGCCGGTGCTCACCGTGGAAACGCCGCGACCGCCCGATTCAAACTTTTCGCTAACGAAGCCGGTCACGATGATTGGAGTAGGCATTTCGATTTCCTCAGATTTTTCTTCCGTAACCGGCGCAGGTTCGGGAGCAGGAACCGGGGTTGGTTCTGGTGCTTTCCGAAACAGAGACAGGATCAGGTCGATGATAGAACGCATGGTAGTGGCCTCTTGTGTCACTACCATTAAATTCTTCAAATCAGAGGAAATCGAACGTTTTTACTCGGTGGCTTTCAGGGCGTTGTACCCAGCGCTGATTTCTTTTCCAAAACTTTTCAACTGGACTCGGCCCAGTATGGCACCGGCTGGTGGCATCCACTGCAACAGCGGGCGAGCCATGCCGTTGTTGATTCGCTCAGCGTAACCGGCTGCGGTTTCAGCTTCCAAACCAAACGGAACAAACATCGAATAGATTACGACACGCGCAGGGTCATCGTTGACAAACAGATTTCCCGCAACGCAATGGCGGCGTTCGCCTTTGACTTTGCACACGCCAACTTGACCGGTCCACGCCACGTACTTCAAACCGTCGGCGGTGATTTCGTAAATGCCGAAAACGTGATTCAGCGCCACCAGTTCGGTTTGGAATTCGCGGTCGAAATCTTTGTTGACGACCGATTTCGAAAGACTGGCTTTGCGGCCGGAAATGGTCAACCAGCGAACGCGCTTACCGGTTGGTTCGCCCGTGAGAGTGCGACGGCTTTTATAGCGTTTACTCATTTTGGAACTCCAGCGTGGGTGATGTTGAGTGGAATGTTTACGTCTTTGCGTTCCAGTGGATTCAGGAAAGCAAGATTGGCCGCAATCGCACAGGCGTCTTTCATCTGTTGCATGCGGCGGACTTCGATGCTGTGGTTGAAAACACGGACGTAGCGCTGACCGGTCTGTTCGTCCATCCACGAACCGAAGGTGTCGTAACCGAATACGTTTTCGATCAGCGTGTTGGCATCACCGAAAATAATCAGGTCGAAACTTTCCATGTTGCAGTTGAAACAGGCGACCATGGTGCCGACCTGAATCAGAACGCCACCCGGACTAATTGTGTATTCGAAAGAAAGCGTGTCCGGATCGGCGGCAAGTTCTTCTGCCGTTGCTGTACGGGTGTAGACCAGCGTGGGGTGCCTGTTTAGCGAAACATTTGCGTTCACGCCGAATGGCAGAAAGCCCCGCGCTTTCAAATTGTGAACCATCGAATCCAGATGGTGGAAAACGTGATGCAACGCCACCTTATTACCGTCTGGCGCAAGTGCGTCGAGGTTGTTGGCAAGGCTCGGATTGTGGTCAGCGAAATTGAAAATCTCCGACAACAATGAAGCAAACACAGTAAGTTCTGGAACTGTGATATGCGTTCCGAAAAGTTCGCGCCCTTGCATTAATGGGCCACGGCCGGGATAGTTGGTAATGCAGTTGATGCGATTGCTGATTAGCGTATCACGGGTTGCTATGGCCAGATTTGCAAACCGGTACGGCAGATTCAGAGTGCGCCAGAAGTTTGGAAGGTGCTCGCTGTAAACGAGATTGAAGTGATCCGTCAGCAAACCCGGAATGACTTCTTTCGGATCGCGGTACACGTCTTCTTTAACGAATGGTGTAGCGTCGGCGTAAATGTAGTAGCACAGCGGTTTCAGCTTTTCCAAATCCAGTTCCTTGATCGGGCCGTCAAGGAGGATTGGTTTCGGCGTCAGCATTGTGAATGGGGCACGCTTGGTCAGTTGTGCATCAGGATTTATGAGAGTCATTTACGTGGTCCTTTATCGGCGCGGAATTCACGCGGATTATAAGTTACGGACTTCGAATCGAATTCTAGATCGACTTTGCCGCCTTTGATACCGCGCAGCGGGGTGCCTTGAATTCCCTGTTCGCCTTTAGCGTCGGATACAATACCTTTTGGCATCGTTTGCAAAGTTGCGCGCAACAAGGTCCATCTGTGAACCAACCTTTGCCAAAAAGTGGGCTTCACGATCTTCGGGACGAATCCACCGGTGCGCTTTATCGTCATAACCAACGGCCTCAAAGAATTCCAGCATGTTGTCGTGTTTGATCCAGTCCGGCTCATTCGGAATTGGCTGATTGTGTTTGAGAAGACAGTCGATCAAATGCTGCCGATCCCAATCCCAATCATCTTTATCTTTTACAGACGCACGAATCGGTGGCGGAATGTACACGCCTCCCGGTTTATGTGCGGCCAGTGTGCGCTTGTACAAATCAGTGTTGTTGCGTTTGCGGAAAGTTTCCCAGCGGGCGCCCCAGCGATAAAAGTTTGGTTCGCCGAAGGAAGGAATCGGAATCAGGTGTTCGTCAACGGGCACGTCGTCGTACCACATTGTTACAGTATAGAGTCGCATCGTGCCCGTCTCCGATTACTACTGGCGACCTTCTAAGTCGCGCCACGTTTGGTCGAGTTTGTCGAGGTGCTTATCCAGACGCTTCCGATTCTTGTCGGATTTGTCGTGATAGATTTCCCACGCTTCCGAACCTTTCATGATTCGAATATTTTTCTTTGGGTAGAAAACTGATTCGGCCATTACTCGTTATGATCCTCTTGCGAATTGGCGTAGGCTTCCAGCAAGTCCAGCGACAGCGGCGCCACGGCGTCAAACATTGCGCGACCGGCTTCGGTGTAGAAGGTCGCAGCCTTGAGGAACGAACGTTGCTGTTTTACGAAATCGACCGGGGTGATGTTGGTGCCGGTCTTCTTCATGATTTCGCAACGCAGGCTTTCCAGAATGTACAGCGTGTCAGCACTGGCAGACGCATACAGCAGGTCGGCGTCACGAATGATTTGCTGCACAATGTTTTTCGGTTCGTGTATGAACGGAAACTCTGTTACACGAATTGCTTCTTCGGCGATTGGAAACACTTTGTCGAAGTTAACCCACTCGACAACATTTTTCTGGCGCAGCATGGCCTTGTATTCGTGCAGGCCGGAAACAGCCGCTTCGATGTTGTGCGAATCTGGAACTTGTTGATTACCACCGGTGTGATGGAAATCGTGGAACAGGGCACCCAGTACCAGACCAGCAAATTGGGGATCGTTTAGGGTTTCGGTTGCCGCAATTTCAACAGCGTAATGAGCAACGCCAATGCAATGTTGTGTATTGTGATACAGGTTGCCCGCACCGACGTTGTAGGTTTTCAGGTAGTCGAGTGCTTCGGGGTGGCCGATGGCTTTGAGCAGGATACGCAAGCGCGCTTCTTTTTGCAGACGGGCAATGGCTAGGACTTGCGGGAAGTGGTGAATCTTTTTGGTATTGCCGTGCGCGTCAGTAACGGTGCCGCTGAAATTGCCAATCATCGGTCTCATTTGTCGTCACTCCCTTCGTAAAATTTCAAATCATCGAGGTTTGCGTTGATGCGGTACTTCGCCAGTTCCTCGTTGGTCATGCTGCGGACCTTTGCGAGAATCTTGGTGAGTTTGCGTTTACCTTTTCCGTCGCGCCCGGTTCCCCAGTATTCATCCCACGTCGCGTCTTCGGTCAACGTAGCTTCGCCGGTATCGCGCAGCAACCGAAGCAAGATTGGGTTTTGTGCAAACTTGTGCGCCACGGCATTCAGCATGATGCTGTCTTTCTTTTCGTTGAACGCAGGGTCGAGTGGCGCCCCGCCTTTCTCGGAACCGAAATACTTGGCCTTCGACCAGTCAAACGCGTTGATGATCTTGGCGCGGAAGGTTTTGTTTTTCGTCTTGTGCGCTTGGTAGTAGTGCTCAGCGCTTTTAAACAAAACTGGCTTGCCGCCAAACATGGCGATGAACGCAGCCGGGAACGGGTTCGACAGAAACGCGTACTTGATGGTCCGGCTAGTGAACGTGATTTCCTTTTGCTTTTTCTTCATCGGAGGAAGTCCTAAACCCATACGCACCTCAAACAGAAACGGGCAGCACTAGGCCACCCGTTCGCGATTGTTACTGTTCGATGCGCTGGTACGCTTCGATGGTTTTCGCGTAACGTTCGGTCAGCGCGGTCATGATTTTTGCGTTGTCGATTTCACCGCCAGCCAGCAGCATACCTTCCAGAATGTCGGCCAGATGTTCGGTGTCTTCGCGGTCGTCGGCCCACACTTTCACGTAGGTCGCCGGGTTTTCGAGGAACTGGGTTTTGTTGTAGGCGAGGCCGTGTTCTTTCGCGCCGTTCGCGGTACGGAAACGATTCAGAACCGACTTCGACAGGTATTCGGTCAGCAGGTTTTGAACGGTAAAATCCGGATCGACGATGAACAGAGCGGAGAAAAGATTTTCCCACGCGCCGCACAGATCGAAAGTGCTGTAGGTCACTTGGGTTGCGATGTGGCGACCATACAGGTTGGAAACCAGACGCTCCAGATGTTGCACTGCGTGTTCCGAAGTTTCTTTTTCGGTTTCTGCGAACAGGTCGTTGTACTTGCTGCCGTAGGCGTGTTCGGCGTTTACCCAACCTTCGCGCATTGCGTCGAGAGGCGTGTAAACTTTTTGAACAGCCGACATTTGACCAGCCCAGTAGTACGGCTTGGAACTACGCTGCACAACGTGGGTGAACGAAAGCAGGAAGTGCGCGGCGTCGATCAGTTCCATGCGGAATTGCGGACGGTTGAAATCGACTTTCGCCCACCACTTGTACGGAGTGAACGCGATTGCTTCCGCGACTTCCAGTTTGATTGCGCGGCGATACGCGAAACCGTGGTCGTTTTCCAGAGTTGCGTTGCGCCATTGCACGCCGCCCATCAGGTCGTTCAGGTCAGCCTGCACGCCGAGAATGGTATTGAAAACGGCAGTGTGTTCTGGCATTTCGTGGCCGAGGTAGCGAGCCGGGAATCGAGACATTTCAGTTTTCCAGTTTGGGTGATTGGTGATGAATCTAGTTTACAGTTTTTCGCCACGCAGTTTGGCCGCGATGCTTGGGCGGATACGCGGTTTGCGGGTCAGGAATTGGGGAGCTTGGCGCGCTTCGATTCGAGCCTGTTGCTGTTCGGGGTTGCCCGGCGACATTACCATATCGCGCATTACAGTAGAGGCACCTTCACTGGTTTTCACTTGTTTAACTTCGGTCATTGTTTTGGCTCCAGAAATGAAAAACCGTACTCACCCTTTACAGTTTAGGTGAGCACGGCTCTTGGTCACGGCTGTTCGACGAATTCGGAAATGTCGGCCAACACTTCGACGGAAACGACGGCAGTGCTGCCTTTCCATTTCGGAGTGGCTTTCAGTTCCAGAACATAGGAACCGAGTGGCGCACCGGCAGCGTTGTATTTGACGTTTTGCAGATACGGCTTGATGAAACCAAAGTCGTAACGCTGAATTGTTTGGACAGCGTAACCGCCTTCGCTCATGGTGCCATCGGTAATGACGGTATGGCCGGAAGCCGCATTGCTCCAGACGTAAGCTTTACGCAATTCGTCAAAGATCAATTTCCATTTCACTGGATTGGCTTCGCCACCGGAAGGGTCGGTATCCAGAATCAGTTCCACGTCATACATATCGCAGACGTTTGGAACATCCGGATTCAGCGAGCCGACAGTGACTGCGAAAGTCCACAGTTCGTCAGGCTTGAGCGCAATGTCGTAACTGCCGCCCGCTTCGTAATTGGTTTGGTCGCCACGTTTGCGCACGGCGAGGCCAAGTTCAATCAGCGAGTTTTTCGAAATGGTGAAATCGTCAGCCGGATTGCCAATACCAGCCAGCATGTATTTCTTGCCGTTGATGGTTTTGGTAAAACCGGTTTCAGCAACAGCCGGGGCGCTGCCTGCCGCGTAGGTCAGACCGGCAACGAAATCAGGGTCGCCCGGATGACGACAAACCAAAACGCCGCCAAGGTAAAACGAAATGTAATCGCCTTGGCGGTCGGTGATGATGTTGTCGATAATCAGCGTCGAGGAATCACCGTAGTATTTCGAAACCGTGGTGGTGAAGGCGCCGGAGTCTTGCACTTCTTTCATTTCGGCCGGAGTCAAAACGATTCGACGTACTTCGTTGGGATGCTCGCCAGCTTCGGCAATCTTGGCAACGAGTTGATCGACTACGCCACCATAAGTTTGAACTTCCATTGGAAATCCTCAATTCAGAAAATTTGGAACCCCGTAATGCGCTTGCAAACCGAGGATGATGTTTTCCTTTGGTGCGATCTTGATTGGCATTGCCGTTTCGGAAAGCTTCACGGTAATGGTACAGTCGAGTTCGTTCCATTCGGTGATTGGTTCTTCCTTTCCGAAAACGCCCGAGCGGTTTACAATCGCGCAGGCAAACGCTTCGGCCATGCCAGCGGAAAGGTGGATAAACGTTGGAATCAGTTTGGCGATACGGTCGAGGCCGCGTTCGTTCTTTGTGAGTTCCAGCAGGTAGTTGGATTGTTCACCAACACTGAGCGAACGCAAAACCACGTTGTGATAAGGTTCGCACATAATGCCAGCTTGGAAAAAGTCGATCAACGAATTCGAACCCGGATACGGCACGTCGTAATAGACGGCGCCCAGTTTCGCTTCGATGATTTTCGCACTGCACAAATCGCAAGGCTGCGCAGTCGCATACATTTCGGCACCAACAATGTCGATGCCCATACGTTTTGCAAAGTCGATTGCATTGGCTTCGGCGTGGTCGCATTCACACATATGCAAGCCGCCACCACTGGGCACACCATAAATCAGACGTTCGCATTTGTCCGGATGTGGTACTTTTGGTTTCACACCGTTGAAGCCCGCCGAAATCTGACGATTGCCGCGAGAGATTACGCAACCGACTTTACGACCCGAAGCGCAGGTCACTTGGTTGGCGTACATATACGCAATGTCGATGAAAAACTTTGCCCAGTGTTGACGCATTTTATTCTCCAACGGGGCGTATTGGTTTGCGCCCCATACAGTTAGCGGATTTTGGTTGTGGCGATATGGATTCCGTCTTCCCACGTTAACCGTGAATGGAACAGAATCACGTCGTTTGGCATGCCGTAGAGATTGATGCAGACCATACCTTCAACCTGTTCAATCTCCACGTCGAGAAGCAAATCTTTGCGGGCAATCTCCAAAGCGGATTGAAGCGCCCCGTCTTTAGTCTGCCACATATCGACATAGATTTCTTTTTTGATTTTACCGGGATCGGGTTCTTGTATGTGATTGACCCGATTGTCGCCCAGTATTTCCCATGAGTGCATGTTGGTTTCCTTTACTATCTGAGGAAGGTTTACAGTTTACCCACCAAAGTAGCGCGTTGCGTTGCTGGAATACGAATTCGACAAACCAGCAGTTGTATCCGTTTCGGTTGCGAGTGACGGGAACACCGGCGCCTCCCACTGTCCGGCTTTGTTGGTAACGTCTTTGCCCATTGAGTAAAGGCGCGCCCATGTGGTGGCTTGCTTTGTTGTCTCGACGTTTTGATAACCGCCGTAGTCGTAAACTTTTTCTACCGAGTTTAGCAATGGCGTTGCGCCCTTGCCGCCAAACGAGAAGATTGTTTCGCGACCTGCGTAGATCAGTGCTTTGTTGGTTCGGGCGTCGTCGGAAAGATATTCGTTTTGTCCGTACTGCGACATTACCTTGGCCGAGATTACCGAAAGTTCTTGCAGACTCGAAGCGGCATCGGTTGGCGTTACGTTGCCAAACGTTTTGATGTAAGAATCTGCACCTTGGGTCAGCAGCAACTGTTGTGGGTTTGTGGAATTTGCAAACGCGTTTACGGCGCGTGCGGTTTTGTGCGGGTTGATTGTGATGTTGTCCGGCCCGATTCCGAAACCGGTCGTATCCATCAGGAAATTTGTCGTTACTTTACCAGCCGCCGTATCCACAAACGGCAACGTGAACGGAAGGTCAAGTTGGCCCGCTCCCATGCCGCCTGTTGCAAGGTCCGCCGCCCATATTCCACCACCGAGAACTTCACCGACGATAGCGCCTTTGTTGAGGCGTCCACCAGTGGCAGCACTGACGATATTATTAACCCGGAAACCAGTAACATCGCCAAAAGCGCCACTAACGCGGCCAATAGCAGCCGCTTTAAAACTTGTAGAATTGCTTCGCGCATAATCAATGTCCGATGCAATACGGTTTATGTTGAAACCATCGGTCAAATTCGAAAGCATATCGCCGCCGAATGCTGTGACGCGCTGGAAGTATGAGGTGTCGGCCGGAATAACGTTTGCAGCTTTGATACTTGCGCCCAGTGGCCCACCGATGTTGTCGAGTGCTGCCGTACTGGAACGCACGCCATCCATAGCACTTCGCATTTGTGCATTCGGTGCCAAGTTTGTTGCAATGCTCGGAACTGCCGGGAACGCGCTGTTGAACGCATCCAGCGATTTCATGCTGTCCATTGCAGCCGTTGTCGCCGGAACTGGAATGCCGCCACCTTCACCCGCAACCAATTGCGAAGAAAGGTTGGTGGCCGTGTTTGCATTTGTTTGCGTTGCGGCTGCCGCGATTGGTCCGGAACTGGAAGCGCTGGCGTTTTGCGCAACCGGAGCCTGTCCAGAATCTTGACCTTTCTTTGCAGGCGTCGAAAGGAATGGTCGATACAGATAATGCGCTTCGGCAAACCGCAAACCGTTTTTAATCAGAATGGATTTACCGCCCAGCACATACTGGCTCGACACGTCGGCGCTGACAGTTGGCGTACCGTTCTGCTTATCGTTTTTCAGCAGGTAGGCAACCGGGTCAAACGATTTCGAATCGGTGCATTGGTCATTCAGCAAAACAAGGCGTTCGCTAAACAACGACAGGAAGCGCAGGTTTTGGTAATACGCGTTTTCGTAAAACTGGTGAACCGCGTCGTCCGCAGTTGGCGCTGTGCCCGGATCGAAACCAGAATAGGAAACGCGAGAACCGCGCTCTTTGAGTTTCTGCAACACGTCGTCATTCAATGGCAAACCGGTGCCGAGAAGCGGCGCGGTCAATGTCAGAATTTCTTCGTCAATGCCATTGCCTTCGTGTTGGTAATGCTTTTGCCCGTAGTTGACGTGGTGTGCGCCCATGCCCGAAACAGAAGCGTCCCGAGATTCGCGAACAGAAACCACAACGCCTTCGGTGCCTGCGCCCGTGGTGTCATGCACGAAAGTGAATTTCGGTTTATCGGACAGCACGTCAAACAGGTTTTTGTAGCGCAGGGTTTTGTCCATGGTCACGATACGCGCCATGCACGATTGTTCGGAAGTGTAACCACGCATGGCTACGTCTTCGGTAAACGACAAACGAGTTGTGTTTAAATTCAACCACGTCATCAGGTCGTCGGTGTTTTGTGCTGGACCGTCATAGGTCAAACCGCAAAGGCTGGCAATCTGCGCCATCAGGTCGCTGGAACTGACACGGAACGCTTCGCAAAAAGCGCCCGCGCCGAATTCCGGAACGTCAAGCAAACCAACAATTTCCAAACGCGGTCCGGAAGTGGAACGCGAACGGCGCCACCCGAAAACACGAAACGGACATTCCTTGATATTCTTGGTGTCGCGGCCCATGCGAATCACAATGCGCGAGCCGTCGGCAATCGCGAGTTCTTTGGACAGCGACTCTTTTTCGTCGTTGAGGATCAGTTGCAGAACGGGCAGACCCATTCCGAAACCTTCCATAATCAAAATGCTACTCAGCATGTTCATCGACGGAGGAACCGAAGAACCTTCAATGTCGATTGAGCAATACGCCAAGCCCTCAATATTCAGAGTCGCTTGCATTTAGATACTCACTGTTTTGTTGGAATTGGTCGGCTTCATTGCGGCAGTTAGACGCGTGACCATTTCGTTCATATCAGGGATTTTGATTTGCATACCGGTTTTGACTTCAAACATATCGTCGAGTCCGTTGTAGACTTGGATATGCCACCAGAATTTTTCGTTCCGGTACACGTTGTAGGCGAGCAACGGCGTGTTGTGCTGTTCACTCGACTTCACGGTGTAGAATTCAAAACCTCTCGTTTCCATGATTGCGTCAATGGCTTTGTCCCGCAAAGGATCAATGCCCAGTTCGTCAATCACCAAAAACGTGGAATGGTCGCCGAGGTCAGCCATGTTATCCACCAATCAGTTTTGCGAGATTGAGAACGCCCCAGCCTGTGCCAGACTTCGCACCGGTGCCCGCAGTGATACTGCTTTGGAAAGCTTTAATCAAATCTTCCTGCGTCGTGGTGAAGAACGTTTCAATACTCACGTTTACCGAAACACCCATTGGCGTTCCGTTTTGATCCAGCACTGTGTCAAACGTCGGAGTTACGTCGGTGATGATGCACGGACTCAACGTCATGAATCTTCCGAGGTTTACAGTAATCAGATCGCCGCCCATTTGCAAAGGGTTGCCTTGTTGCGAAAAGTTGCCTTCCATAATCGCATCAAGGTTTGCCACGGTCGGACCGGGCGCACGAAGCGTCCCGCCCAAACCGTCTTCGCTTGGAGCCGCGAGTGACATTAATTGAATCAGCTTATCCATCACGTCCATTTTTGCATCGGTGTACGCATGCAAAAGGAAGGGCAACGAAATTTGCAAATACGAACCGCCCGACCAAACGGCACCAGACAAAAACTTCATCTTGGTTGTTTGGCCGGTGATTGCAGTTGCACCAGCTTTCACCAAACTGTTTGCTGCGATGCCGCCACCTTGGTTCAGGTTGGAAAGCGGCTGATCGAGCGGACGGTCAAAGTGGCTGGTCAAACCAAACGAAAAACTTTCAGGCAACGGGGTACTGATATTCAGATAATCCGCGTTGTCCCGTTTTACGTTTAGCGTTGCCATGTAAATATCGGACGTGTACGGTTTGGCCGCTGGGGTTGCTGCGTTTGGAGTTGCAGTAGCCATTACAGAAGTCCCGAGTTTACAAACACCAATCCGAAATCGCTAATCAGCGCGGGGATTTCATCGAGCGTCGGTTTATCCGAACCCGAACCACCTCCGCCACCTTTTGCTGCGCCGCCTCCACCGCCTGCCGATGGTGCAGGTGCAGCCGGAGCCGGTGCTGGCGCTTGTGTCGCCATGCGAATATTCGAAATGTTGTCTATTGGTTGAGGTGCTGCCGATTCGCGTGCTGGCATTGCTGCAACCGGAGTAGGCGCAGCGCTGACCACTGGTGCGGCCATTTGCGGACGTTGCGAAATTGCAGGTTCCGATTTGTAGAATTGCGGACTCGCAGGCGAGAACGGATTCAGTTTTTCAAACAGAGAAGCGCCAACTGGTTTTGCTTCAACCGATTGCATTCCAGCAGGTGCAGCGCCCGGCATTCCCGGTTTTGTGGGATCACCTTTTCCGTCTTTGACGCCACCAGCCCCGGCCATTTTTGCAGCGGAATCAGCAAGCGATTGTGCAGCGGTTGCTAACCGGTCAACGTTTGAGGAAAGCCCATCGGAGCCAGCGCTTACCGGAGTTGCAGAAACGTTTGTTGCAATGGACGGAGTGTTTGGAACGACTGCCGGTTGCTGGAAAGGTTTGATTTCCGAATAGGTTGGAGCCGTAACCGATGGCGGCGCAGCTTCCTGTTTCGGCATATCAAAAGTTTTGGTCGGTGCTTGCGCAGGCGCCTGTACTGGTGCCGGAGTTTCGCTTTTCGGTGCAGCCGCTTGATACGTTGCAGCTTTACCAATTTGCGTTTCCGGATTGCTTGGCGTCAACACTTCTGCCGGTTTATCTTTTGCAGCAAGATCGCGTGCAGCTTTGTGGAACGACGGCGCGTTTGGAGCGACTGGAACTGTCATCGCTTTCCAAGTTGCCATTTCATCCGGGGTTGGATTCCAGCCCGGAGTCGAAGATGCGGCAACCGAAGGGGCGAGCGTTTCCGCAACAGATTTACCATCCATTTTTTGCGCTGGCGGAATTACCGGCGTAGCGTCCGCAGGTTTTGCAGGTGCGGCCAATGCAGCGGTTTGGATTTCAGTTGGCGCTTTTGGTGGCACCGTCATCAAATCTTTTACCGAAGGCAATGCAACCGGCGCCGTTGGCAAAGTCGAATGTTCGCCTTGCAGCAACGGAGAATTGACATACATTTTCGATGCGGCTTTTGCTTCACGTTCTTCGGGAGTTCCCATAACGTAATTGACGCCAGCCTTCACACCTTCTTCGCCAACTATTGCGCCACCAATGGAACCAATGACGCCGCCGACCGCAGTACCCGCAACAGGAACAACGGAACCCATTGTTGCACCGATTGCACCGCCAGCAACAGCGCCAGCCATGGAACCACCAATGCCTGCGAGTTCAGTTTCCTTTTTCGCACTCGACATTTTGTCATCGTTGATAACTTCCGCAGCGCGGTAGCCGTCCATTGCAACACTAACGCCGGGACCGAGCATCTTGCCACCGACTTTTGCTGCGCCTTTCAGCGTAGCTTTTTCACCGGAAGAAATCATGGCTTTGGTTGCGGTTGCGGCTTTGGTGCCATCGGCCCCAGCTTTTGCAATACCAGCCCCGGCCAATGCCATACCAGCCCCATCGACCGCAGTAACGCCGCCAGTGGATTGTTGCACGGTTACAAATTGTTCGCCGTCTTCACTGGTGCCCAACGCTTCATCCGCTTTTACGTCTTGCGGTTGCATTGGCATAATGCCGACACTTTGTTGCTGCGCTTTGGCAACAGAATCCGCTGGAAGCGATTTCGGATCAGTTTTGCCTTGGACAACTTCGGCCGCAGTGTTTCCGTCTACGCCTTTTTTGTCTTCGCCTTTCATTACACCTTGCGGATTCTTGCGTTCATCATCAAGAATCTGGCGCAGCATGGCTTTTTCTCTTTCCGCCCGCGCAGCCACACCCGCTTGTTGTTTTGCACTCGACGACTTGAAGTGCGTCCCAACGTTGTCGCGTTTGTAGTTTTGCACTGCGTCAATAATGTCTTCGTCGCTCATGCTATTGGCATCACGGCCAGCAAGTGCTTTCGCCATTACCGAGGAACCGCCGCCGTATTGCGTGGAAGTGGAATAAACCATTTCCTGAACCGCACGGCTGCGACCGGAAACATCAAGGCCGGTGTCTTTTGCCAGCTTGCGTGCTGCCGGATCATAGTGCGTGGCTTTGATAAAGTTGGATTGCGCTTTATCGAAACCTTCACCGTCGCGTGCAACAATCTCTTTGTACTTCTGGTTGAACGCTGCGCTACCCGGTTGCAGACCTGCGAATTCCTGAGCGTATGCAGAACCGGATTCAGAACGCAAAAACGCATTCATGGTTCCGGATTTGGAACTCAACTGGTGAGCACCATACGAAACGCCGCCGTGGTCGCCTTTACCGGTACTGATTGTGCCGACGCCACCTTTGCCCGATTCAAAGTGCGCACTTACCGCACCGAGGCCGCCGAGCGATTCTAAACCTTTGTAACCAACAGCAGCCGCACCCGCAGCCATTGCACCTTTTGCAAGTTTACCGCGCCAGCCACCGCCGCCACCGCCGCCGCTGAAAATGCCTTTTGCGCCTTGCATAACCCGCGAACCCAAACCGCCTTCCGCAGCTTCGGCACCGAGGCCAAGCAAAGAACCGCCCGCGTTTTTCATTGCTCCCCAAGCGCGGCCAAACTTCCCTTTGATGCCGCCACCGGTTTTCTGAATCTTTGGTTTTTTCTTCCCTTTGCCTTTTCCGTCACCACCGCCCATCATATCCATGATGCTTCCGGCCAGATCAGCAAAGCTATTTGTCTGTCCGTTTTGGTCAGGTTGCATACCGGAGAAATCAGGCTGCAACATAGGCTGTGGAGTGTTTTGGTATTTCGGACTGAGTTTCGTATGCTCGCGATAAAGCAAAGCGTACAGCTTGTCCATTGTGATGTTGAGGTCGTCCAGCTTGCCGGACTGCGCCTTCATCAAACCAGTTTGTTCATTCAGCGTTTGGGATTGCTGCGTGATTGCTTTGGTTTGGATTTCAACATCGTCCGACTGCGCCTGATTGTAGACGTTTTCGGTTTTGTTGTTTACCGTGGTGCTGGACGCCTTGGCCTTGGCGTTGGAACTCGAAGACGTTTTCGGACCACCGCGACCTTTTTTGCCGTCGCCGAAGTGATCCTTAACGTCAATCTTTTCATTGCGGCTTTGTGGAATGTCTTGCATGAGGTCATGCTTCGACTGGTAGCGGCCCGCCACCTTTTCCATTTCAATGAGTTCGGCCATTGCTTACCCCAGTGCCTTGACCCCTTTTTCACGCAACTCTTTTTCTTTCATCGCTTTCGCCATGGTCGAGTGGTGATAGAGGAAAATTTTGGCTGGCATGTTCATATCCGGCTGCATCCCGAAAGTCGAGAGCAGGTTGTAACTGATATTGAAAATGTCAGTCTCGCTGTTATCGGCAAAGAACTGCAACAGGCGCGGACTGCTTTCGTGCATGAACGTGTGGTCACACATTTTGCAGTTGAGGCGCATGCGTTCCGAAATGCCGTGGTGATACTTGTTGCGGATTTCGAAAATGCGTTCGTACAGTTCGTTGTCCGGCTGGTTCAACAAGGTCGTGAGCTTCGCCTTGAAGGTTTTGCCTGCTTTGATCCACCGGGCACATTCGGCCATGTGGAGCATCCATTTGTTTTCCTCAACGTAATCGTTGAAATCCGAAAGCGTTGCCACTCGCGGGAAATCAAGATCGTCATGCGGAATGGATTGCTGCGCGGCTTCCAACGTGTGAACCAAAGGCAGCACGTTGGTAATGATTTCTACGTTGCTGTGGTTGCACAATTCACGTTTGTATCCTTTGAGTTCCGCTTCTTTCGCGGTCATCTTCGGATCGCCAAGATGGTTGTCTTCTTTGTGCGCCCAAACGTTTTGCTGACAGCGCCACGAAACTTGCAATGGCACTTTCGGGAATGAGTGCTTGCGCAGCCACGCCATCAGATATTCAAAATCTCCGTCGGTCAAAACGGAAACGTCCACACTGGTCGCCAATTGCACGGCGCGGATAATGTGGAAATACGGACGGTCGTTGCTGTGCATAGCATGGTGCAGCAATTGCAATTCAGCAACCGTGAAATGCCGCACCATCATGTGGTCGAAATCATAAGGGGCGTATTCCGTTGGAAGGCCCCCTATGTCCTGAAACCGACTATCCAGATAATATTGGTCGTTCATACGAAGAAGGACGCAGGTTCAATGGAAGTGGTGAAGTAATGTTTGCTTCCGCAAACGGCGCAGTCACGCGAAACTTGACGACCGATACCATGGGCAATCGACGCGTTCGCTTCCGCTGCCGCTTCCATCAGCGACATATCTTCTTGTGCAAACAGGATTTCGATTTTGTCTTTCAGCGTTTTGCCTTCCGCAACCCAACGGGCCGGGCCGACAATGCGGTGATAGAGCGGATCGTTTACCAGTTCGTCATACTCGACCATGTTGCGCACGCGTGGAAAATCGAGGCGCGGGTCGAGCGTAACTTCTGGCAGGAAAACGGTTGTGAAATCGGAAAACTGCAACTGTTCAATGTTGTTGGCGCCGCAATATTGCAGGTCGAGCAACAGGTCAGCCGGGTTTTCCAATTGTTCTTGTGCTGGTGTACCTTCCGCAGCGTTCCACATTTCGGTCATGTAGACAATGCGTTGCGCTTTGTAAATCTCGCCGGTTCCTTGGCGAATGAATTTCGTTCCCTCACATTCCCACGGTGCGACCACTGGGCGTTTCAACGAATTGAAACGCTGCCAGCCCAGCAGGAAATAATAGTCGCCCGGTGTCATCAGGTTTACGTCGAAGTCACACACTTCCTGCATTGCGTCAATCGCAGGCGCCATGCTTTCCAGAAAGATTGCCTTGCTGAGAAGTGCCAATTGTTTTGGGCGGAACGGATTCACATGAACCTGTTTCACCTGATATGGCACGGTGCGCGAAGGAAGTGTATTGCTATCAAAGATCATCGAGATACTCCATTCCATCAGTTGAGAAGTTTTGCTGAATAGTGAGTCGTTCGTTTGCGGAACCAAGTTCCCAGTTGCCCGACGTGGTAGGCCAGCAATTCTTCATTTTGACACGCATCACAGGCTGACCTTGAGTATTCAACAACTCAAAAATCAAATCCCGCTTGTAGTTGCCCGGCAGATAGTAAAAACCTTCGACCGGATGCCGAATCTTTTCTTGCCACTGTTTCAGCCAACGTTTGGAACTGGCTTTCGAATCCTCGTAAAACGTAATGTCAAACGCGGAGACTTCGAGGAAGCCCGGATAGTTGGTATAGCGGCCACCTTCGAAAACGGGTTTCACGTTTAGCGAAGGGAACGGCAACGAAACAGTTTCGACGTAAGTTGTATCGTGGTCGAACGGCAAGGACACGCAATGCCATTTGAATGCGAGCAGCGGACTGCCGCTTTCAGACGACGTGCGTTCTGCAAAATCCTTGAGAGTCAAGATTGCCATTTCAAACCTCGGAAACTAAAAAAGCCCACGGCCCGTAGGCAATGGGCTTTTCGCCGATTTAGGCGCGCTCGTAGTAGTCGTAAGCGAATTCTACGTCCACCTGAATCACGCTGCCGCCTGCACCATCGAACGAGTAATCCGGAACTTGCGTCGGCCACACGTTGTAGATGTTGTAGGTCAACGAAACCGCACCGGTCTGGTCGAAAATGTTGAGAACGGCGGTAGTCGCGTAATCCCGTTTGAAGGAACCCGACTGGGTGTCGGTGCCGCGAATCATTTCGGCCCAAGCTTCCAGACCTTGAGTGATTCGGCCTTCGTAAGATTCCACGAAACCAACCGACATACTGCCCGAGAAAACTTTGCGAGCAGCGTGTTTTACTTTGTGACCAAACAGTTCGATTTCAACTTCTTGAATCGACATGCCCGGCTTCACACCCGAACGGCATTGCAGGCGCATCTGGCGACCGTCAGCGCCGCCGCCCGGAACTTTGGTGAAAGTGAGTTCGAAGTTGTCGTTCAACATCGGATCGTTGATGCCGAGAACTTCTGTCAGCGTTACCTTCGACATAATGTCTACCTTTTAAGCAGTGGCCGCTACAACTTCAACGGCGGTGGAAATTTGCCCGGTCTTCGCAACGGAAGTGGTAAACAGAATTCGTTTACCGTAACGAGTTGGCTGGATGTAGTACACCAGCGCCACGTCACCGTTAGCAATTTGTTCTGGCGGGTTGGTTTCCTCGTCGCATTTCACTTTGTAGGCATACAGACCGCGACCCGCTTTGATCGGACCGAGAATGTCTTCCACGATTTGCTTGAGGGTTTGCCAGAGGAACGGATCGTTTGGCTCAAACAGCCCGACCATCGTTTCGTATTTCGCGCGTTTCTCAACCAAGTTGATAAGACGGCGAACCGGAACGTCGGAAAGTGCGGAACTGAAAGCTTGAAGCGTTTGTGCGCCCCACACGCAGAAACCGTAACCGGCCAATACGTGAACGAAGTTGACTTGGTTTTGGTCCATCATGTTTCGGTCGCCCAGTTTGTAACGCTGGGTAACTTCGCTCACTTCGGAATCCAACGCACCGCGAGTAACGCCCGCTGGCGCAAACCATTCGGCAGTTTGCGAATCGCTGTAAGCAAACACACCAGCCACCACGCCAGAAGGCGGGCAGTTGACGGACTGGCCGTCATCGGTCATGACTACAACGTCCGGCGTGTACAAACCACCAAACGAAGTATTTGCATTCAGCACGTTGCGACGGAAGTTGGAAGCGGCTTGCGACGTTTGCTGATCGGAAGGCACGTCGAGAATTGCAAAACAATCCCGGCGAGCGATTGCGATTTCCAGCATGCGTTGCTGAATGCTGATATCGGTGTAACCCGCGTTAATCAGCAAAGTCACTTCGACTTCTTCAACTTCTTCGAAAGTGTCCCAACCTTCGATAATGTCGGAAACCGTTACCGGATCGCCGTCGTTACCGAATGCCAGATCGCCGCTGATTACGGCGTTGATCGCTTGGAAGGCGCCTTCGGTTTCTACAAACTTCGGAGCGTCTTCGTTTACGATTGCACGCAGGCGCGATTTCTTGGCAACGAGTTGGTCAACAATGTTCAATTGGCGACCGTAACCATCCACCTTGTCGCGCAGTGTGGCACGATAAACTTCATCGGCAACAGTCAGCGAGTTTTCGTAAACTTCCAGAACAAACATTTCGTTTTCCATATCGTTCACGTCTGGATACATGACGACACGGATTTTGTTGTTCCACTCGCCGGGGTCGGCGGCGTAGAGGAAAAGAACTTCCTCGGGAACTTGAGTGCGTTGAGTCGGGTCAGCATAACCCTGATCGGCGGCTTTGATTTGCGCATAGCCATCAACCAGACGAACACTGATCGAACCGTATTCAGCATTCACCGCAACGCGAGTGAAGTAAAGCTGGTTCGAGTATTTCAGGAATTGCTCAGCGCAGAAGTGAGCGAACGTGAGAGACGCATCGCGACGACCGAATTTCGCACGAAAATCGTTTACGTCAACGGTCAGCGTTGGAACGCCGACTACACCGCGTTTGGACGGACCAACAATCGCGCCAATGCTGGGCGCTGTTTGCCGTGCGGTTTGCGAATTGTCTTGTTCACCCCCGTAAACACCGGCGCTTGTGCTGCTACCGTTGTACAATGGCATGTTGTTTCTCCAATAAAAATCCCGAAAGACGATTGGGATTACTTTTAAATTATCCGTTACGCCTTAATGAGAGTGCAGCGCACGTCATTTTCGTCGAGTGAATAAAGCTTCAACGAACCAGCAAACGAACCATTCAGGATAAACAGCCCGTTAACCACCAATTGCACCGGTTTCGAAATTCCGGTATCAACAGGTTCGGGAGTTTCTTCTGGAACAGGGTCAACGTGTTCGACGTGGCTGGCGATAACGGTTTGTGCAGTCAGCACTTCGGTCCCGCTTTCGTCATAATCCGAATACGTTATTTCCAGAGTGTCACCGGGCAACCCGAATTCAGGCCCCAGTTCTACAGCACTCCGGAAGACGCTCATTCCCGGCCAGACTTCCGCAAGCAGAACTGGTTTGGAAATGTTTGTACGAGTGTTGGTGACATACACTTCAACTTCGGTCGTGAAAAGGTCAAAGTCAGAAACTTCGATTTCCAGATTGCCGTAGATTTTGGTAGTCGCCGCCACTTTGATTTCGCCCAACACAGTTCCGGGGTCTTTCACCGTTGCTGTGCTGGTCACTGTTTGGAAAAGGCCGGTTGCGTCATGGCCGTTTGCATAAGTGATTGTCAGGGAATCGTTGCTCGAAACTCCCAATTCATCGCCAGTGTCCATCGTGCCCAGCAAGATACTACCGACAAGAATGGTTGGATCATTTACGTCTGGCTCAAGCGCGCCGTCCATTGCGGTTCCGGACGCGTTGTTTAAAACGGTGAAACTTTGAAACGGTGCATCGCTGCCGTCGTAAATGGCAACGCGCAAACGCTCACCAGAAATGACGTAACGCTGAATCATCATTTCGGTGGCTTTCACCGGGCTGACAACTGCCACGTCTTGGGTCAGGTCTTGCGACAGGCCGGATTCATTGTGCGGATCGGTAAACGTGAAACGCAGAATGTCGTTGTGTTTGCAGTACATGGTGCCGTCGAAGTTTACACCGGCAGTCGCGCTATTCAGGGACTGGATGAAACCGCGATATTCGTTTTTGCGAACGCAATGCAGCGTGATGTATTCTGTCTCGCCGCTATTGACGTTGAAGCATTCCACTTGCACGGACGCGCCGAAAAGATCGGGATCGAAAACCGCGACGTTGATAAACTGGCCCGCGAGTACCGGTTCGATTTCCATTTTTGCAGTGGTGAACTGGCTCGGTTCTACACGTTCGGGCACTGGTGGAATTTCACCAAACGCCACCAGTTCAAGGCCGATAGGAGACGGCGTGAAAATGGAAAGGTATTGGCGAACGTCGCGCAGCGTGTACGGTTTGTCAGGTCCGATTACGATATCGGTTTGTGTCAAAGCTGCATCCAAAACTTCGGTTGCAACATCCTGCATGCCAGTGCTGCGGCGGCGAACGGCGTCCACCGTGGTTTGGCGAACTTGCGTGACAATCGTTTTTGCGGTCGGCTTGTATTGATCGCTTCTACGCATCTTCTAATCCTTCGTCATCGAAAATGACGTTGCCGCCGATTTGGATTTTGCCGCTGTTGATTTCTTGCATTGCGTTTGGACCCGTTGCAAGTCCGACACGTCGATCCACGCGGCCTTCGTTGTTGATCTTTGGAACTTCTTTCATCACGCCCGACCACAGCCGCACGGAAATGGAACAAACCATATCGAATGCTTCTGGATCAGCTTCGTTGTCTTTGTCAGTGCGCGGGAATGCAATCGACGGCGAGTCGCCTTTCACGACAACCTTCCACGCAAAGTTATCATCCTCAACATCGAAGTTGAGTGTGCCGGTATTGAGCAGCGTCAGACTTTTCAAACCGAATTTCACGGCGTCGAAAATGTCGTTGGTGACGAAGTGCAATTCCAGCGAAACAACCATCGGGAATCCGTAGAACTTCACGACGGTAGAATTGGTCCCGTTGTCCGCATAACCTTGGCCGTGTCGGCGTGCAGTACGTGGAGCTTGTTCGTCCACAATCATTTCGAAGTTGTTTATCGAAATGTATGCGTAGGGGTAATGATCGCCACTATTGTCGTCAACAGAAACTTGCTGGCGCAAAACAGCTTTCACGTTGTTGGATTGAATGATTGGAAGCGGAATCTTTTGGAAACCGAAAAACCGTTTGATAGCCGCGTGTGCTCCGAGCAGCCCGGTAAAGAACGGCGTGTTCTTGTCGATCTTTTTCCCGAGCAGATCAAACTTATCAAAATTTGGCATGTTGTGATCCGTCCAGAAACGACAAAAGGCCGCAACGAGTAAACCCCGCGACGGCCTTTTTTCGTGTTACAGTTGGATTGTGACGCGACCAGATTTGGCCGTAGCTTCCGGGGCGCTATTGCTAGCGACGGAAACCAATTCATCATCGTCATGTGATCCCGAATCGTCGGCATAGGCCAATGCCTCGGCAGACGGATTGAACTCAAGGAAATCACCGTCATCCATTCGCGTATTGTGCGCGTAAACGCTCGCAGCGATGGCAACAGCTTTTTCCAAAGAGACATTCGGCCCAGCGCCGTGAAGCGAAGGGGCGATTGTGTTTTCACCTTTCGGAGCACCGCCGACAAGTTGGCTGCCCATTGGGCGGCGCACAAGTTCGGAAACGTAACTTTCGAAACCTTCCAGCGTGGTCGCTTGCGCAATCACGTTATTGGCGAGTTCCAATTGTCCGTTACGATGATGAAATGCCGCAATTGCCAACATGGTTTGAATGTCGCTCATGTTCGCACTCCTTTTAACTGCGCAGCGGGGGCGCTCCCGCTACGCAATCTTTTCAGAGCCGAATTAAGCTACACGCTTACCTTTGGCGACCGAACGGCTGTTGGCCAGAACGAACGAGAAAGGCTCGCTCATCAGCCAGCCGCGAGAGGTCGAACCTTCCCAGCTATTGGAAGCCGGTTCGGAACGAACACCGCCACGAGTCGAGTAGGCAGCGTGGTTTTCTTTCGAAGCCACGACGTAGATTTCGCCAGCTTCCAGAACTTTCTGGTTCGGTTGACGGAAGGCGTCGGTAATCAGGGTCATGCCGACCAGAGTACCGAGTTGACCATTCAGGGCCAGATCGTATTTGGTGATCGGGTCGAGGAAGGTTGCGAAATCGTTCGAACCGATAATGTCGGTCCAGAAGTCGTTCGCGATCAGGCAGTGTGCAACTGGCAGGTTCCATTTTGCAACTGCTTGACGCAGACGGCCGAGGTTTTTGGTGGTCAGTTCGCCCGCGATGTATTCCATCGGGTTCATGACGCCAACGGTCAGGTCGGCGGCAGTTTTCCAGATGCGGTCTTCTGCAACCATGATGCTTTGCAGACCGTCATTGTAGGCGTGTTCCAGCAGGTCGCCGTTCACTTGTTCCAGATCGAGAGTGTTTACGCGAACGTTCGCGATAATCTCGAATTCTTCCGGAGTGAATACGCGCTGGCGAATTTGTTGGTAGCCAACACCGGTAGCCGAAGTTGCAACAACGGCGCTGGTGTCGTGAGCAGGCATTGGAACGCGCTGCACTTCGCCTTGACGCAGAGTGTTGCCGACAGCCAGTTTCCGCACGAAACCTTCACGATCAGTTTGATCGTAAATTTGTTGAGCGATGGAGGCGCCCAGTGCGTTCCACTTTTCAGGGGATTGGCGAGCTTCGGCCAGCATTTCGCGGCGGTCGGAAGCGGTAGCAACCAGATCGCTTTGCGGTTGTGTGTGAACGATTTGGCCGGTAGCCACTGCCTGCATCAGACCCGACAGGGAATTCAGCAGGTCTTTTTTGTCGTAGGCGTTGAATTCGCCAGTTCCGGAACTCAGAGCCAGTTCGCGGCTTTTGCCGAAACGCAGTTCTTCGATTGGGTTGCCATTCGCCAGCATCAGCTTGGCACCACGCAGTTGACCGTGCATATTTGTTTCTCCAGAAAATGCCAAGTAGACTTAGGCGGAAATGCGAACTTGCAGAGCACCGTAGGAACCGGCGTCAGTGGAAGGGGCAGCCAGAACGGTGACGTTTTCCAGTTTCTTACCGGAACCGCCAACAGTCAGGCGACCATCAACGCCGAGATTCGGGTTGATTACGCCGGTCCAATCGACCGAAGCGTCGTACATGGTGGTGCCGATTTGGCCGTGCAGTGCAACACCGATGATACCTTGGTAGTGAGCAGGCAGACCGCCAATCGGCATATCGCCGAGAATGGTGCGCGCTTCGGCCAGCGAAGGTTCGTAGATGAATTGCACGTACAGCGATTTCTTGCCTTCACCGGCGAAGAAAATCAGTTCTTTGCCCGACAGTTGAACTTCGGTTGCGTCGGCAGGAGCGCCAGCGACAACTTCCAGTTTCGCGCCAGCGACTTTGACCAGAACTTGGCCGGTCAGCGGAACGCGAGGCAGTTCGACAACCAGCGATTCCGGAACGGTGGATTCGAAAGCGTGCGGAACGTAGGAAGGTGGGCTGTTGCGACCGTGCAGGCTGAAACCGGCGAAGATTTCGTTGGCGGCGCCGGTCGAAGGACGAACAACGGTTTGGCCGTTTTCAGAAACGAAAACCAGCGCGGTGCCTTCTTCTTCGATGATGACGCCGGTTTGAACCGGCAGGTGTTCGGTGCGGAACAGACGAGTCAGTTTTTGAACGTTCATTTTTCTCTCCAGAGAATGTAAGGCTTAACGGCGGCCGAGTTTCAGACCGGCGAGGCGTTGAGCGAAATCGTCACCATGTTGCGAAGCGGCGGTTGCAGTTTCGCGAGTTTCTTGTTGCAGACCAACGTGGGTCAGACCGCCGACAGGGCGACCGACAGGCAGCGACGATGCAACGGCAGTTTCGCTACCAGTTTGCGGATTCTGGTGATCCGCAACGGCTTGCGCCATTTGGTTTTGAACTTGCAGATCGTACTGCATGATTTGGCTTGCTTTCGCAACGAGCGCTTTGTGATACGCATCGCCATGGCGAGCGAAACATTGCGCGGCCAGTGCTGCGCCGCCGGTAATGCCAGCTTCTTCCAGAGCACCAGCCAGAGCGGTGATGATCGGGTTCGGCGTTTCGCCTTTGTAGAAACCGGAGTTGATACCTTGGCTTGCAGTAGCGATTGCGGCGAGGAAGCGCGAATTGAATTCGGCAGCATCGCGGCTGGAAGCTTCTGCGATTTGCGCAACGCGAGATTCGACTTGCGAAGTGACTTCGCTTTCGACGAATTTCTCGACGTTGATTTCTGGCTTGATTTCGGTGAAACCGAGTTCAGCCATGGCAGTCGCTACACCGTGTTCGGCGGCGATTGCTTTGAAAGTGCGACCGAACGTATCGGTAGCGAAACTTTCGATTTTCGATTGCGAGGCCACTGCTTGCGCGAATGGAACGCCGTCGTGGAAAGCGTACCAGCGGCTGTCACCGGCAACGTTTGCGGCATAAGCCACGTCAACGTTTTCAGGTTTCATATCGCCGCTCGACAGAGCAACGAAACTTGCGGCAACGGAAACCAGAGATTCAGCAGCGGCAGGCTGTTCGGTTTGCGCAGCGGCAGAAGGTTTTTCTTTTTTGCGGACGCCGGACGGTTTGGCAGAGGAAACGGAAAGCGTGATTGCTTCGTCTTCGTCTTCTTCGTCGTCTTCGAAGTCTTCATCCTCGTCGGATTCGTCTTCGTCTTCTTCGTCGGATTCGTCTTCGTCTTCTTCGTCGTCTTCCGACTCGTCGTCGTTCAGATCGTCTTCGTCGTAATCTTCGTCATCGTCTTCGTCGTCGGAAGCGGTGGCGATATCGGCGGGGTCGATCAGACCGGCACTGCAACCGGGGCAGAACAGCGGCGATTCGTCGCTGGCTACAACGTGAGTACCGCACGATTTCGAAACGCACATGAAATGGTGCGCCGGAACGTTTTTCTGTTCGCCTTCGGCACTGGATGCAAAAGCGGTCATGCTGACCGGCGCTTCCTGAGAGCCAATGGCTTCAACACCTTGGTAGATGTTGAATTTCATTTCGCTGGCGCAAGCGACAACAACGTCGTCACACTGGAAAGTGTGCGGTTGTACTTCGCCGTTTACCATCGCAACGAATTGTTGGCTGGCTTCTTCGAAAGAGCCAGCATAGGCAAGCAGCGATTCACGCTTTTCGCCCGGTGCAGCGTTTTGGTTTTCGTTCACGTTGGAATTTCCCAAGTCGGGCAGGTCAGAGGCACATGCCGGACATTTGTGCAAAAGTTCGGTATCGTCCGACATTACATACGAGTTGCAACCCGCAGTGCATTGAACGAATTGGGCTTCGACACTTTGTCCCACAGCCGACGCCAGACTTTCGATAACGACCTGTTGATCGTCAACGGAAACGAGTTCCTCACCGGAAAGCGGATCGAGGATTTGAATGCCGGAAACCTCTGCACTTGCGGTAGCGATTTGCACGTCACCGTCAGCGTTTTGGAATACCGAAACATTCTCACCTTTTGCCACAGCGGTGAAAAAGCCTGTTGCCTGCTCCAGAGTGTCACCCACTACAACGATACCGCGACGCTGCGCTTTATCTTTGGTCATGGTGGCTCCTAAACTGGATTGGTTTAGAGGTTAGGAATGCGATTCCTGTTTTAAAAATTAGCGACTTCAATTTTCTAGCATGATTCGAATCATGCCATTCACTTTCCGTACAAGGGCCTGTTTGCTGTCATGCGAACCGGTTCCCTCAAACGTTCTGGTCGAGCCATTCGAATTCAGTTGCGCTTTGTAAGCCCAACCGTCATCAGCCATCGACAATTCCATTACTGCATCGCAATGGTCAGCGGTTAATTCGATACGGCAAGTTTCGCTTCCGTTATCCCCAAGCGAGTCATAATCGACTTTCAAGCCGACTAAACCTTGCTTTACGGCGGGGATTCGTTCCAGATGATAGTCGAGGTGTTTTTCGTCCGTCGTTCCGGAAGCGTGGAAGTCATGCAATGGTGCGGCCCGTGCAACCGCTTTTAATGGAATGGTAACTTTCATTGTGTCCTCCAGTTCCATGATTAAAAATTAGCTCAAACAATTTTTAAGCAACAAAAAACCCGCACAATGCACTAGGCAAAGGCGGGTTCTTTTTGGAGCTTTTTCGGGAGTTTTTAGCTGAGCTTTTTCGGGAGTTCTTCGATACTTGGCATGTATTGGCCTTTCGGCATGCAGTACGAAATGCAGCCTTTTTGGGATGCACAACCGTTTACGAAATCAACCCATTTCGCGTCCATTAGATCAATGAAAGCTTGCGGGCTTCCACGATCACGGTAACGTTGCAGGTATTCTTCTTTGCAATTCAATGCAGGGTAAACGATACCGAATGGAATGTTGTTTTCCACCAGTGCATTGCGTACCACGTCGTGAGTCGATGCGAGAATAATGTAACCTTCTGCAATCTTCTCTTTGATGTGCGCAATGTAGTTTTGCGGGAATTCGGCTTTATCGAACGTACTGCTATCCGAATCCAGAATCTTGAGGTCGCCGCGATTCCGGAAAAGCGTCGATTTGCCGACACCGGGGAAACCACAGATTACGTTGGGCATTGTTGTTTGTTCGCCCGCAAGGCTGAGCATTACTTTCATTTGTTTGTGATCCCGGTGGGAGACAGCTTGCGAAAGAGTAACCGATTCAATCGGAATGTTTAATTCGGTTGCGCACTCACTGATTAACGCGGAATCTTTCAGGCGCTCGATCAATCTGTCTTGCCCGACGAGTTCCGCGTATACTTTGCAGTTTTCTTTAAACAGCTTGTCGGCAGCCGCTCGCTGGTTAAAGTCGCCCCGCGCATCCGCAAGTAGAAAAAGACCACGAACGTTATTGTGCGGAAGCGGGTCGTATGCGGTTTCGTAAACTTGTCTCGCCATGAGTTTTCCAAGGTCTTCCCACGATTTATCTGGATCAGGGAATTCCATTTTCGGCGGCGGATTCAAACATTCGTTTCCGTCAACCTCCGGAAAAAGGTGGCGCATTCTATGATCGACCAGCTTTTGGCCGAGCACTGTAGAAACCGAAGGGCCACTAAATTGCGCCAGTTTTTTAACCGCATCCTGCAACGCTTTCGTTGCTGCCCAGCCGGAAATATTTTCACTTCCCGGCTTGTTTCCCGAAATGCTCATGCAGTGCTCCCGTTATTCTTCGCAGCCGATGCTTTCGCCGAAACCTACTTCCAGAACACCGATGTTGCGCTGTGCCCATAGCCGAATTGCCATTTGATTGCGTTTGATTGCGTCAGCCATTTTGATTATCCTTCCCGTAGAATTTGTTTTTCGCTGCGTCAGCACCGAGGCGCAGGTGAATGTTGCTTTCGCTGCCCCAACGCATCAGCACTTCTTTCGAAGCCCAGCGCCAGATCAGTTTGCCCGGACGGTGATGATCGAATTCGCTTTTCGTCGAACGTTCCATTACCAAAACCGGTTTGTGCAGTTGGAACTGCGCATAGATTTTGGCACCTTCCGGAGTCGCATCGGGATTCGGATAGAACCCACGCGCGTCACTCAACGTTTTAACGGAAGTGAGTTTCTTGCCGTTTACCTCAAGCCAGAACTTGTAACCGTCCTCGGATTGAGTTTGCATGAGCGCTTCTTCGGCGGTGATTTCTTCAAACAGCTTGTGAATCTTTTCGTCGTACTCGGCCATTACCTTTTCTTTCTCTTTGTTGAGTTCCCGGTAACGGCGGTTGAGGAATTCGAGTTTGTTTGAGGCCAGCGCTACTTCGACTTTCATTTGGTAGGTTTCTTCTGCTTGGGAATATGGAGTTCCTGCATGGAATCGAATTCAAACGTTGCGAAACGTTCAACGACTGTACCGCCACCAGCGTCATACGCAATCACGGTTTTCTGGAATTCGACTTCGGAGAAAATAACGTGGCGGGTAGGCTCGCCGTCGAAGTCGTAATGCTGAATGGTCAGCGTGCCGAAATTGTCATTGAGCGCAGCAAACGCATCAAGGAATTCCTGCGAGCCGGTCTGGTCGAAAAAGCCCAGTGTGACCCGGCCCTTTTTACCTTTCGGCATTTGCACTTGATCGACACGAACCAACGCAGTACGCACGAGTTCGAAAGTGTTGGTACACTCGATAAACGCGCTTGGCAGCGGAAACTTTTTGGAACCGCCGACGGCATGCAGATCGAAGTTGTCGTTCAGCAACGGATCGGGCAGTTTGAGGACTTCTTCAAGCGTGAGTTTCGGCATTTCGGTTTCCTTATTTCAAAAGGAGGCTGCGCGGGTCCATCAGATGATCGCCGATTGCAGAAACATATGACGGATCGCCATAACCTTCGGTGTAACCATCGGCGCCGCTGCGTTTGCCTTTGTTGGTCAGCAGGCTCAATTCGAACCCGGTGATATCGTGGCAAATGCGATAAACCAAACGGCCATTTTGCAGTTGGTACGTCGGCTGTTGTGGGCGAGTATGCGAACACGGTTTGCCAATGCCGCGACCCGCTTTGTTTCCGCAAACAGAACAGGTGTAGGAACTGAAATACATACCCATCGAATAAGTGTTCAGTTCTTTGTCGATCACGCGTTGAATCAACGGTGCATCGCGAGTGCGGTCGAGTGCCGCGAGTTTCACCAGTTTGACGTGGTTGGGCAAACCGGGAATTGGGCGCAGGAAAGTATCAAGAATGATACCGCGAATCCATTCCGGTTTGTGACGGTGTTCGACGTACATGGGTTTTCCCACCCACGTCTTGTACGCGAGTTGACCTTGCTCGGTGTTGAACTTGGTCAAGTCTTTCAGGTTTACAGAATCGCCGTTGGTGTTTGGAATGCCGGAAATCATCGACGGCACTGGCACCAGAATGTAGTCGCGAATGTCGGAACTCAAACCGTATTCTTTTGCCGCTTGGCCCAGCCAGATATTGGCGTCGAGAATGCGACCAGCACCGCCCGAATCACCAACCTGTTGCGCGGTAACGTGAACGGTGCCGTTTTTGTTTACTTCGACTTTGTGCATTTCGGTAACTTGCTCACCGATCAATGCACCGTCCGCCAACTGGGCGCCAACCGGCGTGCCCAGCGAGAACGAAAGGGATAGCTCTCTTTTCATTTCGGAAAACCTGCGTCATAGTTTTTGCGAACCCACTGCCGCGCAGTAGACATATCCATCTTTTTCGGGTTCACCAACATGGAGAAACCGGATTCGTCCATTTCGACGTGCGGTTCCGATTCGTGCGGTTCGTCGTGATGATCGAATGGGCTGAAATGGGAATGCAGCAAACGCGCTTTCCAGATTGCCAACCCTTGATTGCGATCACTGCTTACTTCCGAATCCATTTTCGATCCGCTTTCAGCAGCAATCATTCCAATCTTTTTGTCACCGTCGAGAACCCACAGTACGGAACGCTGAGCCATTGGCAGATGGCGTTCATCCGGATCACAGCGGAACGTCAAAGCCATTTCTCACACCTCTGTAATAACGAATTGGATATTGTCGGAATCTTCCACCACGCCCAACGTGACAAGGCCACGCGGTGTTTCGAAGTGGAATACCTTTTGCCCTTCGTCGATTTCCACTTCTGGCTCGACGTTGCACAGACGTTCGGTGATTTCTGCGAGTTCGTCAATGTTGACGCGGAACACGCCTTTCAACATTCGACCCGGCACGCCTTGCAAACGGGTATCTGCAAGTTTGACGACCGCGTTGTAAACGTCTTCGTACAGGCTGTCCGATTGCGAATTGGCGCCAGCAAACAACTGCTTGCCGAGGTCTTTAACTTCGTCAACGTCTTGATATTTCAAAACGTCGGTCAGTTGGTCGATCACCGTGTTGATTGTAGCGTGGTGCTGATCGGAAAGTTCGAAAGGTTCATTGCTGGAAGCCGTGGTGAATTCGGCGTCTTCCGATTCTTCCTCGGTCCAGTGCTTTTGTTTCTTCGGTTTACGCGGTTTGGCTTCTTTGCCACCAGTGCCGCTGCCTTTCGCTTTCTTGCGACCTTCCTCCGCGAATTCTTCTGCGCTGATTTGTTTTGGTTCGGCGTCAGGCTGAATCCAACCTTGTTCGTCGTTCCATTCAAACCCTTGCTTGCGCATTGATTCTTGGTGCTGCTTGTTGCCAAGCTGGTCGTTTCCGATCAACGCCTTTTTACCAACCTTTGGATTGGCGCCGGGCGTCACGTCTTTTTCTTCACGCTCTTTCTGCGCGTCTTCTTTTTTGCGTTTCTCTTTGTCGTGCATCCACACGTCCCAAAGAATACGCGCACTAACAACAGCAAGCGGTGCAGCGCCCATGGTCAGTGCCAAAACAGAAGTGCCGAGAAGTGCTGTCATCGCAATCTGCGTGAGAACACGTTTCCCGGCTTGAGCGTCTTTCGGTTTCAGCTTTCGCGCACCTTGGAAAACTTTGTCCATCGCAGTCAAACCACGATTGAAAAGCTTTGGATGTTCCTGCACACGTTCGGCAATACCGTTGATGATTTGCTCACGGTTGTTGTCGATATCGCGGCTGGCTACTGCCAATTGGTGCGGTTTGATTTTCTGCAAAGCTTTGATGGAGTGCGGATTGATTACCGCAGACCCATCTTTGTTTAGCTCCGCGATTTCGTTTTTGACCTGTTCGTGTTCCTGCACACGAATGGCACGCACTTCCTTTTCCGAAGGCGTGTTTGGATTGAAAACGGAAACCGATTTGCCGCCGATGTTGTGACGGATCAGGGTGGGATAATTCTCACCCTTTTTCTTTTGTTCCCGATCTTCTTTCCGTTGAATCACCGCAGGAAGTTGATCGGCCTTGGCTTCCTTTTCGGAATCCGGTTTGTCGGAATACTTCTTGCGCGGTTCAACCGTCAGGTGTTTGTCTGCACCTTTCGGTTCTTCCTTTGGTTTGCTTTCCGACTTTTTGGCAGAAGGTTTGTCATCCTTCTTTTTCAGGTTGCTCCCCGCTTTCTCCAGCAGGAACCGGTGACTCGATTTCGGGAACTGTTCCAGATAGGAGTGTTGCCCCTTCTTCGACAGAGCCAGAAATTCCTTTTTGCTCAACTTCTTGTTCTTGGCCGGAGCCAGCGCTAGTGCGACGAACATGCAAGCCCACCTTTAATACGTCTTGGAGAAGTGCGTCCGGCAATTCGCCGTTGCATTGCTGTACAGCAAGTTGCAGATTTTCTTCGCCGGTCTTGTTTAGGCCCATGCGCATGTAGGCGACCGCGAGCAAGTGGTACGGCCAGTAACCGTAATACTCGTTTTTGAAAATCATCGGCACTTCTGGTTTTGAGGTAATGCGCAATGCGCCGCGAAGCATCCCGATGCACTGTTCGTACTCGCCCGTTTCGAAATACAGGAAGGCCAGTTCGCAATAGGGTTCGCGTGCGTCGGGGAATTCGTAAATGGCGCGGAACAACATGCGTTCGCATTTTTCAAGTTCGTTCGTTTTGCTAGCGATGCCAGCGATGAAACGGAAACTTTCGGAACGGAACTGCGGATGTTGCTCGACTTCAACGTGCTTGAGGAAAATGTCTTGAGCAAAAGCGTTCTGCCCACAGTACATGAGTTCGCGTGCAAAGTATTGCAGAGTACGCGGATCGTTCGGGTTTTCGTTGTACCCGATACGCAACAGATTCAGATAGTGGCCGGGCGGTTTCGGCTGCGACGGCAGATGCACAACCGCGATTTGCAGATTGTGGTCAATGTCAAAACCTTCACGCGCAGGCACCAATACTTCGTGCGCCGGGTACGTCCAATAGAACGGGCGGCGTTTGTGAATTGCAAAACGAGGGTAGGAACAGGTGACGATACCGCTGTTATCGAATGAGTAAATCAGCGTGTAGTTTGCGCCATCACCAGTAAATGAATTTAGCTGTTCACGCCAACCGGCCAGAATGACTTCATCGAAATCAAGCGAAACGCAAAGATCGTAATCCTCGGGGATCAAATCCATGGCCGCGTTACGGGCAGAGTCAAAACGGAATTCTTTGTGTACCGGCCAGATGGAAACGTGTGCCCCACCTTCGCGCAGAAGTTCAACCGTTCTGTCAGAACTGCCAGTGTCGAGGACAAAGATTCCGTCAGCATCTTTCACACTGGCGAGCCAGCGTTTGACGTTGTGTTCTTCGTTCTTTGCAATGGCGTAAACAGCTACTTTCATTTCGTTCTCCAGTTACGCAGCTACAGGCGGATGTGCCTTTGCCGCGCAATCAATAACGGCTTCGATGATGGTAAAAGCACCTTCGGGAGTTTTCGCGACCTGCATATCAGTAGGCCACTCGATCCGGTCGAAGTGTGTGTCTGCTTTTACTTCGGTGATTTGCCAGTGTTTGCCAACGGCGCTGATCGTCACGACGACAACGTAATGGTCAAACAGCACAACGGACAAACGTTCTGCGCGTCCGTCTTTTGCTTCGTGTTCTGCTACGGTGATGTTGAGCGCGCCAGAGCGCACCCGTTCAATACTTTGCAGAAGTCGATTTACTTCGGACATTGATCGGCCTCGTAAATCGCAATCGCCACGCGGGTGATAAGGTTCATCGCGTCCAGTTCGGAGCGATTGACGAAATACGGGAACGACGGGAAGCTGTTTCCGTATGCGTGGTGCGGACTGACTTGCACGGCGTAGCGTTTTGCTTTTTCAACTTCCTTCAAGCTGATCCCGACGGAACCGCGCTTGCCGAAAATCGTCACGCCAATTCGTGCGTTGCCCTCGGTGAGCGAGAGGCGCAGTTTGCCAGCGGCGAAAACAGGAGCCGCATTCAGGCGGTCTTCGAAAGAAAGAACTTGCTGATCGCTGCCGGTGTTGGTGTCGGCATCTACAGCAGGAGTTTCTTGGACGATTTGTTGATCGGACATTTACTGCACCTTGTATTTTCGCTTGAACTTCTCAAGCGTTAAGATTGGGATCTTTTTAGTATCAGCAATTACGGTTTTGTTATTGCTGACGCCTTCTTCTTTAATGATAAGCATCGTTGCCTGATTCACAGTGGAAGCGATCTTGCCCCCTTGCTGAACAATCCACTTTTGCAACGCTGCATCACGAACAGAAGTAAACAATACCGCTTGGCCTTTCATGGCCGCGCCGACTACCGCTTCCTTCTTAGTTTCAACCAGTTCGATTCCGTTGCGCTTGAGGAACTTGACGAAATTCGGTAGGTTCTGCGCAATCTGTGCGGCCAGTTCTTTGAAGCCCCTGATGCCGCGAATCATTATTTCCAATTCCCTTTCCGGTAAATTAACCCGGTCGAGAATATCTGGAATGGATTCTTCAACTGCCGCCAGACGCGTAGCGCCAATCTTGTCACCGAATGCGCCGGAGCCTTTTGCGACATTGCCAAACGTCATGTTTGCTTTCGCTTTTGCCAGATTCGCCACAAGTGCGGTGGCGCTGGTGCGCTGGAACCCTTCGAGTTCTAGCAGACGTGCAACTTTGACATTCAGGATTTTCTTCACGGTGTCGATTCCGGCGTCTACCAGTTTCTGTACCGTGCCTTGTTTCAAACCATCCACTTCGATAACGGTAAAGAAGTGAGTGAGTTCTTTTACAACGCGCAGATTCGTTTTGATGCCGACAGTAACGTGCATTAAATGCACACCATCTACACGGTACGGAACGCTTGGCTTCGACGGAGTTTTTGCAGCTTTCTCCACGGCCATGATATAGGGAATCACGTCGCCCGAACGAATCACCCGAATCATCGCGCCTTTGTTGATCGGGCGCGGTTCATACGGCGGCTTTTTCTTGCCTTTGAATTCGTTTTTGTAACCGTGTTCGATAAAGAAGTTGTTGTGGCCGGTAAACCACTCGACCATCACGCCGCCGATCAAGGTTGGTTCAATCTGCACACGCGGAATCAAACGGCCGAGGCGGCTTTCTTCCCAAACAACATCTTTCACTTTCACCAACAGCGACGATTCGAGGCTGTTGATTTTGAAAGCGTAAGCGTGCGTCGGGTTTCCGGACTGTACGACCTTGTACGGAATATCACGCTCGACAACAATGCCGTCGATATCGCGTTTTGCTTTTCCGCCTTTGCGTAGGTTGTGCAACTGCACCAGTTTTTCTTCGGAGAGCGTCGGATACGATTTCCACGGCACGACCGTGAAGCCCAGTGTTTTCAGGAAAGTAAGCTGCGCGCTTTTCTTCACGCCAGCGTTTTTGCCTTTCATCACTTCGTACACAACAAACTTGTAACGCGTGACGTGTTCGCTCGGCTGGTTGCGATTCAGCAGGCCACCGCCGTGGTTTCGGCTGGTAGCAAATTCTTCGGCGTAGTGTTTTTGGAACACCGCCTTGTCAGCAGTGAATTCACCACGAATGATGAATTCGCCTTTTTCCGAAATGCGCTGCGGAATACGCAATGCAGGCAGCACGCCGGAAACGTCTTTACCAATCTTGCCATCACCGCGAGTAAACGCACGCTGCGGAATGCCGGAATCATAAACGATTTCGAGGCTGATACCGTCTTCTTTATCACTGACAACGTAAGGCCCACCCGCCGAAAGGAAAATCGGCAATTGGGTTACGCCGGGTTTCAGTTTGTTGAGACTGCCCATCGGAACAGGCAACACAACTTTCCCGCCACCTTTTACCGGCGCACCAATTTTTGGTTCAGCGCCCGATCCAGTCATACCGAATCGAGCGGTGTAGTTTTCGGCCATGATATCGTAGGCTTCATCGGAAACCGGCGATTCACCGTCGTCATGATAAGCATCGTCCAACGCATTGAGGAAGTTTTTGAGCGCGGTCTTTTTCAAGCCCTTTGCGTAGGCAAGTGGATCGCGCTCAATGGTCCGCAAAATCTGCTTATCAATGTTCATGAGTTACCTGTGGAGTAGTCGAGCAACACGACGCCGGATGTTTTGCAGTTCGTCTTCTTTCGCACGGCCAACCAGTTTGGCGCCGCCCGGAAGTTTACGCACGTCCAGCCCGGAAGGGATCGGTTGTTTACGGAAGTTGCCAGTATCGGTGTCATACAGATACAGAAGATCGGAGACTTCTAATTCTTCAATCGCCGCAACGGTGAGTTTCTTGCCGTTGGCCAACTGAATAATCATGCCTTCTTCGACGAATTGCGTATCGTCATCTTCGGTATTTACAGAATCTTCCGAATCGTCGTCTTCCGATTCTTCGGTTTCTTCTTCCGAATCATCGTCTTCTTCGAATTCGTCGAAATCATCATCGTCATCTTCGAAGTCGTCTTCATCGTCATCGTCTTCGTACTCGAAGTCAGAAACGATATCTTTGTGTTGCTGGAGGAAGTTTTTGCCGCGCTTCACTTGCTTCGCGGTTTCGTGTTCCTCGTCGTCTTCGAATTCGTCGTCATCCTCAAATTCCAACGGCTTCTCAGGTTTGACTTTGGTGATTCGCGAACGCTTCGGCAGTTGATGCGCAATGTCGGTCAGCACCACGATCCCCACTTGCTGGCGCGCACTCGGAAGAATGGTTGCGCCGCTGGTGACAGATTCGTAAGTTGTTTCGCTGATGTTTACGCGTTCCCCGCTTGGCATGATGATAAATCCACCACGCGCCGGAGTCCAGAAACGCACACCGATGATATCGCCTTTCTTGAGCGCCGTCCGGGTTTTCTTGTGGTGCATTGTCGCAATCGGAATTGGACCGTGAACCACTTCCCGCCATTGGTAGTTGGCTTTGTCGTACTGGCCTTCTTCTTTTGGCAGTTTTTCCGGTTTGTATTTCAGCGCGGTTTGCTTGTCGTGCGCGTCTGCACCTTTGACTTTCACCCGAGCATGGCGTTGACCAGTCTTTTCAGGCTTGGCCGGAATGCCGTCATACGGTTTGAATTTCGAAAGGTGTTCTTCAACCGCTTCCTTTCTCACCGAACGGAAAATGATGTGCGGGTATTTTTCCAGTACGACCTGATACTGACCTGCGGTTGGGCCGCGTGCGGTTTTCTTCAAACCGATCAGATCGCCTTTCTGCACGTTCAATGCGTGTTGGCTGTTACCGGGCTTGAAGACGAATTCAGGCCCAGCGTTTTTGTACCATGTGAATTCCGAGAATTCTGCGGGCGCTGCCGCGATGGCGATGTTCATATTACCGTAATCTCTTTTGTCGAAGAAACCGTCTGCCCCTGCGCGGAATAAACAGCCGTCAACGTGGTTACGCCCGTTGCGTATGGCCGCAAAATACCGGAGGAATCAATTGTCGCGACATTGCGATCAGACGATTGCCAAACGCCTGCAACCAGACGCTCGCCACCATCGGAGAATTTCACCGAAAGTTGGAATTGCGCTGTGTTGGTTGTGGATACCGAAGCGGGGCCGACAATGCTGGCGGACAGCGGACGCGAAATCAAATCGTTAATCGTCACGACTGCTTGCGCTTTAATCGTTACGCCAGATGCGCTGTACGTCCCTTCAACCGTTATTACACTCGCTTCCAAAACTTGCTTCGCGGTCAAAAGGCCGTCGGCAGAAATGGAGGCAATGTTTGAATTGGAAAGCGCCCACTGTGGTTTAACCCGAGCCGTGGTGCCGTCCGCATACGTGACCGTAAACAAAAGCGTAGTCGATTCGCCAACTCGCATAGCACTCGGTGCCGTGACCAACGCACTAACTGGCAAGTTGAGCGTGGTTTTTACCAGAATGTCTTTTTCAGCATTCACGGTGCGGCCGTTTGCCGTAAACGAGGTGGAGATTTTTACCGACTTGTCAGAATCAACATCGCCCACTGCGGTAAAGATTCCGGAGGCCGGATCAATGGAACCGAATGCAGTGCTGTTTTGCTTCCACGTCAATGCACGGGTTCCGCTAGTGCCATCGGTGAAGTAAACCAGCGCGCTGAATTGCGCTGCGCGACCTTCAATAACGAAATCGGGACCGATGATATCAATGCGGGCCGGGTAGACCGTGGTGTCGATTACCGAAATGTCTTTCTCCGCTGCAATGGTTGTACCTTCCAGCGAATACGACGCGGTGATTTTCGTTTGGCGATTTTCGGTCAGATCAGGAACTACAAACGTGCCAGTCAATTGACCGATGCGGCCAGCCGCTGGGTTTGTGTGCGCCCAATCATTTACCGCTACAACCTGTTTACGTCCGTTGATAAACGTCACTTCAAGTTTGTAGGTGCCATTGGTGTTTTCGTCCAGCGTATCGGGGCCAATGATGCGCGCCGACTGCGGATAAACCGTGGTGTCCAAAACTTCAACGTCGATAAACGCTTGCTTGGTCACACCTTTGTACGTGTACATTGCGGTGATGCGTGTTTCTTGCGAACCGATAACTTTCTTGGCAGTGAAAATACCGCCGCCAGTGATCGAACCCGCGTCTGCATTACCAACGCGCCAGTAATCTGGAACAACTGGCGAACGACTGCCATTTGTGAAAACAGCGGTCGCAGTGTAAGTGGCGATTGCGCCTTTGTTTACGTTGGTCGGCCCCGAAACTTCCAAACTAGCGAGTATCAGATTCGAGTCAACGTCGCGAACCAGAAGATCAACCGACGCGGAAAGCGTGGTTTCAGTTTCTTCGTGATAGAATCGCGCTTTGATTTTTACCGTAACATCTTGCTGGATGTTGTAGGCTTGAAAAATACCGTCTTCGGAAAGAGTGCCTACCAGCGTGTCACTCAATTCCCAAACCGGCTTGATACGTTTTACGGTATCGTCTTCGAAAATCAGGTCTGCGGTGAATTGCACTTGTGTCAATTCGTTTACCGGCCCGGACGGACCGTTGATGCGCAGACTGACCGGCCACGGCCCGTCATAAAGAATGTCATTGTCTGCCAATTGCATCCACTCCCCTGAAACGCCGTCGTCGTCAATTTTTGTGATTACTAAAACGTCGCCCGCCTTTGGGGGTTTGCTCTGGCTTACGTCGATTATCAATTCCCCAACCTGAATAAACTGATTCGGTTCTTGATCGTGTTCGTGTTCCAGTGCCTCGCGTGCGTCGCTCATTTCCCTTGCATTGGTTTCCACGGCCCGATACTTTGTGGTCGTGCGAAAAATTCCGGGTTTGTCCGTTGTCGCTGGCCCAACTGCAAATCGCTCGATTTCCCCAAGCTCGGGCAAGTCCGGATGCCAGTATTGCACTTCCGAAAAAAGCTCGGCTGAGGTTTCAAGTTCGATCCATTCATTGGCGAACGGTGGCAAAGGGTTTTCCGAAACACGTCGGAGAACTGCACCGTAAAAATCTTCGCCTGCGTAAACCCAAATCACATTGAATGGAACGTTGAACCCCGGCTCTGTGTGGGACACAAGAACGGAAAAACTCTGTCCACCGCTTTGGATGGACAGAGTTACGGGGTTCACTTGAGACAAGTTGCGGTACAGTTGAGCAATGGAGATTTGCTGTTCCGCCCATTGACTCAAGTTCACGTTTTTGCCCTTAGTTGTTTACGGTCACAGCAAACTTGGTCTGCATCGGACCGGCGTAGTCGATACGCTGAACTTTCCACTGACCAGTTACGCCGCCAACGGTGACGTTTACCAAAGCAACATCGGATGGCGCAGGCGAAGGTTCGCCAACTACGTCATCCGGCCAGTTCACGCCAGTCAGGGTCGCAGGGAAGTTGGAAACCAAATCCTGATACGACAGACTGGAAATAGTGGCCGGGTACGCAACATAGAGATATTCGTCGAGGCCGACCGAAGTATCAATAGTGCCGCCAGTTGCCGGAATGGTTTGCGTCATAACGGCATTGAAGAACGCCTGAACGTTTGCCCAATGATCGTATTGCAGACCGCCCGGAGTATGGTCGTTGGTAACGCCGTACTCGATTTGCTGTTGGGTCAGCGGTTCGATGATGCCACCGGTGAAGTTTTTGTTTGCAAACTTCGCAATACCGAAGCGAATCGCTTGCGGTGCCGCAACGGTGACTTGAACGTTCAAAGTCGGAGACAAATTCACGCCCTTTTCCGAGTAGGTCGCACCGACGGTAACGGTCGCAGCCGACGAAATGTTTTTCGCGGTGAGCAAACCGGTGTTGTCGATGGTCGCATTGGTGGTGTTGGAAGAAGTCCACGCCGAAGGAGTTTTCGCAACTTCGGTGTTGTCTTTGTATTTCACCATCAACGTGTATTGCGAAGTTGCGCCAGCCGCTACCGAAAGCGAACCGGTGATTTTCGCACTTACCGGATAGTTGATGTTGTCCACGATGGTGACTGGGAGGCTGCCGGTCAGGGTCACACCTTTTTCGGTCAGCGAAGCGTTGATCGTTACCGACTTGTTGCCCGGCACGGTAATCGCTTTTGCAGTCAGGCGACCAGAAACAGCAATGGTTGCATCGGTGGTGCTCGAAAGCGACCATGCAGTTGCGTTTTTGGTTTGCGTGGAACCGTCAGTGTAGTGAACGGAAATGGTGTAATCAGAAGTGGTGCCCTGATTAACCGAACCCGCGCCCTGAATGGTAATGCCGTCTGGATAAACGTCAGCATCGCGCACGGTGACAGTCAGCGTGGAAGTTTTGGTTACGCCGCCGCTGGTGAAACTTGCGGTCAGGGTTGTAACTTTGTTTCCGGCCAAAGTCGATTGCGGAGTCAGCGTACCGTTCACAAACGTACCCGCTTGCGCGTTGGACGAAGTGAAGGAATTCGGGTTTACCAGATTGGTATCGCCGTTGCTGTATTCTGCAACCACTTGATAAAGCTGCGGAGCGCCGCCTTTGTCCAACTGGCCCGGACCTTGAATTTGCAAACCGGTCAGGCGCACAACGCCACTCGCATCGCGAATGGTAATGTCGATGAAGTTGGAAATCGAAACGCCGGAATCCGGATGGGTCCACGTTGCTTTGACGCGCACGGTTTGTTGTGCGAAAACTTCCAGCGCTTGGAACACGCCAGTGTTTTTGCCAACTTTACCCCATTCGCCATTGTCGATAACTTCCCAAACAGCCTGCACCGATTTGTAAACGGTGCCGTCGTCCATGGTTACGTTTGCACGCAAAACATGGTTGGTCAGGCTGTCCACGATAACGCCGGGACCGACAACCAAAAGCGAAGCTGGCAGCGGGCCGGTGTAACCGATGGAAGTATCCGGAGCTTTCCATTCGCCGGTGTAGCTCAGGCCGTCTGGAGAAACTGCGGTAACGACAAAAATGTCGCCTTTGTTTGGCGGGTTTGCAGAAACGTAAACGATGTTTTGTTCCTGCGTGGTGCCACCTTCACCGTCGTCAACTTCCGAAAAACCGCCAGCGATCATGGTGGTGATTTGGTCGCCGTGGTCATGGTCAACCGGTTCACGATCATCGCTCATGCGCGGATCGGTATCGGCAACCGAAACGGTGTCGTCTTCTACTTCGGGATCGACCGAAACACGGAACGCACCGAAAGTGGAAACGGTTGCAGGCAGCAAACCGAAATCATCGACTTCGCCGAGAATCGGGTCAGCAGCCTTTTTGTAATACTGCAATTCGGTAAAGATTTCTTCGACGGTAGAAATCACCGACCAGACGTAACGGTAATTGCCGTCGTCATAGCCTTCCGCGTCAACGCGACGTTGCAGCGTTTTGTAGTCTTTGTGATTTGGATCATTGTTGATCCAGCACACGTTGAATGGAACAGTTACCGCGTCCGGTTCGAAACGCGAAACGAGGACAACGTACTTATTTTTGTACGCGTCCTCGATCACGATCTCGACCGGGTTAATCGAATCCAGACCGCGAAAGTCGTCAGCAATCGCAATCTTTTCTTCGATGAAATCGGTCAGAGTTTGCATTGGCTCACCGTTGGATATCGGAGGAAGTCAGCACGCGCCATTCAGCGCTAGTCGGGCTTGTCGCTACCAGCGTTGCACCAACAACCGGGGCTTTCGATTGGTCGATGGTGACAACGTTGGTTTTGGTTTTCAGTTTGGTCGCCGGTTTTTCCGGGTGACTGTGCGCTTTTGGAGTACGCGCATCGGTCAAACGCGGATCGCCTTCACCAACCACGATTGGATCGGTAGCATCTTTCGCCGGATACGACAGGCGAGCGATACCGGAAACCAAAGTGGTAGCGGCTGGAACTGGTTCGTTTTCATTCAGCAGCGCGGTATCTTCCGCGTCGTAGAATTGGTCAACGAAAACTTGGTCGATGGTGTCAACCAGTTCCCATTGGTGAATGAAACCGGAATTCGCGACGGTGGTTTTCGATTTCCGGCGCAGCGCCATTTTGTAGTACGGCGACAGTGGGTCGAAAACGAACCACGTTACGTTGAGCGGCAGAATCAGATTCATTGGCTCACGCACGCCGCAAACGATGGCGGTAACTTTGCGAATGGTCGGGTTGGAAAGACGGTGAACGATTGGGTTCGTTTCGTCCATGTTGCGAACGTCGGAAGCGATTTCCAGACTTTCGATCAGTTTTTGCAGTTTCAGATCAGACATTTTTGACTTATGCCTCAGTGAAGGTCACGGCGCCGGTCGGTTGCACGTTGGCCCCGAGGTGGGCGCGCTTGGCCGGGATTTCAGGGTCGATAATCAAGTCGAGCTTGATATCGTTGTTTGCGATGGTTGCAGGTTTGTTGTTCCGATCATCGCAGATCGTCACCCACTCGTAAACACCACGGCCCGATTTGATTGGGCGCATGAAATCGTCGCAAATGTTTTTCAACTTGAGACGTTCGAATTCGTCGTTCGGGTTGAACACCGACGGAATCGTCGCCGCTTCGATACTGGTTTTGATGAAGTTCACCAAACGGCGAACGTTCAAGTTGCTGAAACCGGAAGCAAAAGTTTGCAACGTATCTTGGCCCATGATAACGAAACCACGGCCCGGAATGTTGCGGATGATGTTGATTTGCGCTTGATCCAACGAATCGCGAGCGCCTTGGTTGTAACGCATGCGCAGGTTACGCACGTTTACTTGACCACGATTCAAACCGGCTGGCGCGAACCAAACGGCGCGGTTGCTGTCAGTGAATGCACAGGCTGCGGCGACGAACGCGGAAGGCGGAATGAAAATGTTTTTGTTGGAATCGGTATCCAGCACTTCCACAAACGGCGCGTACATTGCCGCGTAGCTGGAGTTCAGATTCAGCGTGTTGCGACGGTAATTCACCGCACGCGAAACTTGCGCCATATCGTCTGGCAGGTCGAGCAACGCAACGCAGTCACCGCGCAGTTTTGCGATGTTTTCCATTTTCTTCTGGAAAGCAGGCGTGGTGTAACCGGCGTTGATAAGCAGGTTTACGAGAATCTGCTCTTTGTCGTCGTACAGGTTCCACGCGTTGATAAGATCAACTTGCGCAGGACGATTGCCATCGGCACCGCCGTCGAGTTGTTCGAACGCGGCTTTGCCAACGCGCACCGGGCCGCAATGCGGATTGTTTTTTACGCGAATGTACTGCGAGCGCAGGTTGATTACGTCTTCGACAAACAATTGTTGGTTGTTGCCGTCGATTTCATTTTTGCGCGAGCACAGGAACGACTCGACCGGAACGTTACCGGGACCGGAGTAATTCAGGAAAACATCAACGTAGAACTGGTACGGATCGGAATGCTCACCAACTTCGGTGCCGTCAGTGTTCGACGGGCGAACTTGAACGGAAAGTTGGTTGTTCCATTTTCCGGGGTTGGCCGCGCAAACGTACAGCAAAACGTTTTCGATGCCTTTGGTGCCTTTTACGAAACCGAGAGTTTTGAGTGGATCACCCAAAACGCCGAGCGGCTGATTGGTGCCGTCGTCGAAATTCACCAGTTTGATTACTGGGTATTCCGCGCTCACGTCGTCAGCGGAAAGGTACGCGCCAGCAGTGCGGGCGGTGGCCTGATCGACAACGCGAGTGTAGTAAAGACGTTTGGATTGCGCGAGGAAAATTTCGGCACTGTACAAACCGAAACCGAATTTCTTCGCGTGTTTGATACCGAATTGTTCACGGAGGTCAGCACGGTCAGTTACCAAAGTTGGAACACCGACTGGCCCCATTGGAGCTTCACCGACGATAACGCCGATGGAGGTAGATGCAGCAGCCGCCCGGATCGACAAATCCTGTTCGAAGCTGTAGCTACCCGCACTGGTATTTGGGAAAGCCATTGGATACACCCTTTATATGGTTGGAATGGCGGGAACAAAGAGAAGGCTTTCACCCTCTACTTCATTAAATTAAACCATTCGCACCAAAAAGATTGCTTTCCGAAACCCAAAAAGAAAAAGGGCCAATTAAGGCCCTTTCCTATGTTACTGTTTTATTGTGCCGAGCATATCTGCCGGAATGTACGACAGTTTGCTTTCCGAAATTTTGTCACCTTCTTCCAACCCGAAGGCGATTCCGTGCTGTGGACGGAAATAACGGAAACGGTCGATTTGATGTTTGAAAAGTGTTGCCACAACAGCATCGTTTACAATGATGCGGCGTCGTTCTTCGATTTGCGGCTGGACCATTGCGGTGGCGCTATGATTGAATTGACTAAACAACCACTCAATCATATCAGGATCGAGTTTTGCAAAATCCTCGTTGAAGTAAACCGGCTGCAAACATTGCGCAACCATGTAATGACGTTTCTTGTCCGTGTTGTAAACCAGACGGCTCATTACTTCGTTGATATTCAGTTCAATGATTTTTGGTTCTTCAATTCCACCGGAAGCGCAACCTGCGATTCGGTATTGTCGAGCGTACTGAGTCTGTTCCCCAGTGATTTCGAAACTGCAATCGCGGCGGCGTTCGAAAGCGTTTTTGTATTTCTCAAACGTTGCGCCGAGAACCGCATGTTCCGTTTCCTGTTTCGCAAAGATGACGTGCAGTTCTTTCCACTTGCCGAGGTTGGTTAGACGCATACCGCCATCGGAAAGCGTGCGGTCATAAAGTTTATTCAGGTGTGTAGCAATCGTGTCCATGTATTGGTTGGACACATACGCCAATTCGGGAAGCATGAGTGCGGTTCCCGAAAAGCTGGAAATCATGAGGGAGTCGAAATCGGTATCGGCTCCGAGACAGGCGATAGACACCGGGAGTTTTCCCGTTACAGCATTTCTTACAAACGCCATTGCGCTCGCTTGGGTAGTCCCGAAAACGGCAACAGTCGTCATTGGAATCGCGTCGAACCGCTTTGCAGTTTCGGCACGGCTGAATCCGAGCAACACGGATTTTGCGAGAGTGTTGAACGATTCTTCACAAGCAATTACTTGAGTATTGAGGTACATTTGATTTCCTTACGCGCTTGGCGTTTATAGGATAGGAAAAGGAAACGGGGCGCTTGGCCCCATTCCCAAGGTTTCGGCGATTTACCGAAATTCGTTACGCAACTTCGCAGGCGCCGCCCGCACAAGCTGCTTGATCGGCCAGTTTGGTATTGTCGTCAACTTCGATAACACGCGACAGGTCGATTTCGTGCAGGGTTGCCGCACGCTGGTGGAATTCGACTTCCGAAATGTCTTCGAACGGCGCTTGAATGTAGGTGCCGCCGTTGTAAGGCAGAACCGAAATGCCGTTGAAGTTATTGCGGTTGTCCCACATCCAGTTGCCGACCATTTCCCATTCGTGTTCCTTGACCGAAATGGTGCAAGAAACGTTGTGGGTGTTTTGGCCGTTGACGTGCCCTTTGCGAACCCAGTTCAGGTTGAAATCAGCAACGCGGTTCAGCAGGTCCATTGGCGATTCGTGACGCAGAATCGAACCTTCTGGTGCGCGTTGTGGAACTTCGATGACCGCCTGATTTTCCGGGTTGAAGAATTCGTCGGCAACCAGTTCCGGGTGATTCTCGGACAGGTAACGGTAGATGGTTTCGTTTTTACCAACGCGGATACGACGAATGTAGAAATCGTTGTGCCACGCGTGAATGCCGGAACCGGAACCGAGAACCAGCGAGGAAGTGCCAGCCGGTTTGATGGTGGTGGTACGGGCCGCTTCGTTGACGCCAATCAGTTTGGCAACGCGGCGGTTTTCTTTCAGAACTTCGTTTGCAGCTTCGGCTTTGTCCAGCGGCAGAACAGCGCCGGAACCGATACCGGTCAGGCCGGTGCCGATCAGTGCATCTTTTTCGGTGTTTTCACGCCAGATCGGACGCAGGTAATGGAAATCGGTGTAACCGGCTTGCAGAGTACCGATGAATGCGGCAGCGCGGGAACGGGCATTGAATTCTTCTTGCGTATGAATGTCGTTGCCGTTGATTTCGGTCAGGTTGCAGAACTGATTTGGACGCAGTGCAATTTCGCAACATGGGTTGGTGCCCCAATCTTTGTCGTTGCTGAAATACACGCCGGGTTCGCCGGAACCGGAACTGACAATCTTTTCCCACAGATCGTCCCAGTGATGACGCTGCACAACGTGGCGCAGAATTACGGCGCTGTTGTTTGCGCGGCCGCGTTGTGGTTCAAACATATACCACGGCAGTTTGCCGGTGGCTTGTTGTTCGTCCAGCGACGATTGGTGCAACTGCATTTGGCGGCGAATGCCTTTCCATTTGGTGAGAACGGTGCAGTTGAACATATCGTTGCCCATCGGAATTGCTTCTTCGATGGAGCAAGTGAAGTTGCCTTTTGCTTTCAGCATGGATTTGTCGTCCATGGAGAAAAGGCAAATCAGTGCAGCGCGGCGAATGCCACCGGCCAGAACGGCGTCCGCGATATGGCACATGATATCGTGAACTTCCAGCGGTTCGAGGCGAGTACCGCGACCGCGTTCTTCGATTGCTTTGTCGAAAATGCGCGTCAGGTTGGCAATGCAGTTTTTCAGCGGACCGGCGCCGGGTGCTTTACCGCCCGAAGTAACCAGCGGCGCACCTTTCGGGCGAATGTCGGAGAAGTCGAAGTTTGGCATGTGCTTGCCATAGAAATACGCTTCGACCAAAACTTTAACCGCGTCGGCCCAACCTTCGATGTTGTCGCCAACGAGGTGACGTTGCGAATGATTCAGCGGACCTTGAATCGCAGGCAGTTGCGAAATGTGATGACGCTGTACCGAATAACCCATGCCGGTGCCGCCCAGCAACAGGAACATGGTTTCGGAGAAAACAGCCGGATGATCGCACGGAGCGAATGCGCAGTTGAAAATGCGGTTCGGCGCCAGTTCGATTGGACGGCCACCAAACTGCATGGAGCGCATGGAAGGCAAAACTTTCTTGTTGAAGACGAAGTTTTTGTAAACATCCTGAATCTCTTTGCGGAGTTCAGGATACTTGCGAATGTGCATCGCCATGTTACGTTCGCAAATTTCTTCCCACGTCTCACGACGCTGGATTTCCGGAATGAACTTGGCGTACTTCATGTACGTGGTCAACGCGGAAAGAATTTGAACGGAATTGTCGGTCATTGGTTTTACTGCCTTGGTGATAAGCGGGCGCCTAGACGCATCGGGACCGACCCGCTTTTTGGTTGGTTAAATGTTGGTTTGATTCTGTTCGACTACACGACGTACAACTTCGTTAGCCGGGATCAGCACAGGCGCGCCGATAAACCATTCCGAGTTTTCGCCACAACGCCCGCAATGCCAAGTGCCAAAAGGCTCATTAGCGTGTTCGGGCAGAAGCGAGGGAATGTACCACTTCGATTCGCTTTTGTTTTCTTGTGTGTTGTCGTTTACTTCACTGTTCCACGTATTGCAATGTGGGCACATGATTTCGCACGCGTTACGACCCGGCGCTCCCGGCTTTCCGTCGTTCCCCATCCTACCCATAGGACCGGTGTAACCAGTCGGACCCATGAAATAGTTGCGGAAGGTTTTGCGTTTCTGTTCAAGCCAAAGCGCAAACCGACGACGGAGTTGGCGGTGCCACGGAGTTTCGACGTAAACCATCTTGAGAAATTCTTCATCGCTCAAGTGTTCAAACTCGCAAACGTCATACGAGTCCATTTCGGTTTGTTCGTAAATCTTCCGCTTTACCGCCATCATTTCCGGCGTCGAGTTAAACTTCTTCGCGAACGCTTTGCTTTTCTGGCGCTGCCTCAACCGCTTCGCTGGCCATGCTACTGCTCGCGACAGCATCAGCAGAATCCACAGGGTTGTTTTCATTTCCAATTTCCTCTTTGAACTGGGTGAGAAGTTGCTGAACCTTTTCTTCCGGAGGTTCTTCGTCCGGGTATGCCGCTTTCAAATCGGCCATTGCTTTTTCGAAAGCCTTTTTCCGGGCGCGCTCTTTTCGCACCAGTTCAATGTATTGCAGGAATAGGTCTTTAGCCAAAGACTGGTTCCCGTCGCAGTACGCGTTTACGGCGGGAATGAATTTCTGACGCAGAATAAACTGCATCTGGTTGGAGGTCCAGTTGTACTCGTCTTCCACGTAGGAATAAAGTTCTTCCGGAACCTTGTGCGATTCACCGCGCAGAATGCGAACGTGAATGTAACCGTAGATCAGACCGGCGCGGTTGTGATCGTGCAGGTCTTTGTGAGAGTCGTGAAAAACTTCCAAAAGCTGTTCTTTGACTTTCGCGGAAAACCGCATCAGCTTATCCGGGTGGGTAAGCTGTGCAATTTTCTTTGCGTAGGCCCGGCAGCTTTCGACAACGGCAGCGTCAACCGTGCGTTTGGCGTTGAGACGATTTTCCAAATCTTCCGGACTCAGCAACACCAGTTCTTTACAGTTGCTAAGTTTGGTCGGGTCGATATTGTTTTTCGCTTCGTCTTCCATTTCGCCGTCCGACATTCCCTCACGGGGATTCCAGCCGACGCGAGCACAGAGGATCGAATAGACCTGCCCGACGATGTTGCGCAAACGACTCAAATCAGCGCGTGCTTTTGTGACGCGGGTGATTACGTTTTCTTCTGCCATTATTTCAGTGTCCTACAATTGCGAAGCCCGGTGGAATGAATCGTTCTTCTTCGGGTAGGTGTACGTCGGTGTAGTATTCAATTTTCTTCACCGTGCAATGCCAGCCCGAGGAATTCGGAAACACTTGTTCGAATGGTTGGGGTTTTGCGAAAACTCTGGTAACGTCAAACCGGCGAACGATCTGATCCAGCTTGTCTTCTGGAACCAATTGCGGGCAGTCCAAATCCAACAGGACTTCCAAAGGATGGTCGAAACCATACATATCGGAAATCTCCAACAGTTCGGCGTTGGCAAAGAAACTTTCCTCTGCATCGACCGGCACCAGATTGTTGTTGAACTTGGTTTTCAAATCTTCGACTTCGACTTCTGCCGCTTCGAGGATTTGTCGGATGGAATCAAACCGCGCTGGCGCCTCAGCCAAACTCTGCACAGGCAAGGCGCGCTCGAATATCGGGCGGGGTTCGGTTCTGCCGAGTAGATGCCACTTGTGTAATCGCGCAATGAAAATGCGGAAACACATGGTATCCAGTACCAGATTTTCTCGTTTCATCATTTGATTCCTTTGACGATTGCGTAACCCCGAACGCACGCATACATTGTGTAGCGGGTCAGTTTCGGAACTTTGAGAACTTCCATAGCCTCAAGAAAGATTGCGTCGCCTTGGGCGCGGGTGACGTATACGGGATTATCGTTTACGTCGAGATAGCATTTCTTTACGCACAGGTGGTCGTGAACAACTGCCGCTTTCCCGTACTTGCCCCACGGCGGCAGAATCGACCAGAAGATTCGCGGAATACTTGCGAAGTCAGTGCGCTCGCCTTTCGGGCAAACTACACGGACGCCCGATCCTTTGGCCCCGAGTTCATAAATGAATTCTTCGAGCAATTCCCAAAGGTTGTCTTCGCCGTCTACAGGCTGGACGCGAAGTGGTGTTGTAAAACTCGACATTAAATATCCATAACGTCAACCTTTGCGGGTCCGTTCTTGTCGTTCAACATAAACGCGTATCGAACTGGCATCCGCAACTTGTCTGCAAAAAACGAAACAGGGTCGCAACCATTGACCACAACGATTCGGGGGATGTTGTGGTAAATCTCCAACAGGTCGCGCACCTTTTCAATTTTGATGTGGCTTGAATCAGGTGCCACGTTTGTGATAACCAACATTGCGTAATTCGGGCGGTCGCCTTTATCGTCGCGCAATGGGTCATAGTAGCCGCCATGCACGACGTGCCATTTCGGCATTGTCTTGCCACGGTGCGAGCCTTCCGCCATTTGTGTGATTGCCGCGTTCATTACTGACAGCGCCAAAAACTTTGCCCGTGTGTCGGAAGGCATCGAGCCGATTGCGATAATCGGTGAACCGTGTAGCGGATTTCGTAAAAGCTTTGTCAGGTTTTCGGCCTGCCGTTTGACACTGGTGCCGGGCAACTTGATGTGTTCCGGAAGCCACTGCGGAACCATCGGCGTGATGGATTCCAACGCGTGCTCAAGATCAAACGGTTTTTTCAAAAGCGAGAATGGGTGTCCGTCTACTCCCCGCGCTTTCAAAAGCTTCACGCGCTCGGATGGAATCTTGTAGTCGAGTTTCGGGATTTCCCATGATGCTTTCATTTCTTACGTTTCCTTATTGAGCCGAACAGACCGCCGGTTGCCATCGGCACGGTCCTAACTACTGGCCCTTCTAAAATGGGGTCTTCTTCTGGTGAACCCTTTGTCTTCACGTTTGCAATTGCAATCGCGGCGCGCTTCAACGCTTCCTCGGTGGGCTTGTGTTTGTACTCAAGCGTTTGCTTCCATGTATTTGCGAAACACGACAGGGAAGCTGGTACACCTTGGTCAACGAAAAAGCGAATAATGGGTTCACGTTTCTTTCCGGTATCGTCAATGGTCAGAACACGCGACGATTCCTGTTTCCAGTTTGGCGGATTGTTCATTGGCATGACGTAGTAAAGACACGACCACGGAACGATGTTGATACCGCGCTGCAACAGGGAGCGAATGCCGACGACGACTCGGATTTTGCGACAGGATGCTTGCTCTTTTACCCAATCGCGATAGTCTTTGTTTTTCTTTGTGCCGCCACCAACGAACGGGGCTGCGACTTCGTAACCGACCGCGTGGTTAATCATTTTCACCAGTTGGTCAACGTGTTCTTTGAAGTGGACCGGAATCACAATGCTGTGACCTTTTTCCAAATCCTTCTCGACCCACTCCAGAATCATTGCGTTGCGTTTGTCGTGATTAGCCAAAAACTTACCGAGGTAAACGAATCCGGCTTTGCCCGCAAACTTACGCTTTGATTTAATGCCGGTCAGTTGCACCATCATTTTGGCAGTCAACTGGTCGGCTTTGATATCAGACTGCACCGGGCCAATCGAGTGGAATGCAAGAACCTGCTTTCCGTCTTTTCGAATGATTGTACCCGTACACCCAATCTTGACGTAACAGCGCATGCTATTAATCAGGCGGGTGAATTCTGGCGCACAGGAGGAATGCACTTCGTCCACGAAAAGCGAACCGAAGGTTTTGTTGCACGCCTTCTTCATTTTCGCGCCGAGCGAATCGTTGATAAGCGATTGGTAAGTGATGATACCGATCTGAATGTGTTTCAGGTCTTTCGGCTTCTTCACAAAACCGTACAGCTTTTTCTTCGGGTGTTTCTTTTGCAACTCAGGCAGGTTGGTGTATTTTTCAATGTCACCAATGAACTGTTTGAGGAAGTCGTACTGGTCGGCCGTAATCAGCATTTTATAGCCGAGGTCGATACCGATTTTCAGAAGGGTGAGGGACTTACCGGAGCGTGGCGGGAGCACAAAGATGCCGTGTTTCTTTTTGACCATCTTGAGGAAGGTCTGCACCTGAATGTCGCGCCACGTTTTACCGTCGGCCTTCATCTTCTTTTCGTCTACGATGATCTTGTAGTCGAATTTGTTTTTGCAACGCTTGTCCACAAAGTCGAAGTCGTCGAAATCAATCTTCAACTTCGCTTCGATGTTTTTCCGGTCGCCTAACGGAATGCCGAAGTATTCCGTGTTGTTGACGATACGGCGGTTGGCCAGCTTAAACGTTCCGTTGAACGCATCGCAGCCTTGGCACGCATCGTTGGGCCGGTCTTCGCGGTGGTCACATTTCCGGCATACGTTCTCAACGAAAAACGATTTGACGTAATGTTTGCGAACACGATCTTCGTCAATGTGAACTGCCGGAATGTACAGCTTGTCGCTGGCGATTATCGTGGTATCGCTGTGCATGGGTTATCCGTAATAAGGCGAGCCGAACGGTTTGGATTGTGGGATTGCTCTCAACATATTTTCCAATTCGGTCGGCGTTGGGGCAGCGTAAGACTGCCGAATCAACAGGCGGGTGCCTGTCATAGCTTTACAGTTTTCGATGTATTTCATCCAGTCGCCCGCAAACGCAATGACCGTCTTTTCGTCCATATGCGGGCCGACGAATTCGCGAACGTGCTTGACCATGTAGTCGAAAGCGGGCGTCCACTCTGCGCTGGTTTCTTCCCGAATCGGCCAGAACCAAACCCACATACCGTGCCACAGTGCTTCGTGAATCAGCATGCGGTCGAGGTCGTTAACCTCAACTTGCCATTCGTGAAGCTGTTGCATGTTGGGAAGCAAACAAGGCTTCCCGTAATAGTGGTCATCGACTTTGCATTTCGCAATCACGCCGTATGATCGCATGAATTGGTCGTCGGCCCCGAAGTTCATGCTTCGATCCCCAAGTCTGCAATGAGGCTGGAGATTTCTTGGCTCACGCTGGCGTCATTGTTGATAAGCACCTGCACGCGAATTTGTTCTTCGAGGTTGGCGATACGTTCGCGGATTTCCACCAGCTTGCGGTAGACGCCGGTTTTGGTGTATTGCGGTTCGAACCCGTCACGCCCGTGGAAGCCGGTGCGTTCGTCTTTCGGTAACGCCTTCATTTTTTCTTTATGCAGTTGCAGACGTTTCTGGAACAGCAAGGCATCAGCTTTTTCCAAAAGCGCGTTCGCTTCGGTGAGTGTGAGTTTCGGATGTTCGACAGTGCGCCGCGGATCGACAGCCGAGCACGGAATGTTGTAGCGCTTGGCGATTTCCGCAATCTGGAACGAGGTCACGGCTTCAACCGGGATCGGCTCACGTTTCGATTCAGCGATTTGAATTTCAAGCCGTTCGATTTCTTCGGCTACGGTGCGAATGCGCTGATACGCGCCCGCCAGCGTGGAGAAGTATTGCGCACCGCGCAGACCACGCGGACCGTTGCCTTGAATTTGGTCAAGCTGCCGAAGCTTTTCGTCGTAAATGTCTTCCAACTGCGACAGAATGCTCAAACCTTCTTCAAGGGTGACGATTGGAAATTCATTCGACATTGGAGACTCCGATAGCGGCGGCAAGGCTGCGGATTTCTTCGTTGATGTTGGCGTCTACTTTGAGTAGATTCAGCAGGCGGATTTCTTCGTTGCACCAATCGACAACACGCCGCACTTCTTTCAACCGCTGAAACACCCCGATCTTGGTAACGCGAGTGCGGTCGAAAGTTTGCAGAGAGGTTTCGCCGCGATCTTCCTTTGTCACTTCGATGCGAAGTTTGCGCAACTCGACTTCTTTGGCAAACTGCAATTCGTATGCGGCTTGCAGAATGTTTAAGGCTTCGGATGTGCGTAATTCGGTCACAGGCTGCGCTCCGGTCGGGAAAGCATTTGCAAAGCGGCGATCAGGTTGGTGTAACCGAAGCCTGCCTTGTCAATGTCTTCCATGATGATTTTGGCGTGTTGGCGAAGTTGCTCAACGTTGTTGAGGTATTCGTAAAACGGGCGTAGCACCGTTTCGACAACTGCTTTCCGTTCGGCGACAGTACCAACCGCTTTCAGGAATTCCGCGTATTCCGTCACAAGGTAATCACGCAGATTGGTCAGTGTGTCATTCATGCTGCCGGTAATCTCAACGCAAATGCCGAGAATTTCAGCGCAGCGCGAACGGGCTTGGCCGTCTTGCAGGATTGCGTCACACACTTCGTCGGTAAAGCCTTTCGACTTCCGTTTCAGGTGACGCCATGCCCGCGTTTTGTGCAAGCGGGCCATTTCCGCGTGCAGCCCCTTGAAGTCAATGACGTTGTTGGGGTTGTTTTTCTGTGCCTCTTTGAAACGCTGATACTTGGCGTCTTGGCGAATCTGACGCCGAATCATTTTGATCTTTTGAGACATTGCTGACCCCCGGCCTATCTATCTAAATTCTCGTAATCAGATTCTAGCCATGTAATCCAGTTTGACCAGAACGTTGGAGTACGGCGGTGGATTACCGTTTGCCATAAACTCGCTTGGCAACTCGTAGGTTACGTTGACAACGCGAATTGGAAATTGGAAATCAAACACTTCCGGTATCACCAGCGGCTCGGGCATGTGTGCTTTGTACAGACGATCCGTGAGTTGTTGGTGGACGGATTCCAGAAGGCGATACGGGAAATACTTCTTTACCTGATGTTTGGTAAAGAGTTTTTCGTTGCACTCCATGGAGAATTCCATAGTCACTTCGGTCGCGCCAAACATGCGCATCTTGTGGCCGAAGTGTTCGAATTCTGTTGCGGGTTTGGATACGTCGAGTTCGACTCCGGTAATGGTGGTCACGTCTTTAAACGATACGTTACCGATCCGGAACGAGTGCGGAGTTTTGATTTCTCCGGTGGCGATGCCGTACATGACGGCTTTAACTTGCTCGACAGTATCAACCGCCTTTTCGTCGTCTTCGAAAAACCATTTATATTTCAGCGGTGTAATCACAGGTACTCCATCTGCGCAACGCACACGGTGAGGTGAACTTTCATTTCTGGAATCATCCGTTTGAAGTATTTCTGCCAGAAGGTTAGTTTTTCTGGTCTGGCTGCGGCGCTTATGCCAATGGCGTTGACCAAATCCATGTTGAAGTAACCATGCACGTTGACCGTTGCGTGCGACGGTAGATTTACGTTGAGTTCACCAGAGATTCGATCAAGGATTGGCAGTACCCGCGCCGCTTCAACTGGATCGACTTTGAAGTGTAGGTAGTGCAAAGTGATTTTCTTTGGGCGGTATGGAAAACTCATGACGGCTCCAAAACAAGATATTCGGAGTGGGAGTGGTCCATCATCGCCAACAGGCAGCCGCTGCTCGATTTGAAAAGCTGCAAACGTTGCTTGCTGCTATTGATTGGGACCAGTTGGAAATCGTAATGCTCTTTGACATTGCAACGAACGATTAGCTTGGTCGGGGTGAGGTCAAGCTTTTCCGAATCGTTGATTACAAACAGGTGGCCGTACACCGAGCCGCGAGCGTTAATGAAATTGTACAGCTTGCAGAACCGATTCAAGATAACCGGGTTCCGGTAGTCGATCATCAATTCCGAATCGACCACGGGCCGGAAGAAAACCACGACGTGCTGTCCGTCGTGGGCTTCCCCGAATAGTTCGAATTCATTAACGCGAGCGCGAACCACAATCGGATCGGCCAGCGAGAAAATCGGACTAGTCTTTTTCATGAGATTCTTCGGACTCGAAACTGGCCACAAGGGTCAGCGTTGCGTTGTCGGATTCCGTTTGGAACGCGAAACAGGAAGACGCCCCGCGATGGTGATACAGCGCCATCGGAATTGTCTTTTTGTCTTTCACTTTCCGGAACAGGTCCATGAAAATGCGCGGGTCGATGTGCAGGTCGATCTGCCCGCCTTCGACTTTGGTTTTGAACGAGTCGGAAACGGAACCGCGTGGCGTACTGACTTCGATTGCCACGTTTTTCTTGCCGACCTGCATGGTCATTTTGGTATCTTTCTCGACCAGCGCAAACGAGTTTTCTACCGAACCAACCGCGTCGGTATCAAACACGAAACTTGAGAACGGATCGGTCAGACGCTTTTTGTAGATGCTGGTGATTTCGTAATGCTGGTCTTCAACCTGCGTTTCCGGAATCGACAGCAGGAAGTCTGGACCCGCAACACGCAAGCGGCCGTTGGCGGTTTCAAACTTCGCCTTGCCTGCCGCAACGAATTTCTCGATCAAGGCAAACGCTTTGGTTGGCAGTGCCATGCGCGCTTTGGTTTCCGATTTCAGCTTGTGGCTGTATTCGGCAATGTGGAAGTTGTCGAAGCACGACACAACCACACGCTTTTCGCGCACGTCGATCAGCGCCACCATTTCTTCATCCGAGAAGAAGTTTTGCAGAGTGACCTGCTTAACGCCTGCTTTGATGATTGCGATTTGTTCGGAAGACAACGATGCCGCTTTGGTCGGTGCCATGTATTGCTGCAACATGGCAATGTCTTTATCGTCAAAGGTCAGCGGCTCGACGTTGGCAGTGTACCGACCTTTGGTTTCGGTGATTTTCAGTTTGCCTTGCAGGGTGAACTGCATTTGCGCACGGTTTTTCACAACGCCGCAAAGCAGGTCGGCGTCGATTCCGATTGTGCCTTCGACGGTTGCTTCGGCGTCTTTGATTTTGATACAACCCATTGCGTCGGTGCTGGTGCCGATTGCCCAAACTTCACCTTTGACAGCGGCCAGCACAAACTTTGCGTCGTCCGCTTTCACATACGACACAACGGCTTTAACGCGAGCGAATGCGTTTACGACTTCTTTGCCGGTAGCCATGAAATCGAGTTCGGCGCTTTCAATCAGTTTCAATGTCTTGCTCCTTCGAGGTGGGAGAATGGCGCGTTTGGACATTCGAAAAACACGTCAATGTGGATCACAGTCTTTCCGACTTCGCGACTCCACCATAAAACAATCGGTAGTTCGAAAGTCTTCTGCACGGCGCGTTCAACCGTACCGCAGATGTGTTCCATCCCATCCTCTTTGTCGAATTGGGATTCGTTCAACTGGTGGGATGCCCGAACGGAATTGACGACGTACTGAACCGCCTTGTGGAAGTCTTCGTCGCCAGTATAACGTTCGGTACTCCAGCCAAGGCGCAGGTTTAGTGCATGCGGCAATTCATCGTTCGGGATCATATGGTCAACCTTTGTTTACATATTCGAAACGGAACATCAACTGCACCGGGCAAGCCACGGAGCCTTCACGTCGGATGCTCAACAAAGCTAACAGCTTGTTTTCGTCAATTACTTTTGGTGAGTTGATGCTTTCGTCACAGACGATTTTGAATTCCGGACGCAGAGCACCAACTTTTACGTTGATAATGCGCTGCTCAACCAGCAAGCTTTGCATTTCGTTGTAGAAGGTTTTCCGACCGAGCGCGTCATTGAGTTTCCAGTCGCACACAGTCGTCAGGGTTTCGTCGATGGTCCACAGAAACTCAAACAGTTCCTCGACATTCTCTTTCGAGCCGAAAAGCTTTTCGAGATTGTACCGCACGGGAGCGAAGCACGGTTCGCGCCACGTATCCCGTGTGATTGGTCGAAAGTAATCGTCGGCCGGGCCGGTTGAGAACTCGCAAAAGGTGCCAAACATTTACGCCGCCTTTTTCAGTTTCGAAGACTTTTTCTTCTTCGTCTTCTTGGCTTCTTTTTCTTCCTTCGCTTTCTTGAAGCTTAGGACGTTGGTGGCCCCTTTCTTTTCCAGATAGCGCTTCTGTTTGCGTGCCCATTCGGGAGCGTGTTCTTCGAACCCGGAGTGGATCAGCTTGAGCACTTCTTTCTTGTTGATCTTGTAACCCAAATCTTCGATCTGAGAATTCAGAGCAACTTCCAAAAGGGTGTCGAGACTTTCTTTGTCTTTCTGCGGGTACTTGCCGGTAAGCGCGTAGTTCCAACCGTCGCAGTCGCGCAGGTTGGCCCCGATATCGAAGTCGATTTCCAACGGAATGGTGAATTCGAAATCGTGACGCTCTTTAACGACCTTCGCCACTTCGTGAGTCAGACCTTGCTCGATGATTCGAATCGCGATCCAGAAGTCAGCGTAGGCACAACTGAATTCAAGGGAGTCGTGAACCGAGTTCGCCTGATAGAAATCAGGATAGTGGCCGTGTTCCTCGTAATGCTCATACTTCAAGCGTTCGATGTTTCGGGCACCGATCATCATGAAGTCCGAACCCATGCCCTGTACAGGGGAGTTTACAGATTGACGTTCGTTACGCGCAAAGATCGGGTCGTGCTTTTCGTGCGACTTCGGAACCAGCAAGCCCCACAGGTTACGGCGGCGACCGAGCGGCGATTCCACAAACAGGTTTTGACGCGCTTTCTGTTTGATAAGATCAAACCAGCCCGCACCAACCGGGAAGCGTTTGAAGAACTTTTTGGTCAGGTCTTCAACTTCCTCGACCGTTGCCTTGATCGACTTCGCAGTACCTTTTGCCGATTGCTGGTAAATCAAACCGAAGATTACCTGCTTAACGCTGTTACGTTTCGGCTTGTCTACGTCTTCGATTTTCATCCGGAAGAAGTAAGCGGCATTGATCTTGTGAACGTCGCCCTTCAATTCAATTTCAGCACCGAGTTCTGGCGTCGGTTTGATTTTGAATTTCTCACGCAGGTCCAGACCAACACGGAACGCTTCTGCAACGCCAAGGTCGCCCGAAATCAAGGACCAACCACGGACTTCGTGAGCCGCGTAGTCCACCTTAATAATGAGTCGGCCTTTCTCCGAAACGAAAAGACGTTTGATGTTTTTGCCCATTTCGCCACGCGACGGAATCTGTTGCAGGCTGGGCTTTTTCGCACTGGTTCGACCGGTCACAACATCCAGATAACCGAAGCGTGGCCGGATTCGAGTATCGAACCGCATATCGGCATCGTCGCCCCACTGGCGAATAAACGATTTCACATATGCGTTGTACAGCTTGTTGAGTTTGGTCAGCTCGTTATAGAGCTTCACTTCCTCAACGTCTTTGTATTTCTCTTGGAAGTCTTTGTCGATCTTCCCGGTGCCATCCTTTTTCATGAAGATCGGTTTGAGGCCGAGCACTTCAAAGAACAGCTTCTGCTTGTGTTCCTCTTTTCGGATGTTGAAGATTTGCAGATTGACGCGACCAAACAACCCAACGGCTGGCGCGCCCGATTCCTTAATCAACAACTGATTGGTTTTCTGTACGCCCTTCGTCGCGTTGAGCGCTTTGATTACCTTCGCCCGTTCGGAAACGATTGGGCTGTCTTGCGATTTCAGTTTGAACAACCAGTCAATGTCGATGTACGCGCCATTGTATTCAAGGTTGCCCAGCGAATGCACAAGGTCCGAAAGCTGCTCGCCAACGATGGATTGGTATTTTTCGTACCCGAAATCTTTCGCTTTGCGTATTTGCAGTTTGCGGATGTGGTGCAGTAGAACCACGTCTAGGGCCATGTACGTTAGCACAGGCCCTTCGAGGTCTTGGTCCACAATGGTTGCGCGCTTTTCCTTTCCGAAATCGGATTCGTAATAGGCGCGGCAGCCGTACTGCATGGTGATGTTCAAAAGGCTATAGTAGTTTTTACCAGTAACCGATTGAAGGAATTTCATGTTTTCGTCAATGGCAAACTCGCCTGCGAAAACGTCCCACACTGGGGATTTGAAATACCGAACACCCAAGTCACGCCGGGCGCAGTTCAAGTCGAACGCGGCGTTGGCGTAAATCTGGATTTTGTTTTTGTTGGTTCGCTCGAAATACAGGCGAAGCTTTTTCTTGATGTACTCGATTTCGTCCGGAAGGAACGGTGAGTCTTTATGCAAGAACGGCAGGATGTACGCGTGGTTTGCGTTTGTGCTGAACTGCCACGTCAGCGTTTGGTTCATCCGCTTGTAAAGGTTTTTGGTTTCCGAGTCGATTGCCACGACCTTCGCCGCACAAATGTCTTTGTACATGGCGTTGAATTTCTTGATCGTGTCAACCATTTCGATTTTGTAATCGAGTTTCGGAATCTCGTACATGAGTTTGCCACGGTTGAGAGCCGTGGTCATATTCCGACCGGCATAGCCGATGATTGCGAGCGAGCCACCTTTATCGTCGCCGGTCAACAGCGTGTGCAGGCTGACCGTTGGAACGTGTTGAAACTTGTGCGTTGCGTCTTTGTGCGTGACCGTGGTTTCAATCGGCACGCCATAAAAATGCTGATACTGAACGCCGTCCTTGCCTTTGTACTTATCAAGGAATTCACCATTCAGCGCCTTGTACGGATCGGGGCCAAACGTGACCACGACTTCCGGTTTGTATTGCGTGATGACATACTGCAAACGCTTTTTGAAATCACGGTGCGCTTCCTCTTTGAAGGAGTCAGACATACCTTGCGTTTTCAGCGAGTGGTAAGAGATTGCCAACCAATCGCGGTCTTCGATTTCTGGCGCGCCGTAAACATCGGTCGCCACTTCCATGATGTTTGCCAGCAGTTCGCCGGTTGGACCTTTCAGAAGTTGGGCGCTGCGCAGGGATTCACGCGGGGTGTAGTCGAGAACGAAAAGAATCTTTGGAGCTTTCTTGACGCGGTGCTTCGCGAGTTCCACGTAACTGAAATCAGTAAACTCGTGGGCGCGCACTGCCTTGCTGTAGCGAAAATCAGAAAACGGAACGTGTTGATACTGCATGACATATCCACCGGGGGTTGAGATATCAATCGAGTTTTACAGTTTTCCGAAAGGGGCCAGAAACGAAAAAGGGGAACCGTAATGGCTCCCCTTGTTCGACTCAGTACCTTGGTTTGTTCAGCTTGACGTAATCCCGAAAGCGAGCGCAGCGAATGCGATGCTGCTCATGCTTCGGGTACGCCGCGTGAATTCGCGAAAACGCACCGAGAGTTTCCAGCGCGTTGTCGTAATCGCCAAGTTGTGTGTACACTTGCCAGTTGATCGGCAGGTCGGCAAACGCTGTTTCGTCGCCGTCCAATAAGATCAATGGATTGTGCTCTGGCCTTGCGTCGATGAACCCAACGAATTCCGGTTTCTGGCGCCAGTACAAAAGCGCACTCATGAAATCAATGTCGGGTTCGATTGCCTTGACCATTGGCAACTTCACGATGCGGGCCGTATCAAACTCACCTGATCCCAATCCGAAAAACCCGAAGGCATCCGAACTCACATGGCCGGGAATCAAGTTTGGCAGGTTCGAGGCAAGCAAGCGGTAGGTCAAACCGTTTTGCTTATTCTTGAATTCGGCGTAATGAAGTGAAACCTCACTCCGCCTCATTTTCCCGCACCTCGGTTTCCGCAACAGCTTTCTGTGTTTCCACTTTCGGCTGTTCTTTACCTTGCGGCTGCTCTTTACCTTGCGGCTTTTGGGTCAATGGCGCAGCAGTTTTCTTCTGTTGCGTGTTCATGATTTCCGTAGCCTTTTCGGTAGTCAGGCCGCGATGGCCCAGCAAACCGTCCTTGTCCCACAGCAAACCTTTTGGCAGTTTGCATTTGTGTTGGAAGGGAAGACCGTTCGACGGCGCCGCAGGAATGAACAAATCGTCACATTCGAAACGACGTTTTGCACTGATCGAGTCGCCCGACCAGATGCCGTCGATTGGCCCTTTGTAAAACCCGAGATATGCGAGCACAACTTGCTGCGCTTGCAGTTCCATTTTGCTGTATTGCATATTGTTCTCCCGAATGAAGTGGGCCGTCCTTGGCCCATTGCATCATTTCTCTTTCGGTGCGCGAGCTTTGCGGAACTTGATTTCGGCCAGTTCCTTCGCGGCCTCTTTCTCGTTCGTGATGGTGTAACCATTGCGTTTGATTTCGGCAATCTTTTCCTTCACTTGCGTTTTACCGTCAGCGAAGAAGAACCAGTGACCGTCGCTCAATTGCCATTTCGCCGCAGCACCCGGAACAGCTTTACCGATGTGTTTGCGAATCGCCGGGCTGGTAGCCAAATCGACGGCGAGCATCAATTCGTCAGCCATGAAGATTGGGTAAACCCGAACTTCTTTCCGGTTGGTAACGATTTTCTTGCGAGTGGCAAAGAACATCGGCATGGTCGCTGGCGAAACCAGTTCCAAATTGTACAGGCCACGTTTGCCCGCTTCGAATGCGTCTTGAACGTCATTCAGGCGCTGCTCGGTTGCTTTCGACAATTCGAAATGTTCTTCGAGGTAATCGAAGATCGCCGCCAGATTGTTGTAACGCTTCACGGTGATGAAGACGTACTCGCCGCTGAATTTGAAGCCGAGTTTTTTCAGGTTTACTTCTGGCCCTTCGAACTCGCCTTCCAGCGTGAGATACCCGTGGTTGAACGCCGGGTGAACCGAAACCGAAGTGTCACCTTTGAAGTTCGGGATGACGCCGGTTTTGATTTTCTTGTCAACGTTCGGATCAAACGTAACGCCTTGGTTGAGCGGCTTGCCTTCCTTGATGTTTTCTTTGCGCTTGTCGCCAGCCACCTTCGCACGAATGCGAGTATTGGCTTCGTTTTCTTCGCGCTTCGCTTTTGCCTTGCGTTCTTTTTCGGCCGCTTCTTCCTGCTCACGCAATTTCTTGTCGAGTTGCGCTTCTTTCTTGAGGTCGGCATCGCGGTAGTTCAGCGACACTTCGAAGTTTTCGTCCCAGTCCAACGACGATACTTGTTTGGTCGGAGTGTATACCGCACCGAGCACGTCGAAAGTCATTACCGCACTGACACCGGGCGGCGGGTTTTTGAACTTCACTTTCACCGAGGAAACCGGGCTGTCCGGATTGTTTCGCAGACGGCACGAAACGATTCGACCAGTACCGAAGTCGGTGATTACCGGCAGACCAACGAGTCCTTTGTTTGGATCGTTGCGAACTTCTTCGCTAGAAGAAATCAGCTTCTCGATGGTTTGCGGTTTCCAGCCATTCGGGTCAGGAATGTCTTGGTTGGCAACGAACGGAACGCGAATCTTTTTCGCATCCGGCAGCGACGGTTGGGCCGCAATCGGAATCAAACCGGCTTCGCCGTTGACGCGCATTTCGTTAAACTCTTTCCGTTCCACGCCATTCAACGCGCCATAAGCACGACGCATGGTGCGGTACGGTTCGTCGCTCAGACGCGAGCGGTTACGCAGCGCCTCGACACCCATGCCCAGTTCCGGCATATCTTCGTGAGTTGGAACCACGAAACGCTTGAACACTGGAGCGTAAAGTTCGTTTTCACTTTCCTCAACGCGGGTCGTCGCAAACACTTTGGAAATAACGCGTGCCTGTTTGGCAACTTCCATTGTGTTGTCGGCCAGTACCCAGTCGAGATAAATGATATCCCGGTACAGTTCGCCTTCTTCTGCGCCTTTCGGATCAGGACGGAAAATACGCGCACTGGTTTGATCCAGTTCACCCGGACCCCATGGCGATTCCGCACGGATAATGCGGGAAGCCATTTGCAAGTTGTGACCTTCCGACATACCCTGTTCGTTGGCGATCAGGATGGTGCGGCGCGGATCGGTTTTGAATTCTTCGAAACCTTTCCACTTGTTGCCGTTTTTGCCGGTGAAGACAGTGGCCTGCTTTTGGTATTCCGGAGACAGCGCATCGAAAACAGCCTGCGCCGAATGCGTGTAACGGGTGATGACGATTACTTTGCCGAGTGGTTCCTTTTTCCACACGTCCGGGTTTTTGTCCGGCGGAATACCGATGGTTTCGTCCGGCAGAGGCAGAAGCTTGTCGGTCGAAGAATCGAATTTCCGCGCCAGCCACCAGTCGCCTTTGAACTGCACCAAATCGTACTCGTTGTAATGGCGAGTAGTCGGTTTGCCTTCCGCGTCATACGTCGGCATTACGCCTTCGCTGGTCCAAGTCGGCGGATTGAAGTGGCGTTCAATCAGTTTGGCAATGTATTTCGCTTTTCGGCTAACGTAACGTTTGCCTTCGCCGAAAATGTTTTTGTAGAGCGGGTCGTATTCCGGAGCGATAATCAAACGCTCGAAACGCGCCATGTACTCTTTGAACGCTTCGGCGTCCACGCCTTCTGGCAGACCATCAGCAACGTCATCCACACGGGAATCGGTACTGGTGTTTTCGTCCATCTTTTCATCGTCGTCATCGCCAGCACTTGCGCGTTGCGAGTGAACAGATTTTGCGGCGTCGAAAAGTTCTTTGATCGCCTTTTCGGTGATATCCAACACGGTAGCGTAAAGCTGTTCGTGCAGTTCTTGGTCGGCGCGTTCCTGCCCTTCGGCATTGTCGTCAACCAGCGGGATACCGTGGAAACTTTCGATTGGCGATGGCAACATCCACGCCCATTCCTTACGCTTTTTGTAAATCACAGCGCCGTAACGGCCCAGCTTTTCACGCGCGCGGCTTGGAGTACCAGCCTGCCAAGTCGGAATGGTTTCGCCGCCGAGTTTCAGTTTCTTTTCCGCAGCTTCGGCGTCTTCGGTTTTCAGGTCCGACAGTTCACCCGCACGGAAAATGTGCGGCGAGTACAGGTTGACCTGCGCTTCCAAGTCGGAAGGCGTGTTCGGCATCAGAGTACCGGACGCAATACGCAACCACTTAACGAAAGTTGCAGTGGTTACAGACTTCACGATTTTGTGGCGCTGCGAAGCGTTGTTTTTCAGTTTGTGCGATTCGTCGATCAGAATGTAGTTCGGGGCCAAGCGTTTGATAAACTCTTGGTGGCCGGAAATACGAACAACCGAAGTACCGATTACAACGTTTTGGCGGGCGTTGGACATAAACGCCATGCCGGTGATGAAGATGGTGTTTGGTGGCGCGTTGTCGATGATTTCTTGCAGACGCTCAGCGCCCCAACGTGCCATGATCGCGGTCGAAATTGGCACCGCGTTCCAAGTATCCCCGAGGAAATACTTGATATCGTCACACCATGTTTTAATCAGGTTGTCCGGCGCGATTACCAAAGGTTTCACGCGAACATTCAGCGACAGCAATTCATGGGCCAGTGCAGCAAGGTCCATGGTGCCGATACCGGTTTTACCGCCGCCCGGAGAAATCGCCAGAATTGCAAACGGTGGCGGCTCTTTCTTGCGGAGGTACGCTTGCGTATCCAACTGGTGCGGGAACACAGCGCGTTTTTCTTGCAGACCCGGAACGATCAAATCGTCGGCAGAGAAACTTGGGTTTTTGCCGATGGATTCCATCTGCGCGTGAGCTTGTTCGAACAGAGTTTCCTTGTTCGGAACGTATTTGCCCAGCATGACGGCAATCGGTTTGATTGTTTCCATCACGTCCATGTTGGTGATGCGACGGACAGTGACGGTTTGCGTTCCACCGAAAGTGTTTTGAACCTCGTAAGACTGACGGCCCGGCTTGCCACCAATCAAATCTTTCGGATCGAGTTTGTTGATTTCGTCGAAGATCAGTTTGAGAATCTGACCGCCGAAGTAACCGTACAGCTTGCCGAAATCGTGCATCGGGCTGATGTGCGGAGCGAAGTAATCTTCGTGTTCCTGAATCCGCTGATTCATTTCAGTACGGGTGATGCGACCGCCGCCCGATTCCTGAATGATCTGGTTGTACATATTCGAACTGGTGCCGCCAGCCGCTTCACTCAGTACGTTACCAAACGCAGCCAGCACCGCTTCGATAGAACGCAGGTGAGTGCCAACGTAAGTTTGTTTTGGCGCGCCGTCATTGGTGAACCAACTGGAGTACATGCGCAGATTGTCTTTGCCGTTTTCCGGCAGTTCTTGACCGTAGCCAAGATTGCGCATGGCCTGTTGGGCCAGTTCTTGCAGCGACATGAATTTCTTTTCCACAAACACGTTTTGGAAATAGAAAGTCAGTACGTCGTGCAGAGGCGAGCCCGGCGCAGAAGCGAAGGCACGCGGGTCGTATTCCGAACCGAAGTTTTTACCGGCGTGTTTTGCAACGTCGTCGATGGTGGTGATGTTGGTGGTCATCAGATACATTGCCGATGCAAAATCTTTCTGCACAGGCTTTGGCGAATTCGGGTCCGCCAAGTTCATACCAAGATAGTCGGCAATTGCCAGACTGTCAGGGCGTTTCTGACCAACTTGCACTTCGGTTTCCAGAACGCCAGCGAGGCTGGTAGCGCGAATGGCGATACCGTAGTCCCAGTCATACGAAATGATTGTGCCGGTGAAAGCAGCCGCTTGTTTTTGCAGCGCCGACATACGCTCGTAATCTGCGTCAGGAACTTGCGGGAAGTTGGCACGACCCGGATCGAGAGCAAAGAACGAACTGTTTACTTTGTAGCGGCCGCAAAGAGCAAACAGTTCTTCGCAGATGTTTTCGTAATCGGTCGCCAGTTTCAGTTCGTCACGAACTTTTGCGTCCGGGCGATACTTGATGGTGCCGTTTGGATCGAGATACAGACCGTCTTCGTTTGCACGGCTGTTTTCCGTTACCAGACCTTCCGATTTACGGGCAGCGGTCACATTCGTTACCGAGGAAACCGGCAGAATGTAGCGCGGGATTTCGTTCATTTTCAACGAAGCGTTCGATGGGCCGTGATCGCCAGCCTTTTTGCGACCGCTACGGGTACGCAGGAATTGGCGCGACCAAATCGAGAACCAGTTGTTCAAAACGTACAGCGAAGGCGCACGGTTTTCCGGAGCTTGCGTGATGAAACGCGCAATGTCTTCCTCGAAGGTGAAACGAGGAGTAATGCGGATTTGACCGTTGAGCAATTCAGCTTCCGGAACGATGCGGTTCGGGTCGTTGATTTGCGCGTTAATCAGGCCGTCAGAATCGGCAGTGTCACCGTTGACGCTGGTGTCAGCAGCGCCTTTCGCGATTTCCAAAACTTCTTTCGAAGGGAAACGGAAAATGTCGATGGCGATGAACTGGTCAAGCGAAGCACGGGTGAACGTCATGTTGCGGACGATGGTTTTCGGCAGTTCGATACCGACGACGCGTTCGAAGATCAGTTCGATTTCTTCAAACTTGGTGTTTACCGGCAGAGTGCGGTTTCGCATTTTGTGCGAAATGTTGGCATCGCCGTACAGGAACTCGACGATTTCTTTTGCCGCTTTCAAAACTTTCAAGCAGGTCGGCGAAGACCACGCTTGCAGGCGTTCGTCTTGCGCGGAACGCAGGTGCGAGTAGTACGGGTTGGTGACGTTGGTGTTGGTGAGTTTCCGGCCCGAACGGTTGTTGGCGCCAAACATATACGACGGGGCTTCGGAAGCGGTAGCGCCGCAACTCATGGAAACGTCAATGCCGTTTTTGAAAACGTCCGACGCTACAACGGTGTGCATGCGACCAGCCATGAACGCCATCAAAAACGTTTGGGTGTCGTTGTCCGGGTTGGTGCCGTGCAGATCGTCGCTGATTGCGCGATTGTACATTGCGACAACGCGAGCTTTCAGCGCTTCCGGGTCGTCTTCCAAACGGAAAATGTTTCGCCCGTCGATCAGCAGGTTACGCATGAACCCGAAGAAAGCGTTGATGCGGTTGTTAACGTCAGCCATATCCTGAAATACGGAAATGAGCATGCCTTTACCGCCGCCACTTTTGGCGGAACCGGTCGGGAAGAAGAAACCGGTGTATTCTTTTTCGCGAGCCGGGTCCAGCGAAACCGGACGCAGCGCGGAAAGCTGTTTGGTGGAATCGCTAGCGGCAGAAAGCGAAATGAATTCTTCACTTCCTTCCGGTTGGAAGTCGTCAGAATGCTCGGCGGCGACCGCCTGCATTTCTGCAACTTCGTCGTCCCAAGAACGTTTAATCAACATGCTTATTCCTCGTTCATTTCGCCCGCAGACGCGGCAATGTTGAGCCAGAGAGTTGAAGGGGCAGTTTCTTTTTCTTTCGCAATGCGAATCAGCACCCCGGCCAACGCGGCGCGGGCTTGACCCGATTTGAGAGAAGCGAAAACCGAGCGCTTGTAGAAGAACAGCAGGTCGGTGATTTCTTGTTTCACCAATTGCTGATACACGGCTTCGACTTCGTTGTCGGTCGCAGCATCCGGCGCCTGTTGCGCATAGTTGGCAAAGATTTGATCGGTCAAATCTTGGATATCGTTACGCACGCCTTCCACGGTGTTTTTGAGGGTTTGAATCTTTTCCTCGGCACTCATGTTTGGGTGGTTGACGATATCTCGAATGGTGTTGATGCCATCGAGTACCTGTTTCGCAGACATTTAAAAAACTCCTGAGATTCCCGATTTCCAAATCGCAGTCAACTGCTTTTCGGCATCCGGATAAGTTGGGAACGCGGCGCCGACCGTAACTTGGTATTCCAGCACAAGCGAGCCATTGCGTAATCTACAAACTTGCAAACTCCACTGATGGTCACGATGGAACGTGTACCAGTCACGCGGGTGAATGTTGAACTCCGTTGGTAAACGCTTTGACTTCACCAATTGCTCGGGGAAGTTTTTGAAAGCTTTGAGTTGCTCCATGCGTTTCAACAGGAAGTCCAATTCGAATCCTGCACGCGGACGCAATTGCATACGCCCGGTAATGACAGGCCGATAAATCACATTGATGGCTTTGACAGCCTGCAACTCAATAGTGAGTTTTGTCTTTCCGACATTCATGTGATTCAGAACGTGAGTCAGGTCTAGCTTGCGCCTCATGTGCTCCACAACGTTTTTTACAGTTATGAAACGTTTGACCGTGAATTGCGTTTTCGTTCTGTAACCGGCTTGCGTCAACAGGATTCGAAATGCGTCTTCGGCAATCAGTGGATTGATCGCGATTACGTCTTGCACTGCGGTAAGTTCGGTAAACGATTCCCACGTTCCCGCAAAGTGTTTATCAAGGTCTGGAGGGAATCTCATTTTGTCCCCTTCAAGATTAGGTGTTTTGCCTGTTTATGGCCGGGGCGTTTCGCGTGACAAAACGCGCACAACGTCCACAGGTTTGAGGGTGTGGTCAATCCGCCGCGAGCAACCGGGCGAATGTGGTCCACTTGCAAATGTTCTGTTTTGCCGCATTTGCGACATTTCCCACCGTCACGCTGAATGATCGCTTTCCGCAAAGTCATCCAGTCGCCGAAAGAACCATACGCCTGCTCTTTGGTGCGGCGAATCTTGGCTACCACTTTGGGCTTTGCAGAAACACGTTTCACCTTGTGCGGGCGATAGGGCTTTTTCGGTTTTGTCATGCCATTACCTTATGCAACTTTTCCACCATCACAGCGTGCTCGTTTTGAATGCGCTGTGCTGTATCCGCTGCAATGTCGCCCAATCGTTTCAACAGGTCTTCGCGAACGTCGCGTTGCTTTACGCTGCCGGTAACGTTGGAGTGAATAGCGAAAAACATTTCGAGAACAAGCTGACCAATCTGCTTGGTGTACGGATTGAGTGCCGTTCTTTCAATTTCAGAAATCTGTTGGCCAATGTCGCGGGTCGCTCGCATATCCGCAATCAGTTCACGAATCTGTGAGTAGAGCGTGTTCAGTGCGTACACGTCTCGCCCGTTTACCTTTTCCGACATTTGCTGTTCCAGACGCGAAGCCAGATCGACAGCGTTTTCAAACATGCTGCGATATTGACAATCGAATTCGTCGCCGGAATCAGGCAGAAGGGCAAATTCCTCAATCGCCTTCAATGCCTTTGCTTTTTTCTTCGCCGTCTTTTCCTGCGCTTGCTTCGGCGTGATTGTTGCAAGCTGTTTGCTTTCGCCTTCGATGATTAAGCCTTTGCGCTTTTTCTTCTTCTTTGGCGATTTCCCGTCTGCGGCTGTCATGCCCGATTTGAATTTCTTGTCGGGGACTTCCTCGAATACGGGTTTCGTTTTGTCAGTGGGGCGCTTCTTTTTCTTGACGCCAGTTCGGCGAGCGGCCTCGTCCGAGTCTCTGTCTTTCTTCACCCGGCCACGTTCATCAATTTCGATATCGCGTCCAGAAACGTCAAAGACAGAATCACTTTTGCGCTTTTTCTTCATGAGGTTCCCCAAACACGAAAAGGGGGCTAGGCCCCCAATTCGGAATTCCGCCGATTACATGAATGCGTGAGCGCGGAAACGCTGCATGAACATTTCGTAATAGGCAGGACGGCGGGCAAACATTTTGGCGTAGTACGCCGCGATGGAAGCCAGATCACCGACAGCGGCGGTTGCGACTTCTACGTCGTCCGCTTCTTCGATTTCGTGATGCGCACCGGCAACAACCAGTTCGCGGTTTACAACTTCGCTCGAACCGTCAGCGCGAACGACAGCGATTTGGTGAGCGCTGGAACCGTCGGCGTTGGAAATGTCGGCGCAGGCAATTGCCATTTCGACAACGTTGGTGGTTGGCGAAACGTAAGACAGCAGATCGCCGCCTTGAATCGAAGCACGCAGCGCGGCCGATTCTTGCAGCGGTTTACGCGAATCGAAATCGTTGTAGTTGGTGGCGCTCAGCGAAAGCAGTTGGTTCATGAACAGGGCGTCGTCTTGGCAAATCGACTTCACCATGATTTCGCCAGCGTCATTGGCTTTCAGAGTCCACAGATTCTGATCGCCGTCTTCGTACATGCTGCCAGCAACGGCGCTGAAACTGCCCCGGTTTTCGTCGGTCAGAACAACGCGTTCTGGAATCAGGCCGACAATGCCTTCCATTACGTGGTCGGTGCCGGATTTCGCAACAGTGACAAACGAACCTTTGATTGGCATTACGCCTTTCATTTGTTCGCGCATGCCTTTGAAAACGCTTTCCGGCGAAGCGCTGGCGCTGGCTTGGCAGACGATACGAGCGAAACGATCACCGATTGCGGTGGCGTCACGCAGGGTAATGTGTGCGGCGCGCACGGTCATATCGCTGCAAACGCGGTCGATTGCGGCGCGGCTATGTTCGATATAAGACATTCGGTGTCTCCAAAAGATTTTGTGTGTTACTTCGTTAAATTACCGGTACGCATTTGCGAATGCGCGTTTTACAAGCCACGGAACCAGCCGCCACGCCCAGCCCACGGAATGCGGGTTGTCGGTGCGTTGGTGAGTCCGAGTGTTCCCAATGCTCGGCTACCGTCAATGAATTGCCCGCCTTGAGAACCGTCGCCACCGAGGACGCCAGCACGAACGAGGTTTTTCTTAAACGGTTTAACTTGGCTTTCGATTTCGGAATCAATTCGCCCTAAAGCTGATTCAATCGCGGGAGTCCGGTCAATGTTGAGACTGGTAGACTGTCCGCCGAAATCAAATGCCAACATTCCCTCCGCTTGAATCTGCGCGCCCAACACGTAAAGCGTTGAACAGGTCAGCCATGCGGTAAAGATTGGACCTTGCATGTTTGTGCCGGTGAAGTTTGTCACCAGCGGCTGCAAACCGTTGAAGTAGTGCAGCCCGCGAAACAGCGCTTCGAGATAATCGGATTGCCGATACTCAAGTTCTGGAATCACGTTTGCGAGTTTCGCTTTGTTTACGAAATCATCTAGATGCTGGCACGCTTTCATCATGGTTGGCGTCACAGTCCACACTTTGAATGTGTACATTGTGGGCGCCATTTGCTTCGGCGTTTGATGCGAAACAACCAGAGTCAGCGGCGTCATTGACGGCTGGCCCACAACGGCAGGAATCAAAGCGAGCGTTTTCTTTCGCATGGCTTCGATCTTGACTGCCGGGTTATCCCACAGCATGTTTTCGTAAACTGGTTCGTTGTTTTGGTAAAGGCTAAACGACAGCCGATCCCCAGCTTTCGCAGGTTTCGCACTGATTTGGTTTTGCTTGTCAGCCTTCACTTCTGGAACTGGTGGACGGAACCGGAATGGCATGTTGAGTTGCATTTTCATATCACGACCCATCATGACGATAATGTCTTCGTCAGTCGTGGTCGTCGCCGGTTCAACTTCGATCCAGTCTTTCGCGGTGTATCGCTCGCCGTCGTCGCCGTAGAAAATCCAACGCACTTTGAGTTTTACAGAATCATCCAATCCCATTTCCGGAATCGGGATATCCGCTCGCCAATTGCCGATTTCCGAACTGTCTAGCGTTGCTCGCACTTCTGCGATGATTGCTTTGTCAGTATCGTAAAGCCGAACAATGGGAGCGCCGCGTGTTGCAGACGGGTAAATCGGATCGTCGTTATCGTCCAGAAACTGTTCGTACAGACACACGGTCTGCCCTTCGGTTCCTGTTGTCATTCGACTTTTCCTCTAGCGATATTTTCCGCCAGTGTTTCAACGTCGGTGAATTCATCCATAATCGGCATGAACCGCAAAAGGTTTTCCTCGCCCGGTTGAACAGTGCCTTGCATCCAACGCAGGATGAAACCGGTGATTTCGTCTTTTGCTTCTTCGAAATACTGATCGTACAGTGGAGATTCCTGCAACTGCGGAAGGTTCGGCGCGATGAATCGGCAGTAGTATTCCAAGTATGCAGGCGTCCATTCGACTTTTAGCAATTCCGGCATGCGGCGCCAGAAGTCGAGACAGTACGACCAATCCTTGATCGCCATGAACCACATGGCTTTCGGGATGTTCCAACGGAAGTATTTCGATTTGATTGTTTCGATATCACCGAGTTCTAGCGGCTTCACCTTTCGGATAACCGCTTTCGAATAGGCACCGACGATATCGTACAGGTAGTGCAGGTCGCGTTCCAGAACCGACGGCATTCGCCATTCCGACGCACGCTCAAGCGGCAAGCTGATCGAAATGAAATCGTTTGGTCGGTTCGGTTCAGTTCCCCATAACGCACTTTTGCCCGTCGCCCAAAAACTCTTGACCACGTTGTGAGCGAAAGTCTTGCGCGTGCGAGCAAAGGTGAAAACAACCGGCCCTCTGATTACTGGCTGATTCGGTTCGACCGACAGCCCAATCGAGATTTTGTGGTAAGTCGAATAAAGATTCGTTATGGAGAACGTGGTTTGAAACACGAACGCCAGCGGAATCCTTTCTAACTCCGACTCAATGTATTCCAGCACGGCCTTGATATCAAAACGGAAATTGCCGGAGCGAAACGTTTTGATATAGTGATCCCCGCCATACGGCCATGCCGAAAGTCGAAACGACAAAAGCGTGGGATGGTAGGTGTACATTTACTGTTTCCGAGACAGCGTGTATTTCCACAGGCCGTCGCCGTTGTTGGCAAAACGCGGGGTGTAGCCTTTTTCCTGCATTTTGCGAATTGGCGGATAGGCGTTCAGCGCACGCACCACGTCGCCGATGGTGTCTTTGTTGTCGCCCGGAATTTCCACTTCGATACTGTCTTCGAAAACGGAAACGCCTTTCACGCCTTTGATATCGCCCAGCATGGTTTGCACGGTCACGTCGTCTACCGGCAGAGTTGCAGGCGCGATTACAGCGACAACGTGGTGTGCGGCCAGTTGCTGTTCGAAAACTTGATGCAGCTTGCCACCGATGTTGGTGATATCTTTGCCGACAACTTCAACACCGAGGTTGTAGCGGAACGGCAGAACGGATTTGTCATGCACGTTGACGAAAACGTTGGTGGTGTAATTGCCCGGCGAAGTTTCGCTCAGTACGGCAGTAACGACCACGGCGAGAATTGCAGTTTTGCTTTCGCGTTCCCAATTGGAAATGTCGAGCATCTGCACGAAGTGAATACCCTTATCGGGATCGGCGCCGACCGACAGGTAAACACCAGCGATTTCGCCAGTCTTCGAAAGAGCTTTTTCGGCTTTCTGGAACAGATTGCCAACGTTGTCCGGAATGGTTTTTTCAGCCACTTCGGTCAGGGTGTCCAGCGATTTGTTGAAGGTGACAACCATCGCATCACGCAGCTTTTTCGCTTCGGCGTAATGCTGTTTCATTTCACCTTTCGAACGCTGCATACGCGCAACGGTTTCTTCGAGGAAGTCGAGGTCGTCGGCGTAGGCTTGCGTGTCGATCAGTGCGCGCAGTTTGCTGGCGCTCGGAGCTTTGAACCCGCTGACAGTCAGGGAGTTATCCGAAACGTCTTTATCAACATCGCGACCGGAAACGTCTTCGATGTGAACGTCGGTGGCGAACGCACTGAAAGTTTTGCCAAAGAAGTTTTTGAGCAGCGAGGTCAGTTTCGCCAGCGTTTTGCGGAACCCCGATTTGCGTTGCTGGTACTGGGCAAACAGTTCTTCATCCGACAGGTGTGCGTATTTACTCATTATGCAGTTTCCAGAATTGAGTTGAGATTTCTTTGTGCCGACCGGCTAAGCGAGAGCAGTTTCCCGATCTTCGCCATTGAGCGCGGGTCATGCAGTTTGCGTGTTGCCAGCGCGAATTGAATCGTGCGGTTTGGCCCAGTCTGGCTAACGCGGTGAATAACGTCCGTGCCGGAAAGATTAATCGCTTTACGCAGAAGCGGCAGAATCTGCAAAAGGATTGATTGGATTTCTTCCGGTTTGACGGTCGGGTCCAGAACAACTTCCAGACTATCATCAAGCACGTTCACTTCGCGGACAAACTTCTGCGCTAGCAGCGTGTCGTCTTTGACAGTGGGACGGCCGACATATTGGAAATCAGTAATCGACGCAAGCAGGTATTCTTGAATGTCTACCGAATCGGTCACTGGGGATTCATCGGTTTCCACATACGGCGAATCGGGCAAACTGATTGTGTAGCTATTGCCACGTTTGCACAACTTAACGGTAATGGGACCAGACGAATATCCGGACTTATCCACGGCACCTTGATTGGTACGCAACACAATCATTTGGAAACCGGGAATCTTGACGTGCAATTGCGTGGTCTTTCCGATCTTGGACAAAACGTTTGAAACGGTTTCGGCCAATTCATCCAGACGTTTATCCATTCGAATGGAACAGGCGCGGTCAATGAGCAAAAGCAACCGACGCTGCAACACGCGAATGTTTTCGATGCCAGCCTCAATCATTGCAAAACAACGGTCCCGTTTCAGGTCGTTGAATTCTTGTGCGACAGAGCGTGCAAGGCGCAACTCAATGAGGCTGTCAACGCAGAAAGTCAATGCTTGCAAACCGGCCTCAACCGTCACGGTGGCCAATTTGCTTTTACCGAATTTATTGGTCAACAGATTGCAGGTAGTGTTGATACGAGAAAGAACGATGATTACTTCGTTCGCGTTTCGTGCCTTTTTCAGATCAATAACGTTGGGGTTATTGTCGATGGCTTTTGTCTGTATTTGCAATGGGATATACCTATTGTAATCGCCGCATACAGAAAAATTACGGAAATTGAGCAACAAAAAACCCGCTACACCGGGTTAACAGTGAGCGGGTTTTTCTCTAGCTTTTAATCATTGCTGATTAACGACGGCGAATGCCACCGCTTGCTTTCTCTTTTGGCGCGGCGGCTGCGGGAGCCTTCGGTGCCTTCGGAGCTTTGGTTGCTTTTGGAGCCTTTGGAGCTTTTGCCGGTTTGCTTTCGGCGGCTGGCTTGGTGCTGGCCTTCGGAGCTTTCGGCGCTTTTGGAGCTTTCGGCGCTTTTGCAGCCGGGGCTGGTGCAGCGGCCGGAGCTTTCGGCGCTTTCGGCTTACGAGTTTTCGCAGGCTTGGCGGCAGCTTTTTCAGCTTCTTCTTTCGCAGCCGCGTTACGGCGACGGGTCAGACGATTTTTGCTGATTTGCGGGCCGTCGTTTGGTCCCATTGGGGATTTGTACGACTTCGGCTTGCGACCGCCTTTGCCTTTTGCTGGAGCCTCGGCGGCTGGAGCGGCGGCTGGCGCTTTCGCGGCTTTCGGTTTGCGTTCTTTCTTGGCCGGGGCGGCAGCGGCTTTATCAGCTTCTGCTTTTGC